CTTTGAAACTATATAGTAGACTTTCAGGCTCTTTGAGATTAGCAGACATGGGTTCAGCCTATTATGTTGATGTAGAGTCTCGTCAATCTGGTGGCAATTTCACTTTGAATTTCAACAAATCACCTCTAGGTTCTGGTGACTACATTTATACATTTAATGGCGAAAACCTAATTCTGAAGTCAGGTGGCGTTAACAAGGTTAATTTAGGAGCTGTAACGTCTACGTTTGATTCTGCAATAGTATTAAATTCTAGCCTTAAGATAACTTCAGGTGCTGCGGCTAACAGATATTTGAAATCTGACGCTTCAGGTAATGCTTCATGGGCTACTTTAACCACCGCGGTTCCGATTGGTACTATTGTAATGGTATCTAAATTTGTATTAGATTCTAATGTTAACTGGACTGGTACATACCCCGCTGTTGGCGATTATGACTATGTAGGTAGAGGAACCGGTTCATGGGAAGGTTGGTACTATTGTTATGGTAAAACATGGGTGACTGGTTCAACCTCTTTTGAGACACCAGATATGAGAGAGCGTTATCCAATTGGTTACGTTGGATCTCCACTTTCATTTGCAGGCGTTTCAACTGACGTTAATTCGGCAGCAGTTGGATCAGGTATTGCATCTAATACATCAGTTGCTGGATATTTTGGCACCAATGACGTTGATAATCTACAGACTAAATCTATTACAACGGGTCAACACAATCACAGCATTAATAACGTTGCCAATGGATCCGGTTATCAATACGCTCAAGTAGCAACCGGTACAACTAGTAAATATGTTCCTTATGTTTCTTCATCAGATGGGCAATTACAGACAAGTACTTCTGGAACTTCAGTGGCAGCAAATAACGACATTTCACCGAGATCTGCAGTAGTGGGTTTCATGATCTATCTTGGAAACGCAAACCTACAATATTACACAGGTTCTTTAGGCGGAGGACCAGTAGGAGGATAATTAAGATGATTAAGTTTGACTTTAATAGAGACAATTTAACTTTCATCGGATTGGTGATTGTTGTTCTTCTTCTGCTTGGACAATGCAGCCGCAACGCTACGCTTAATCAAAAGATTGATGAAATCACAGTTGAATTAAACGCGTCTAACGCTAACATTGCAGCAGCTAACGATACTGTTGAAGTTTATAAGAATAGAAAAGGATTCTTGGAGGCTGAAATCAAAACTTATCAAATCTCAGCTGAAGGATTAAAGAATGCTAATGCAAAGCTAACCAAGGATTATGTTTCATCTTTAAGCCTTAATAGAAATCTTAAGAATGTTAACTCTTTATTGAGAGCTGAATTAAGAGATAAAGATAGTATTTTAGCTAACGGAACTCTAATGCCAGATTCAACATTTATCTTATCTGATAATCAGGACTATGGAGATGGAAGTTATAGAAATATAAAAGTAACTGGAAAGATTCAAGATTCAACCGTCAATGGTACTATCACACTTGACCAAAGCATCAGATTATGGATGGCCGTTGAAGATATTAAAGGCGTTAAGTCTCTAAAGCTTGCTACAAAATATCCATTTGACAATTTCGATATTCAAGGAATTGAACTTGTAAATAAAGATTTGAATACATACCAAAAGAAAAGTAGATGGAACATAAGTGCAGGAATCGGATTAGGAGTTGTTCCTAACGGTACCACTGGACTTGCAGTAACTCCAACCGTTGGTATTATGTTGGGCTGGTCACCTAAATGGCTACAGTTCTAAAGAAATTAAAAAGTAAATGGCACAATCATCAAAATACGCTAGATTAGATCAGGATGTTCTATTAGAGTTCATTTATCACGATCAAACTGTCGCCACTATTGCGAACTATCAGATTGAAATTGATGATAATGGTTCTCATGTTAAGGCATTAAATACTACTACTTCTATATCAGGTACTCGTCATTTGATTCACGAGTTAGGTTCTAATGTTGTTAACTTTGATATTACGACATCAGGTGCTTATGTATTAGTTGAAAACTTCGCAGCTAGACCATTAACGCTCGAAAATGGTAAGACGTATAAGTTTAACCTAGCAACATTAGCAGATCCTACGCTATTCACTATTTCAGGTGGCGGTTCAGCCATTCTTTTAGGTTCAGTTCTAACATTCACGCCAACTGTGAATGGAATCTATCAATACACATACGATGATTTCATCGGTGGTAAAATCACTGTTCAAAATACCGCAAATCCTTTGTACGCAACGGCCGATGAGGAAACAGGTAATGATATTAAAACCGGAGTTGGTCAAGTTGAAAGATACCAAGCAGTTTCGGCAGATACAGCTGGTTCAAAATACGCTTTACTAGATTCAACTAACAATTACATTGATAATAACGTTGATTGGACAGGTGATGATTCAACCACTATTGACCAAGCAGATGCAGTAGATATTCCATCTAATACAATTACATACGATACAGTAAGACTTCACCTTAAATCGGGTTATTCATTCGCTGCCAGAGGGTACCAGGGTTTCCTTTTCCAAGTTGCAGCGCCTAGAGTTTCTGGAGTTAGATCATATTTTACTTCAATCGTTTATTTGAATTCATCTTCATTTGAGATTCAAAACCCAAAGCCATTTATTATTGGTGAAACACTTTACTCAAAGTTCATTGAGGTTAAGATTCCATCACTAGTTAATATGGATCCTGGTTTTGCGAATTGGTTCTTTGGAACTGGGGCTGATGCAGTAGATCCTACAGCTAACTATGAGATTACATATAAGTTAATCGATTCATTTGAAACTTCAACAGGATTCGATTACATTAACACGGGCGAAGAAGTAACTCTAACTCTTTCTAGAGAAGATGAGTATGCTAATATAACGGCAGTACTACAACCAGCTTCTGATGGAGATTACTTTGAAATGTACGGTGCAATTAACGGTTCAATTGTTGAGTTTGATAATTACATTAATGGTAGAATTCAAACTCAAGGAGATGACATCACTGTTTTCCATGACATTTCAGTTTATGAGCAGATTGCATCTTTCTTTGATAAGACGTATGAGATGTCAATTGTTCAAGCAGAAAACTTTGATCAGTCAATTCCATTTAGACCAGTAATTCAGAACTCTTCTAATGCTGTAGCATATAATATTGACTACACTTTGAGAATTTATAATGAAAAGAATAATTCTCAAATTGTTAAGAGAGCTTCATTCACATCTTATGAGATTGGAAAGTATGGCAAATCACTAAGAAAGGTTAACCTACCTTCCTCAAATAGATTGTTCAAGATTTATAATACTCTACCAAACGTATTGGAAAGTAGAGAGATTTCATCTAATTTAAACGCTCTTCCTCAAACACAAGTTAGATTCGTTCCAACATTTATTGAAAGAATGAACATCGTTACGGGTTCAACTAACGTCACTATAATAGATAATGAAGTTATTGACTCTTCAGAAATAACTTATTTCGCAGATGGTCAATCAAATCTCATGCTTAGTCCATACGATAACTTCATCAAATTCAAAATTGCTAAGAAGGATGGAGATAGTTTGATTGCAATCTCGCTTGAAGGTGCTGATAAAGTTATTCTAGATATTTCTGGAGCAACTATAGAAAATCAAATGAATTATGATGATGTTGATTTGAGCCAAGGAGAAGTAATGTTTAAAGTAACTCAAGATCAGGCTACCACTGCTAAGTCGTTGCAGAATGCATCAACTGCCCCGGTAACATACACCATTTCTATTATGAATGGTAGCACTAAAACATTAGTTCACCACGGAACTTACAGTGTGATATGATCTTAAATTCACGTAGTAATTTATACAACTTTAAGTTTCCAAGAAACTTCATTCCTAAGGAGGTGGCTGATAAGTACCGTCCTTATTTGAATAGGATGCCAGGTAACTTGATCACTGAACCTATTGATTACATTAACTATGCAATTCAAGGCATATCAATTCCAGGTGTAACCTTCGATCCAGTTGAACAATCACCTAACGATGGTACCGTTACTTATAAGCGTGGTTTGATTCCAATTCAAAATCTAGTCACAAGGCAGTTCACTGTAACTATGCAACTCCTTGATGGTTTCATTAATTATTGGATTATGACGGACACTCTATTGTACTATTATAACCGTGACAATAAAGAATCTTATACTGACGATTTGAAACTTCAGATCCTAGATTCGGAGGGTCTTCATGTGATGAGCGCCGTTTTTGAGAAGCCAATTTACAACAGTATCAATGAGCTATCATTAAACATGAGTCAGAATGTTGCTGAATTCACTACGTTTGATTGTGGGTTCTATTATAACAAATTTAATTTGATTAACGAATTAGACTAATATATAGAGTATGAGAACTTTTATCGAATATCTTGAAGCACAGAACGTTACAGAGGCAGAATTGAATGCCCTTAACGAGTCATTGCAATCTGAATGGACTGACGAACTCGAAGAAAGAGTTGACGCAGCTGTTGACGCATTTCTTGCTGAATATAAAAACGAAGACGGTACGTACGATATCGATAAGTTTAACGTTGAACTTACGAATGAAGGTGTTCTGGGTTCTATTTTAGGAGGTCTAACTGGTTTTGCACTTGGTAAATCTGTTGGTAAACTTCTGGCTAAGACGCTTGGTATTGAAAAGGGCTTGATGTACGATCTATTAACTTCAAGACTTGTCGGCGCCGCTCTAGGTGCAAGTCTTGGTAAAAACATGTTCTAATGAACTACGTCGGAATCGACTTTTCTATTAATTCTCCAGGTGTTTGTGTTTTAAAGGATGGGAAACCTCATTGGATTTCATACCTAAATTCTACAAAATCTACAAAGAAGGATAAAGCCGCTCAACAAGAGATGGCCAAGCTATCGGACGTTAGTCTTGTTTTTCAAGACGAACCTGATATTTCTAAACACGAACTCACTAGAGTTAATCGACATATTAACATTGCCGAAAATCTAATGGCAATGATCATTGAGCACACTGATCCATCTAAACCTTACAGGATTTATTTTGAGGGTGCTTCTTATGGTACTTCTAGATTTGGTACCAATTCACTACTGGATCTTCAAGCAGCTGCATCAATCCTTAAATGTAAATTGATTGAAACCTTAATCGTTGAAGACCTTGACGTTATTGCTCCAACCGCAATCAAGAAGTTTGCTGGCAAAGGTAACATGAACAAAGAAGCGATGTGGAAAGCATTTGTTGACAGTGACTCCTTTCAGTCCTCTGAATTTCATTCTTTTTGTCAACCCTTTCGTGATGAGAAAAAACTAGTGAAACCTTTAGATGACTTGGTTGACGCTGCCTTCCTCTTAATGTATTTACTGTCGTTGCAACCTTCAACCCAGGATTAGAACCAATCCTTCTATGCTTCCTGGGCCCGATTGTTTCAGAGACCATTAAATATAATCAGATAATAAGTTTGGTGTAAACAAATCTCTACGGGCGGGATATATAGAATATGAAAACACTAACTTCCGTAGAGTTCTTTCGTCTGCTATACATAGTCGACAGCATGCTCAATTATAAGCTAATCACACAAGATGAAGCAGAAGCCTTCATAGCTAAGACAGGTTATGTCAAGATTAGCGACACGGGATATCATGCACCTGACGGTACGGTACACGAGACAAACGGGAGTAAGTAATTTCTATGCTTATGAAACAAACTTAGGTTTGTAGATATAAGTATTGTTAAAGTTTCTCTAAAAGACACATTAACGGGATAATTTAAGTTTAACAATTTTTAAAGGAAACATGGCAGATTTTGACATTTTTAATCTGAGTGTCTCAGACGTAGACACACACGAGACAGCCTCAAACACACGAGAAGAGGTTATCTACAAACCTACCGCAGATGACGGTAAAGACGGTACTTACAAAGCACTTATTCGCTTCGTACCAAACCCTGAAAACCCACGTAAATCACTGGTTCGCAAGTATGTCCATTGGATGACTGACGCCTCTGGCACTGGTCGTTTGATCGATTCACCTGCATCAGTCGGTGAAAAGTGTCCAATTCAGGATGCATTCTTTCGCCTTCGCAAATCAGACTCAGCCGTTGATCGCAAGATGTCTGAAAAGCTAAAGCGCCGTGAGCAGTACTATTCGCTCATTAAAATCATCAAGGATCCACAACGTCCTGAGCTAGAAGGTCAATACATGATCTTCAAATTTGGTTACAAGATCAAAGAAAAGATTGATGAGGAATTGAAGCCTTCATTCGGCGAGTCAACTCAAGTATTTGACTTGTTTGAAGGTAAGAACTTCGAGTTGATTATTACACGCCAAGGCGAGTACAACAACTATGATAAGTCTAAGTTCTCTTCTTCTCGATCTGCAGTTATCGTAGATGGTAAAGCAGCTGAACGTACCAAGGAAGCGATGGCATCCATCAAGACTGAATTGGATAAGGCTCCAAAGCTAGAAGTATATGAATACAAAGTATGGGACGATCAAACACGTGACTTTGTAAATTCAGTACTTGGTCAATACGTTAACCCAAGCGAAGCAATGACAGCTGTGACTTCAAAATCAGCTCCCGTTGCAAAGAAAGCATATACTCCTGAAGTAGAAGCTGCGTTCGACTTGGATAATGTATCTTCAGAACCAGCAGGAAGCACTGCTAAGGTGAGCGATGATGATGACTTGGAATCATTCTTGAATGACCTCGACATCTAATTTATCAGAAGATTTAAAGCAAAAAATCAGAAGTTTGGTGAAGCAGGTGGTTGTAGAAAACCACTCTGCCTCTCCCAAACAAATGATTAAGGAAATGTCAGGTCGTTTGAACCTGGCATGTCCTTATTGTGGGGATTCCACAGAGGATCATACCAAAAAGAGAGGTAATCTTTTTTGGGATACTCTTCAGTTTCACTGTTATAATTGTAGTCATCACACTGATCTGAATACATTCTTAAAGGATCATGGTTTACGAGCAGGTTCAACTGATGAAACAGTTCAAATCATCGAATACATTAGGGAAAAGAAGATTGACGTTAAAGACATTCAAACTCTTCAGCATTCGGTTTATAATAATGCAATAAAACTTGCAATACCCGTACAGGATTTCAAGGCCTTCTTTAAGGCCAAATCTATTCAACCTGGCGATTTTGCATGGTTCTATCTAAGAGGAAGATTGTTACATCGTCACATCGATGACTTTCTTTTTTCAGATATGGGCAAAAGATTGTGGATTCTAAACAAGACACCTGACGGCAAAATCTTAAGTTGTCAAAGTCGTCAATTAGGCAAGAATGCACGATCAAAGTATTTGACGTATGATCTTGAAAAATTGTATGAAGAAATGAATCGTCCATTTCCAGTTGAAGGAGATGATGTCATTGCCGTTAATAAACTATCAACTCTGTTTGGTCTAATGTACGCTGATATGGGTCGTCCAGTAACAGTGTTTGAAGGACCTCTTGACGCAAAGTTTATGAGCAATTCGATTGCTCTTGCAACGGCTGGTCGTTCAACTACCGAGCTAGACGAGATTCCAACAATCCGTTACATGTTTGATAATGACGAAACGGGTAAAAAGAAGATGTTAGAGAAACTAAAGAAGGGTAAACAGGTTTTCATGTGGTCTAAATTCCTAGACGATACGAAAATGAATATATATTCAGATAGTATAAAGGATTTAAACGATCTGGTTAAGAAGTGTTTTGAAATTAAGAACACCTCACCTCTAAGCAAAATCAATCAGTATTTTACAGATTCACGTTTAGATGCCTTGTACGTATGATTAGTTTTGATTGGATGGAAAAGGAACTTGACCAGTTTCACGAAGACCACGATGGTCGCAAAAACATGAAAGCGTTGATTGATTTCGATCAAATCGATATTTCATTTAGCGAGGTAGGATTAGAATTTAGCACGCCAAAGATGAAAAAGAAGTTAACTGCAAATCCATGGACCCCGTTGAAAAACAACAAAGGTCAACTTTTTTAAATGTAACCAATGCAAGTAGAGAAAAACAAAATAGTACAAGTTGATCAGTACCTTGGAAATCAGCGATCAGAATGGACTTCAAAGATTAGAGAGCTTGCAAAGGCCTTTAAGAATGTTGATGACTTAAATGATGCAATGGTGACAATTCCATCTTATCGCCAAATCATCATTGAACAGATAGCACAACTGAACATCAAGATCAAGGAACAGGAACGTAAACTGTCAAAGACTTATAAAGAGTCTTTCATCAAGTATTACGAATATGATTATAAACTCACTGACAAACAAAGGGAATCGTTCTTAAAAGCCGATATGTCAGATGAGAGCATGATTCTATCCCTATTAGAAACACAGATGGATTTCATGCGTGAATCGGTTAAGACTCTAGACAATATGAGTTGGGCCGTTCGCAATAAATTACAGTTGAACGGTCTGTAATTGCGAGAATAAAAATGCTCAACCAATGAGTGGAGCTAACTTTAACTGACAACGCTCAGTTCTTAAGAATTGATCAGGCAACTGATCTTGAACTTGAGCAGTTGAACATATCGATGACTCGTCGAATCGAGGGTTGGCGTTTCAACCCCCTAGTTAAAAGGGGTGTTTGGGACGGTTACATCTCGTATGTAAAAGACGATAAGTGGATTCCTTCCGGTTTATGGCAAGAAGTGATGAAGATCTGTAAGAGCTACAACTATGAGCTTAAGATCAATGGCATTACTCGGCTGTTTGACAGAGACATAACATCAGAAGGATTCGAAGAATGGTCTCTTGAGTTTTTTGAAAGATCAGAAATGACTCCAAGGGACTATCAAATAGAAGCCGCATTTAACATTCTAAAATTCAGACGCTCTCTATCTGAGCTTGCTACATCAGCCGGTAAGACAATGATTTCTTTCATGGCAGTTGCATATATGCTAGAGAAACAAAAGGCAAAAAAGATTTTGTTTATCGTACCTAACGTATCCCTGGTTGTTCAAGCAACTGAGGACTTTGGAGAATACAATTACGAGAATAGAATTCAAATGATGATTCAGCAAGTTTATGCTGGTCAAAAGATTAAAGACTCTAGAAACATTGTTATAGGAACATATCAATCGCTAGTTAAAAAGGGAAAAGACTTCTTTGAACAGTTTGATTGTGTGATTGTCGATGAAACGCACAAGGCCAAATCAGCCTCAATCAAAACCATTCTACAGAAGTGTGAAAACGCGACCTATAGGTTTGGTTTATCAGGTACTATTCCAAAGGATAACACACTAGATCGTTTAACCTTAATGTCACATACTGGACCTCTTATCACTGAGGTTAAGGCCGCTTTTTTACAAGATGAAGGTCATATTGCAAAGTGTAATGTGAAAGTAATTGAAATGAATTACGCACCAGAAACAGCACGTAAGGCGTTTATGGAATTGTCAACAAACAGATACGAAAATAAAGACGTATTTCAGCTTGAACAAAACTACATTATACAATCACCTGGAAGATTAAACTTTATTAGTAAAGTAATCGCTAAGATTCCAAACAACTCACTTGTGCTATTCCATAGAATTGAACACGGTAAAAGACTATACGAAGAACTTCGTAGAAGAAGTAACAAGGCAGTCTACTATGTTGATGGAGGAACTGATAAGGATATTAGAGAAGAATATAAAAAGAAGATGGAACAAGGTGATGACATTATCATCGTCGCGTCTTATGGAACGTTCTCGACAGGTATCTCAATTAAAAAGATTCACAACATCTTTTTCACCGAGTCTTTCAAATCCGAGATCATTATTAGACAGTCAATTGGTCGTGGCCTTAGACAACATGAATCAAAGGATGCTGTAAATATCATTGACTTCGTTGACGATATTACATACGAAGGCCATCACAACTACCTATATAAACACGGTATTGCCCGCCAAAAGATCTATAGACAAGAAAAGTTTAGATATGAAATTAAAAGGGTAACCTTTGAGGGTGATATATAGTCTTAAGATAACATACTACAAAAATACATAATCATTTGCAAATGGAACGTATTCAAAATTTCAAGTCATTTTCTACGCTAAAAACACAGCTTAGAGAAGAGGCCGAGAACCAACAAAAAGAAGTTTCAAGAGGTGAAGCGGCCGCTTCATTTAATGGGCTTCTGAAGAAATATAACGTAACTAGAGCTTCTGAACTTACAGAAGATCAGTTAGAGGCTTTCACCGCCGAACTATTCGATCTAAACGAAGAAGAGGCTGGAATTGCTGAAGGTAGAGCTTTCATTTTCGCTGCTTCAAAGGCAAAAAGAGAGGGTAAAAAAGAGTTCGAATGGAACGGTAAGAAATACCCAATCACTTTGAAAGAATCTGAGACAGAGGAAGCAAAGGAAACCGAAGAAGTTAACGAAGGCAAAAGAGAGCGTAGTTCAGTAGTCAATGCTTGGAAAAAGTCAGGCGTTAAAGAACTAAATGCAATCGCTAGGGTTTACGCTGATGCAATGGAAGATGCTAACTTTCACCAAGAAATCGTTACGTCAAAGGCAATCGGTTCTGCATCGAGAGCAAAGGGCCAAGGTCAAGTTTATTCAGACATCGCTAACGCTGCTAAGTGGGACGGTTATGCAATCGCTAACGGCACAGTAGATTACCTAAAAGAAATTGGTGAAAATGACGCGGCTGATAAGCTTCTTAACGCTATCACAAAATTCAATCTTAACGAGTCAGTTAACCTAAACTCTCTAGAGCAAATCATTGAAGAAGGTACAAGAGGCCAATTCGGTAAGATTTATAAGTCAGGCGAGATTGCATCAGTATACACTCACTACGATTCTTACCCAGAACACATGTTGCCAGTTATTAAGAAAGGTTACAAATCTGGTTCTGATGTTGATGCAGTTATCACAAAGGGAGATAATTCAGGTCTAGAGGCTGACATCAATAAGATTAAGTTCTATAACGATAAAAACTCTATGACACCTCTTAAGGGTTCAGTTAAGAATTTGAAGAAGTATATCAACGACGCTGACGCTAATGGTGCAGAATATGCATACCTTTATGACGAAAGAGACGGCAAGTGGTACATGATCGACCTTTATGGAGATAGAGATCTTGTTCCAGCTTTTGAAGCAGTAGTCAATGAAGAGAATGAGCAATTATTCGAAGCAGAAGTTGAAATGGACGCAATGGATCCAGACAATAAAGACTTCTTAAAATTCTTAAAGAAGAATAATGTTAAAATTATTAACAAGCAAATGGACGGTCCAGCAGGTGGTCACCCAGTTATCTTAATGCAAGGTAAGAGAAAAGACCTTGAAACTGTATTAGCAGATTGTGATTATGGATGGTGTGACGAAGACTTAGCAGAATACATTAAAGAATCAAAAGTATATGAAGCTGAAGTAGATATTTACGACGAAGTCGGCGGTCTAATTGAAGATCTATACGCAAAGCTAAATGATCTAGCTGAAGAAACAACCGACGCAGCTTGGAGAAAGGCCATTCAGAATATCATTAAAAACGTTGAAGCAGTTGAAAACAACCTTGGCAAAGCATCTAGCAAACTAGGTATTGTTCCAGTTCGCGAGTCTGATGAAGTTGAAGAAGGCAATGCTTTCGGTGACGCAGTAAGAAAGGCTAAAGAAGCTGGCGAAGAAGAGTTTGAATTCGATGGTAAGACTTACAAGGTCGAAGAGGCAGCTAAGGACGAGCAAAAGGCAATGGAACTTTATGTGTCTCTAGTTGATCTAAAGAAAGGTAAGCACTCTGAGTCTGAACTTCAATCAATGTCAGAAGACGAGCTATTCAATCTTGTTCAAACAGAAGGTGGTCTAAAAGGCGCTGAAGCAAAGAACGTTGCTAAAGAGCTTGCAAAGATCGCTAAAGGATAAAAATAATCTGACCCGGATTTTTCCGGGTCGGTTTTTTTGGTTATATTAGCCCTATGAAACACGTTAAACTATATGAACAGTTCATCTCTGAAGGTATTTTCATGACCTATAATCAGATGACTCCTTATGAGTACAACAAATTTGTTGAATCATACAAGGAGCTTCACCCTGATAACATGGTATCTTATGACAAGAAGCAGGATATGACATACGGTTTTCGTAAAGGTTCTAAAGAGGCTCATTGGAAATATGATCACGATACATTCAAATTACAACACAGTGAAAAGGACAGAGATGTTCTAGGCCTTATTCACGGTAAAAAGTTTGTTGCTAAAAATCACCCATGGTCACTATGAAACGCGTAAAATTGTACGAAGCATTTGTTAATGAAGAAGTATCTTTCTCAAAGATTAAGAAATCATTGAAAGATGCTGCCTTCCCAGTGACACTAGTAGTTCACGCTAAAGGCGCCCAGGTTGGAGCAGTCATTCATCAGGAAGTAATTAACATTCCCGACGCCGTTCCAGCGAACTGGACAACTCTTAAAAAGCGTTACCCAACGTCCGGTTATCATTTCACACTTGAAGATGCTACCGGTAAAATAGTATTTCAAGATAAAATCTAATGAAATTATTAACTTATAACCAATTCATCGTTGAAAGAGCAGGTCAAAGCTTGGCCGGCTCTGACCTCGTTTTAGAGGGTGGTGCTGCTGGTCACATGTCACATCCGTTTGATGACAAAGATCTAACGTTTGGCGACTTTAAAGCCATGATTGAAGCAGGTCTAAAGGGAGAATTGAACTTCGAAGAAGATCCAACTGAAAAAACAGATGGTCAAAACATCTTTGCAACAGTTAAAGATGGCGTTACAATGTTTGCAAGAAATGCAGGTCAGTTGAAAAACCCATTGGACCTTAGTGGAGTTACTTCAATGTTTGCTGATCACCCTTCAGAGGGAGTTCGTAAGACATTTACTATGGCAGCTAATGATTTAGCTTCAGCCCTAGGCAAATTGAAGTCAGATTCACAAGAAAAATACTTTGACGGCGGTAAGAACTTCATGAATATGGAGTTAATCTTTTCGGGTAACTCTAATGTCATCAATTACGATAAAGATGTAATTCAGTTCCACGGAATTAAATACACTGACGGTAACGGAAACATTACTGGTGAGTCTGGTCCTGGAGCAGCTAAAGAGCTTACAAAGATTCTACAAGACGTTAATGCTCACATTGGTAAAACATTCACGATCATTCCTCCACAGGTTCTTGTTCTGAGAAAGCACCAAGACTTTTCTGCCAAGCTACCTTATTTCATGAAGAAGATTGAAGACCTTAAGAATCGTTACAAGCTTTCTGATTCAGACGAGGTTTCACGTTATCATGAAATGTGGTGGAGAGAAGAGATCGATGCTTCATTCCCTAACCTTACACAAGACGTAAAAGAAGGTCTTCTTCAGAGATGGGCCTATAACAACAAACAAGGCATGGACTTTAGAGCCATGGCCAAACTCGTTGACGCTGCAGGTATGGATAAGATCAAGCAATACGATAAGATGGATGCTGGTAAGAAATACAAAGAAAACATTAGACCATTTGAAGATCTTTTCCTAGAGTTTGGTTCTGAGGTTCTAAAGAATGCTTCAAACTTCTTGGCTGCTTCACCTGATCAGGAAATGCAAAGACTTCACAATCAGATTAGAACAGAGGCGGGTAAGATTAAGAAAGGCGGAGACGTTAAGCAAATTCAAAAGGTTGAAGCTGAACTTGACAGACTTTCAAGAATTGGTGGAATTGATTCAATCATTCCTTCTGAAGGTCTAGTGTTCAAGTATAAGGGTAAAATATATAAGCTAACTGGCACCTTTGCTGCAATCAACCAGCTAATGGGTATTATTAAATACGGAAGATAAAAATGGCACTACCTAAACTTAGAGATCACTTCAACGATACGAATCGCGAAAACTTCATGGCAATGTTAACCCAAAAGGTTCACGCTGTTGAGAAGATCGCTGCTTCATCATTTCACGTCAGAAGAGATGATCTAACCAACAAGTACTACAAATCAGGTTCTGAAAGAGCTATGGATATTGTAGATCGTACTATCGTTAGATTTTATGAAAATGCTATTCGTCACTTTCAAGGTTTAGGTGATGAAATGAAGAGCGACATGCCGAAGGATTGGAAGTTTGGTTTTGATTATCTGATTGAAAATGAAACTCCAAATTTTAAGTACGCTCTTCTTCCTAAGAATAATTTAATTCTAACGCATATCCAGGTTCTTAACGAATCAGGCAGGGTTTCTAAGGTGATTAGAGACACTGAGGTCCTAAACAAGTGGGCAAAGAAACTTGATGTTCAAAAGCCACCTGTGATCTTCGAAGGCATGCTGACGATGTTCCAGAAGGAGCAATTGATCAAAATTCTAGAAATGAACGATAATGAATTTGAAAAAGTATACGAAAATCGTTCATTCACCAGAGACATCTATAACATTTTTAATTCAGGCATGTCTAGAACTGCGCTGAATGAATCAGTTAATGAAGAAATTGATGGTTTAGTTGTTTCGTTTGTTGATGGCAAATCAATGAAGTCTTTCAAGCTAGAAGATTATAGAAGAAAGAATGAAGAAACAGAAAGAAAGTCTTCTGATGTTTATCAAATCACAATGGTAGACGTTATTGAATACTTCACAAACCATGATTTTTCACAATACAAACTAGTTGAAGAAAAGAAAGACAGAAGATTTATAGAAATCATGTCTGAATCATTTAACGATTACATTAAGGCTAATGCCGCAAAATATATTGGTGTTAAGTTTGAGACAGCTGATTTCGCAAAGAATGAAGCCTTTAATCTAAACACCGCGTTTTTGAAAAACGAACAAACCTTAAAATACGTCAACAACCCAATCCTATCTGAGCTTTTCAAAATTGTTTTATCTTCTTTTAGAAATAAAAGAGAGAAGGCAAGTGATATTCTAACCGAGGACATGGTTGCACAGCTAAACGAGATCATCGATAAGATTTACGAGCAGATTGACGCAAAATTAGAAGAGAACGACGTAATGGACTTTACATCATTTAAGAAGTGGTCTTCAATTCAGGAAGATGCTCCAGAAGGAGAAGTTAATGAAGCCCTAAAGGTTAAGACCCTAGAACATGGTAAACAAAAAGTAAATATGTTTGTTGGCAGATTCCAACCTTTTACTCTAGGTCACGCTAAAGTTCTTCAGTCTCTACATGATCAGAACGGCCTACCAGTTGTAGTATTCCTAGTTAAGTCAAAGACGGCTAAAAAGGAAGATGCATTCAAAAGACCTTATGACGAGGCAATGCAAATGAAAATGTTTAAGGCAGTTCAAAGGGAATACAAGTTCCTAAAAGATATTATTGTTGTTCCATTCGCTGCAATTGACGCCCTATTCAATGAGTTAAGACCTAAGTACGAACCAGTCTTATGGGGTACAGGTACAGATAGAATGGCAGCTTACTCTTCACAGGCATACAAAGAAACGTACAGAGAACAATTGAACGTTCTACCTGAGTTTGGTATGCATGAAATTCACAGAACAGATGATGACATCTCAGCAACTGCGGTTAGAAACGCAATGATGTCCGATAATAAGACAGAGTTTCAAAGAATGACACCAAAGTCACTTCACGGAATGTACCCAGTTCTACAGTCTGAGCTTTTAAAAGCTATGACAGCTGCGGAGTCAAAAGTAAATGAAGAATTGATGACCTTTGAACAGTTCATCAACAAGTTTAGCAATGAGTAATTTAATTAGATCTAATTTTGCAAGAGAACTTCAGCTGATCAACGAGACTGAAGAATACACAGCATACGGAATTAAGAACCCTGCTCTTACTAAAGCGGTTTCTTCTAAGAAGGCACAATTTGATAAGTACCTTCAAAACCTACAAAGGACAGGAGGTTCACCTTTTGCCGACATGATTAAGACACTTAATTCCCTGTCAGGTAAGGATCTTGCAATCTTCGTTGAAGGACTTGGAAAGTATTCGAGCCTTGAGGCCCTACAGCCTAACTATCTTAAAGAAGTTAATTCATCTTCGTTCTCAAATGGTCTATTCAATACGCAATCAAAGGGTATTGGTCCTGGTGAATTGTGGTTGGCTTGGGTGGTTGATGGTGTTAGAATCTCAGGCGGCGGAGAATCCTTTGACGTAACACACAATGAAAAAGGACAATACGAAGTTAAGTCATACGCTGACTCTCATTCTCCATTCAGATTGGGTAATGCAGGTGCAGCTTCTCAATTCGTATGGTTGAGAAAAATGAGACACGTTGCCGAAATCACAGAAGAGATTGTTGCAATTCCAGGTCTAAAAGATATGCACCCTGAAATCTTCAATGCAGCTGCGACCGTAAATTCAAGAGGTGAAGGTAAATCAGCAGCTTCTGATTTTTCTAGAGGTGAAGTATCAAAAGAACTTATTAGCTCTGTGATTGATTTCATTAAGATTGCAAAAGAGCAATTAGCGAATAGGTCTACAGGATACGATATCATTGAGGTGAAATCAACTTCACCCGGTAATCCAAACATGTCTTTTATTATCGAACCCGCAAAGGAAGCAGATATTAAAGCAGGTAAATTTAAGATCATTAAGCAAGTTAATATGGCTGACGTTTCAAACGAAGAAGCACTATACAGAATGCTTGCAAAGAACGAATATGTTAGAGCAGGCGTTGAATCGCTAGTTAAAGACATCAATGATGGTCTTGCAAATGTTGAAAAGAAATACGCTAAAATGAAATTCGTTGTCTTTAGAAAAGAGGCAATGAACATTACTTCAGGGTTGAAGAAGGTTCAAGGAACCGATATTGCATCACAATACGGAGCTGGTAAAGAAGCCATCTTTGGTATGTCAGGAGCCCTACTAAGAGTAAGAGAAGATGCGTAATATATAAAATAAGATATTAAAAAAGACAACACTTAAAAATGAGAGTATTTGAGTCATTTGGAACATTCTTAAATGAATTCTACAACGAAGATCAGGCTTATACCCTGTTCAAAACTTATGGTGGTAGAAACATTGAGAGAAAGCCAGCTTACACATCTGATCTTTTTGGTTCAAACGCTGTTCAGCTGAAAGACGCACAGCAAAAAGAACTAGACCTAACCCACATTCCAGTTTATACATCTAAGGATGTTTGGGGTAAAATGGCACCAAAAGGAATCTATGCTAATTTTGCAAACACACCTACTGAAACGATCTTTATTCTTTGGTTGAATCACGAACAAGGTGAACTTAAGGACTACTACGGTCAATGTGTTTTCGTTGATACTCAAGGCGCTAATTACGTAAGATACGGCTTTGGTATGGACTACGAACCAGATCTAAGCAAATTTGCAATGGGCGTACCAGAATCTCTAGAAAACGAAGTTGAGATTGAAGGCGAAATTGACGAAGCTAAAGGTTACAACATGGAAGACATCAGATATGCGATGCAACAAGTGTTCAGTGAGGTTGGCTTTGATAAAGCTCTGAAAAGAATCTCTAAAGTTAAAGGTGGTTTCCAAATGAACATGTCATCGTACATGTCTCCATCTTCCCTTGAAGGTTATGGCATGATTAAGATGTTTAGCGAAATCATGGGTCACGAGTTCAAAATGGACGTTGATTCATTCACAAAGGGTGGCCTTACATCTATCGTAATCCTAGAAGGTGAACAAATCACCGAAGGTAAAATCACTCTAAAAAGACGTTACACTGACAACTATCCACAGATCACAGTATCTAAGTTTGGTCCAGTCAGAGACAAGATCATCGAAGCAATTGCAGACGGTAAAGTAACGACTGAAGAATTTGAAACAATCATTAAGGAATTCTCTACTGCTTCTAGAAGATGGGCGAAATCAAATCGTCACTACTTCAACGTTTCAGAAGATGGTATCTCACTGTCGAAGTACGGCCAGAGAATCCTATCTAAAATTAAAACAGTAAACGAAAATGAATAAGATTCACACAACATTCGAAAGCTTTGTTAATGAGTCATTAGAGGTTAACGAAGCATTCAAGTCTTCAAAGTTGGCTTCTATTCTTGGCCTATCTTCGGCTAGGAAGGACATAATGAAAGCAGTTTATAATTTCACTAAGGTTAAGCTAGATGAAATTACTGACGATCAAGTGGTTGAACTACACCCAGCTGAGGCTTATAAGACCAAAGCTCACCCTAACGCTATCTTTTTCTATATCTCCGATAATGAGAAAGGAAACCCATACGCTGATCACAGTCAATCTAAATACACCGGTTACGGTACTATTCCAGGTAACACTCTTTTGGCCATTGCAAATGGTAAAAATGAAATGTTTGCAATGGATTACACTAGAGGATGGAATAGATCAGCTCCTTACGAACCAAAACTAAAGAATGCCGGTAAATACGGTAAAGAAGCTTCATCTATAGGCATTGACAAGCAACATTCTGGTTATGGTGCTTCAGGTCTATCAAACATCAAGAGAATTTCTGAGGTTTCAGATAGAGTTCTAATGTTTGATCCATCTATTCTTCCAAGCGCTGCAGATCAAAAAGCTAGCAGATCAGCTGCTAAAGCAGGCGCAACAGCATTCATGACAGATAAGGAATTCAAACAGGAGAACATGAACAGATACAAAATGATTCTTGCAACTAGAGCAGCCAGCGATGATATTGACGGTATGGTTGAAAAGGCAATTGAAACTGTAACTGGACATATTCAAAGCGCTCTTAAGAATAAGACTGCGGGTAGATACGAGTCAATGATCATTGGCACCGACAAGAAAGGTCGCGAAATCTCTATGAGAGATGCCGCTAACGTTATTTCTAATATACTTGACATGTATCAAAGTTATGTTAGATACACTAACGATGCTAAAAATCCTGAAGGTAGTAAATACTACACAAGAGAAGCTTCTACCTACGCTAAGAGCATTAAAGACAAGGTTAAAAAAGTAAATGACATGGATTACGCTTGGTAATCATTAAACCAACTAAAGATTAAACATATCTATAAATAATGAAACACGTAAAACTATTTGAACAATTCATCTTCGAAGCTTCTAACGAGAAGAGAATTAAAGAGATTCAAGCAGAATTGCAGGACATCGAAAAAGAAATGGAAGATGTTCAAGACGCTATGGACAATGGCGACTTTGATGAAGATGAGGCTGAACTTCGCCTAAATGATCTAGACGGTAACAAACTAGATCTAGAAGCTGAATTAGAAAAGCTTAAAGGTGGTGATAAAGACAAAGATCAAGAGAAAGTTAGACCAGTTGTTGCAAAAACAATTCAAATTATTGGAGAATTGAGTTATCAATCTTCTAAATGGTCTGCAATGTTGCAACACGTTCCATCAGATAAGAAAAATTTGATGAAATCTTTGAAAGAGAGAGACGAAGCAGAGGAGACGAAAGCAGATGCAGTTGCAGAAAAGGTGATTGCTAAATGCGATAAGTTAGAGGATAAAATGTCATCGGATATGTTAGCGCTATATTCTTTTGCTAAAGGTGAATATAAATCATCAAGAAAAGCTTTTATGAAAGCAGGATCAGCATTACAAGGTGTAAAAGAGACTTGTAAAGATCTTAAAAAGGGTTGCGATGAAGTTGCAGCTCGTAAAAAGACATACGACGAAGTATTTTCTAAATTTCAACAAGCTCAAGCTAAGTTAAGAGAATTGGCAAAAGTTGCTGGCGTTAGAGTCTAATCTCTAAACAATATAGAGCTATTAAAATGCCAAGCACTAGTAAATCACAACAACGTTTAATGGGAGTTGCATACGCCGTCAAGAAGGGCGATATGCAACTTTCAGACGTTGACGCGACTTACAGAAATAAGGTGTCAGATCTAGTAGACAGTATGACACTTAAACAACTTAAAGATTTTGCAGAAACAAGCCATGAAGGTCTTCCAGAGGTTAAGGAAGATACGATGTTCAGCACGTTGGGTGGAGCGTCTTTATCGAATCTTGGTCCAGGTATGTTGGGTGGGATGGGAGACCCTGTTTTACCCGATGCCGGCTCCGATGGTTCAGGAGATGTACCTGCCGGCCAAGGCGATGCTAAGGAAGAGTATCGTAAGAAAAAGAAAAAGAGACGTAAACTCTTAATGACAATGGAGGAATTCATTGTTGAAAAACAATTAAAGGCATTTTCACCTGATCAACCAGAAGAAGAATCTGTTGGCGGTGGAGATTATGAAAAGGGCTCAGTTCCCATTCCAGATCAAGAAATGATCGAAAAAGGAAATATGCTTAGCAAGGTTCGTCAAATTATTGGCATTGCTAACAATTAATCTGAAACTTTCCTCACGACTGCGATATAAATTACATGGCAGTCAATCAACAACTCTATTTTTTAAAGGCCCTGAACACTATTCGGTCATGTGAAAACATGACTCAATTGGCGGTTGCAGAGTCCGTGATGCAACAATATATTGACATGGAATTATCTTTTGTTAAAGAAGACGAAAACTATGACCATGAATGGCACATGTATACGTTGATGGCTGAACTTTCAACCGCAAAAAAACTTTTAAGTTAATGGGTGCTGAAAATCAAATTGAAGAAATTCTAATGGAGGCTGATGCATACGGCCTTCGTCTAGAGGTGATTGAAACCGCTAAAAAATTCATGGAAGAAGGAATCGAAAGAGTTGAATCGTACGAACTAGCATTTCAAGATTGGGTAAAATGATGACAAATTGGTTAGATTTAGACTATCAAAAACTGTTGAGCGATATCGTTCAAAACGGTAAGATCAAAGAAGACAGAACCGGCACTGGAACAAAGAGCTTGTTTGGAAGGCAGGTTCGCCACGACATGCGAACTGGATTTCCATTGTTGACCACTAAAAAGATGGCGTGGAAAACAATGGTGACTGAACTGCTATGGTTCCTTCGGGGAGATACTAACATCAAGTTCCTCGTTGAAAATGGGTGCAACATTTGGAACGGTGATGCATATAAAGCATACAAAAGTAGGACCAATAATCAAATGTCTATGGATGAGTTCATTGAACTTATCAAAACCAATGAACAATTTGCTGAAATAAACGGTGAGTTAGGACCAATCTATGGTAATCAGTGGCGTGAATGGGGCAGTCAATATGAAACCAATTACATTTTAGGCACTCAAACCAAAAGAAAACCAGGCATAGATCAGATCCAACAGTTGATTGACGACTTGAAGACTAATCCAGATTCTCGCAGATTGATGGTTAATGCATGGAACGTTGAGCAGTTGCCTAATATGGTTCTTCCACCGTGTCACTATGGGTTTCAAGTTTACACCACCGAAATGAGTATTAAAGAGCGTAGATCGCGCTGGGCTGAATCAATCGGGCACAATGATTATTATGCAGTTAACCTAGAACATGAAGATCTTGATGAAAGAGATTTTCCTCGCCGTAAGATTTCATTGATGTGGAATCAACGCTCAGTTGACACGTTCTTGGGTCTACCATTTAATATCGCGTCGTACGGACTTCTACTTACCATCCTTGGTAAGGCCGTTAACATGATCCCAGATGAATTGATTGGAAGTTTGGGAGATACTCATTTGTATCTCAATCACCTTTCACAGGCAAGTCAGCAAATTAGACGTGAGCCATTTGACTTACCATACGTCACAGTTGACATGCCAATCTCTGGCAAAATAGAGGATTTGACACATGACCATATTCGATTGTTCGAATATCAATGTCATGAGCAAATCAAAGCACCGTTAAGTAATTAACTTAACACACTAGAATAAGCCTGAGAGATCAGGCTTTTTTAGGGCTTAGCGACGACCACCTTGGCCTCTGTTCTTCTTCTTGTAGTTTTTACCCGTCTTGTGAACAGAGTTCTTCTTTTTAGCGTGAACGCCCGGTCTCTTTCTTTTAGGTTTGTCAAGAGACATTACTGATGCACTTGCTTTTGCCATTTCTACATAAGTGTGTTATTTGGGTTTATGAGCTATCTATTCGAAAAAAAGTTGCACTTTTTTCACAAAAAGTTTTTTCGGGTCAGATTTATTGGTTATATTTACTTATAACAATTGGTAATAGACACTATGAAAGTAAATCTCAAATCTCTCGCCGTTTCAGCTCTCAGTTTTCTGATCGTAGCTGGCTTAATGAAAGGTTCCGTTCAGGAATTCATTCACTTCGCTGACCCCATTAACGAACTCTTTACCGCCGCCCTTCTTGGAATGGTCGGTATCGCGTCTCTCACAATGTCTTTTGAAACAAAATCAAGTAAATAAATATAATCTAAACCTAAAATAAATTAAAACCATGGTAGCAACACTATCTAACGACGCAATCCTCACGCGGAAAGAGGAATCACTGAATGCACAAGCTCTTCGTAAGACTGTGCCAGTTCGAGACATCAAATTGATCGACGAAAAGACGATCGAGTATCAAGGTCACCGCATTGGAATCACTAATGGTGCTTTCAAGTCCTTGATGAAAATCATTGGAATGAGCAAGCAATTTGCTGATCGCTTTGAACGACTGTTCAATGCTGAAGCTAAAGCTCAATTCATCAACACGGTTAAGAACGCTATGGCTTCTAACCGCGGTAACTTAAGCCAAATCACTTTGGTTTTGAATCCAGTTTCTAAGTTGATTGTCAACTTTACCAAACATTCTAACGAGTTGATCTCAAACTCTCAGTTCATTGAGAATGCAGAAGAGATCATTGATCGCGGTAAGTTTGGAGTAGTAAACTGGACAACTGATCCTGGAACTGGTATCATTACCATCAATGCATTCAATCCTAATGCTTCATGGGCTGTTCCTGGTGATGAAACAGAAGTGTTCCAAGCGGGTATCACTCTTAAGAACTCACCTATCACGGGTTTTCAAGTATCTCCTTACGTAAATCGTATGTGGTGTACTAATGGCTTGACCACCTCAATGGCAGCTGACACTTACAACTTGACTTCATTGACAGCTGATTCAATGGAAAAGTTCAACGAGTACCTTCGTGATCTTGCTAAGCGCCAATTCATGCCAACTGAGTTTGACTCATTGGTTAAGAAGGCCAAGAACACTGCAGCTTCTTTGAAGGAAATGCAATGGGCTCACAAGTTGATTAAAGATGCAGGTGCAGGTGATCGTGCAGACAACTGGATTCCTTTGGCACAAAATGAATTAGCTTACTCTCGTGCTGGAGTTTCAACTAGCGAGTTGAACTCTAAAGAACTTGCTAACGCAACAACTGACCAATCTATCTGGTCTATCGTTAACGGAGTCACTCACTTTGCAACTCACGGTCAAGACATCGTTGAAGGTGTACAAGCACATGATGGTACTCGCTTGATGGTTCAAGCCGGTAACATTCTTGGTAAAGATTGGAACCTTGGCAATCAGGTTCGATCTCCCTTCTCCGGTTTTGGAACCCAAGTTGGAGAATTGCTCAACTAATTCTAATTGAAGAGCGGCCTAGTGCCGCTCTTCTTATCTCTATTCTATGAGTATTCTAACATACGCACAAATCTACCTTGGCCTAGGCATCTTCTTTTCACTATTGATGGATCTAATGCATTACAACATTCGCAATGTAGTTGATGAAGAAACCTACGAAAAGAATCGATACACTACGGCTGAAAGACTATACATGATTTTGGTTTGGCCATTGGTAATCTATTCAGTCATTCTAACCCTTTTTAATGGAACAACAGTTGAAGACTTAGAAAATAAAGTTGAAGCCGAGAAAAAGAAGTTAGAAGATCTTAAAAAGGAAGACGATGCTGAGAATCAGGCTTGAGACATCACCCTGGAACACCCGCCAAGAACAACTTAGAGACAACCCATGGCAGATGATGATCGTCTGTATGATGTTGAATCAAACCAACTACAAACAGGTAGAAAAAGTACGGTATAACTTCTTTGATCGATTTCCAACGCCTGAGGAATTGATGTTTGCATCAGATGAAGAGATCATTGAAATCATTCGATCTCTTGGATTCTATAATCGACGAGCTAAACAATGGAAACAATTTAGCCGCGAGTGGCTCGAATTAACAGACACTTTCAAAGATCCTGTCACCATCCCTGTGGATCGGTTGGGAGATTTAACAGGAGTTGGTAAGTACGCCCTCGATTCATGGAAGATCTTCCAGCTGTATGATTATTCAGTTGATCCGGAAGATCACGTTTTGAACTGGTACATCGATTGGGCTCGTCAAGAGGTTGAAAAGATTGAACGAGAGCAAAACGAACCCAAAGCAACTGTGGTCTATTACTTACACTACGAAGATGAGCGTGAAATGCAATCAGCGTGGAGTAAAAGACAAGATTTCGTTTGTTGCGTGTGGGCTCGAACTCACAGAGAGGCAATTGAAAAGACCAAGAGAATTGCAGGCGGCAAGCACATCAAGATCATGGGTCTCGCCAATGGAAAACCCGAGTGGGTCAATGAAACTAAACACCTTTAATTACGTATAATCTATATGGAAAACAAATCAATTGCACTAGAAGCTCACGAGCTTATTAATAATCGTTCAGAAGAAAAAGATCGTATGTATGGCCCCTTCTCTGAAGGCATGGATCGTGCAGCGATGGTCTTCAACGGTATGACAGGTTTAAATGTTACCGGTCGTGAAATGTACATGGCTTTAATCGCTCTTAAGTTTTCACGTGAAAGCTACAATCACAAGCGCGATAATCTCTTAGATGCGGTTGGTTATATTCAAGGTTTAGAAAACTACATCAACGAGAAGAATGAGTACCCAATTACTGAGTAAAGGAACCCAAGTCCACCATCCAAAATTTGGACGTGGATCCATCAAGGATTTCTACGAGTTTTATAACGTTATATTCGTTGATGTGGTATTTGAAAACCATGGAAATGAACCAGTCTATGTTAAATTAGACGACTTAAAAACGGAGTAATGAAAAGAATTATCGAACATTTTGAATCTAAAAGGTTAGGTCACAAACTACACCAACTTCAAAAGCGCTACAATCGAGCCATCGAAAACGGTTACACTGAAAAGGCTGAAGCGTATAAACGAAGAATAAATTCAATGGTCGAAAAACTATCACATATCAAAGGACATGGAAGCTAACTTCACAATCAAAAAGAACGGTCAAGAATTTATGACCGCAGACAAATTAAACTGGATTTCTTACACGGCTAAAGACAAAGTTGGTAAGAGAATTGAAACCAATCCAGCCCTAAATTATGCAATGGCGCTCGAACTCGAGGTTGCAGATATTAATTCATTAGATCTAGCAAACTTGAAAAAAGCACAGGTAAAAAACTCAGCTGCATATACAAGCCCATTGATTACAAGTGTGGTTGAAAACTCAAGAGAGTATGTCAAATTCGAGTGCGGAGAAGACGTGTTTGAAGTATTGATCAAAATCAATACCACTCCAAAGCCTCGTACATCACCTGTAGGCCCTGCAATGTAATGGCTAGAATGCCTAAACTTGATGAGTTTCACTATCATGAAATGACAGATCGATTGAGCGTCATTATGATGGTGATTGAAAACAATTTGACTCAGCATCCAGTTGCTAAGTTGAATAAAGACATTCAAACGCTAATTGACGAGGCTAACGACAAACTGGCCGAAGCGTATCAAATAGCTGGAAATCTTGAAATAAAATATGAAAATGATTAAAGATATTTTTAGAAGAATACAACGTGTCATCGACTTTCTACCCATGATTTGGAAGGGTTATGACTTTGATTTCCGTTACTCAGTAGAATTATTCAAGCACCAACTTGAACGTCAGGCCAAGTTCTTTGAATCTTCTAAATCTTATCGTCGTGATTCTCTTCATCAAGCTTCTAGAATTAGAACTGTCATCAAACTAATGGACATTGTATATGATGAAAAGTATAATGACGAAATGGCAGTCATGATGGAAAAGATATACGGCGAGCAAAAGTTTGAGTTTATTGAAAACAAAGCAACTGGCATGTATTCTCTTGACATTAGATGGGAAAAGGCAGTTGATGATCAACACAACGAAGAGATCATGCAAATTTGGTCAGAGCAGATGAAAATAACTGCATATAAAACCAAACGAGCCCATGACATCCTGTGGAGAATGATTGAACATAACATAAGATACTGGTGGGATTAAACAAATCCCACTTCGTGTATAAAATAACTAAACGTTTCTTAAAATGAAGATAGCATTAGTACTAGCTAAAGGAGTAGAAGGATGTGGATTGACTCGCCACACCATTGAATTTTACAACTGGTTGATTAAAGAAGGTCACGAAGCAACCATTTACGCAGCAACAGAAAAGATGTGGCCTCGTCACAAGTCAACTGACATTATTGCAACTAACTTTAAGCGCAAAGACATTCCTAAGGTCGCTAAAGAATTGAACGAATGTGATGTGGTCTATTACACTTCATTCCCTCACAAATCAGTAGGTGATGAATTTAACGAAGACTTTATCGAACATTGTGTATATGGTCTAACCAAACCAGTAAAGGTTGGTAACTGCCTTGACCACAACATGGCGAATCTTAATAAGAACCATCGCTATTGGGAGATCATGAGTCAAATGGATGCAATGTTCAATTACTCGTTGACATCTAACTTCGCAAACAAAATGCGTGAGCACGCTCCAAACACTCCATTGATTGAGATGAATCTCAATCCTTACGATTACGATGCTTGGAAGCCTGTTTGGAAATCAGCTGAAAAGCAGACTCGAAGAATCACTTACTTTGGTCGTTTCGCTGGATTTAAGGATCCATTCAGAATGTTTGATTTGATGAACCTTTTGAAAAATGAAGACGTGGTAACTGAAGCTCGAGGCGTTGAACGTTCTATTGGTGCCCTACCAATGTTCTTGAACGATGATCGCACTCCACGTCAAGATGTATTTGAAGTCCATGACACGAAGAATCCAGTCACATATCCTCAACTCACTGATAAGGTCTACATTTACGGTCCTTATAATCTAGCTGAAGGTATGGGTGAGTTGTCAAACTCAATGTTTGGTGCAGAATTCTTTAACCTACCCGAACGCCTTTACGGCTCAATGATTGAGTATGCAATGTGCGAGGTAATTGCAGCAGGTACCATTCCTTTGTTTGATAAACACTGGGGAGATCACGTTATTCACCGTACTGAAGGGGTTCCTTTCAGTCAACTAAAAGATTTTGCAATCTTCGTTGATAAGAATAACGTTGAAGCTTCAATTCCTCAGATTCTAGAATTGGCAGCTGATCACAAGCGTCGAGATGAATTCAGACAGAATTCATTCCGTCTAGCTAAATTGCACAATGCACCTGAAGTTGTTAACACTGATTTGTTCAATGCTATCGCAAGTGTTAATAAAAGACAAACAGAAAAGCCAATTACTTTACAAACAAATTCACTTTTCTAAGTACAAGATATATGGCAAACACAGATAATAAATGCTCAGACCTTAACGTAGAAGATTTCTACACAGGCGTTGAAGACACCTTTGGTCTAATCTACAACAAGCAAAAAGAATTACAAGCTCGCCTTGGATTTGACTTCACAGGTTGGACCCTTAAGCAGATTGCAGACTTTTGGATGGTCAACAAGCACGCTCTAAGTGATGAACTAAACGAAATGTTCGATTCACTAGGAGGTGTTAACGATGGAATTGGTTCAGCTGCATGGAAGTACTGGAAGAAGGATAACGCTAAGGCAGTTGACATGAAAGTTGAAGATCTTAGTGAAGCAGATCGATTGGAACTCTACTATGAGTGGGTTGATGGCTTGCACTTCTTCATGAATTTCGCAATTTCAATCGGTATGACTTCAAAAGATGTAGTCAACCTTTACATGGCCAAGAACGCAGAGAATCACGATCGTCAAAACCGAGGATACTAATGTTATTAGACGTAGAACAAAGAGACAAAGAAGTCATTATTTCATATTACGACAAGGAAGGCAAGGTTAATTTCAAGCGCTACCCTGTTGAGCAATTTAAGAACTGGTACATCACCGATCCAATGGATCGTTATAAACATGAGACCTTGACAAACTGGGACGGTCGTCCTATCAAGTTGGGTCCTGCTCGCCAGTTCAATAAGTTCTCTTTGATCTATTACTTAGACAATTTACCCGAACGAGACAAAGAAGAAATCTTTGCATACAATCTTCCTCGTACATACTTTGTCGATATTGAAACCGAGATCGTAGATGGTTTCCCTAAAGCTGAAGAAGCCAAATCACGAATCCTAACATTCTCAATCATTACGCCAGAACGTAAGGCCATTGTTCTTGGATTAGAAGAACTTTCTCTTGAAAAAGTTAAGAAAATCGAAGCTGACACTAATGAATACTTCAAACAATTCGATCAGGATTGGACCTTTGAATACCGTCAGTTTAAGAATGAACATGACATGGTGGCAACATTCATTTATCGGTTCTTACCTAAGTTTCCGATGATGACGGGCTGGAACTTTATCAACTATGACTGGCAATATATCGTTAACCGATGTAAGCGTCTCCAGATTGACATCAAAGAAGCCTCAATGACTCAATCACTTGATAAGAATGATTCTAGACCGCTGCACATCGGCATCTTAGATTACATGCAATTGTATGATAAGTACGATCGCACGGTCAAGGTAAAAGAATCTAATGCTTTGGATTATGTATCTGGTCAAGTACTGAAGACAAATAAGATCAAGTATAATGGATCCTTACAGGACCTTTACGAGAATGACTTTACAAAATACGTATTCTATAACGTAGTTGACTCATGTCTAGTCTATTATATAGATCAACAGCTTAAGTCAATGGAAGTTCTATTGACCCTGGCTTCAATCACCAAGATGCCTCTCTATAAAGCTGCATCACCAGTTGCTGTAACGGAAGCTCTGATTGCACGTAAGATGTCAGCCCTTAATAAGAGAATTGGATCAGAACAAAGAGATGAAGGTTCAAAGGATGGCCAATATGCTGGTGCTTATGTTAAAGAACCGGTTGTTGGTTTCTATCAAGGTGTATCTGCATTTGACTTTGCTTCACTGTACCCCTCAATCATGCGACAGTTTAACATCTCACCTGACTCATATAAAGAAATCATTCCAAAGTCTGAGATTCCTGAAAGACGAAAGAATGAAGATGAAATCGTCTGTGTTAACGGAGTTGTGTACGATAAGAAAGATTCAATATTGAAGCAAATTCTTTCAGATCTTTACACACAGCGTAAAGAATATAAGGCAAAATCTTACGAGTATTTCACTAAAGCTGAAGAAGCTAAAAAGGTACTAAAAGGATTTTAATCAGTTATTATATTTAGAGCCCCTCGTAACAGCCATGATATATACAATGTATCGTAAAGTTACACCCCGGGTCCATCAGTTCTAATGAATTAAGGACCCTTTGTCGTCTAATAGCAATAGTAAAAAAAATACGTTTTTTAAAAAATGTCAAAATCTCAATTATTTAAAGAAAGAATAGAATTTAAGCCCTTTGAATATCCAATTTATTACACAGAGGGATGGCTAAAACAAGCACAGGCCTTTTGGCTTCATACGGAGATTTCGATGCAAGGCGACGTGAAAGATTGGAATGAAAATCTTTCAGCATCTGAAAAGAATTTGGTCGGTAACATTTTATTGGGGTTTGCACAGACTGAATGTGCAGTTTCTGATTATTGGACCGGCATGGTAACCAATTGGTTCCCTAAACATGAAATTAAGCAAATGGCAATGATGTTTGGTTCGCAAGAAACCATCCATGCAACAGCGTATTCATATCTAAACGAAACATTAGGCCTTGAGGATTTTAAGGCATTCTTACATGAGCCTTCAACAGCTGCACGTTTTGAGTTCTTGATGGGTACTACAGCGGATTACACCCATGAAGATTTGGCTAGGTCAGCGGAAGCTCGAAAAGACGTTGCTCGTTCATTGGCTATTTTTTCAGCCTTTGCCGAAGGAGTAGCTCTATATTCTTCATTTGCGGTTCTATACTCGTTTCAAATGAGAAACCTTTTAAAGGGTATTGGTCAGCAAATGAAATGGTCAGTTAGAGATGAATCTCTTCACTCAAAAATGGGATGTCAATTGTTCCGTCAAATGTGTGAAGAGTATCCAGACCTAAGAAATGCAGTACAATCACAGGTTGAAGAAGCTGCACATCTTATGGTCGAAATGGAAATGAATTACATCGATAAGATTTTTGAAGCTGGCGATCTAGAAAATCTAAATGCATCAGACTTAAAAGAGTTCATCAAGAAAAGAGCCAATGAAAAGCTCAATGAAATTGGTTATGAATCTATCTTTAAGTTTGATGAATCAGCAGCCGCAGAACTTGATTGGTTCTATCACTTAACAGGCGGGCATACGCATACAGACTTCTTCGCAGTACGCCCTACGGATTACTCAAAGGCTGGTGAAGATGAAAACTGGGATGAAGACGATTTGTTTTCTTAAACAGATTTGAATCTAGCGGTATAAAGTACATAAGAATTATAGAATGGAAGAAATTAATCATGGTGAATTTTTAGGATGGGAAGTTGGAGTTGACTTTCCAATATGGGCCAACACTGAAGTTTACGTTAAAACAGTATCTAAAGGTTATCTTTTAGAAGGTGAAACACCAAAGGATGCATATTGGAGAGTTGCTACCACTGTAGCAAAGAGATTACGTAAGCCTGATTTGGCTAGTAAATTCTTTGATTACATGTGGAAGGGTTGGTTGAACCTAGCAACTCCAGTTTTCTCAAACACTGGAACCGAAAGAGGTCTACCAATTTCATGTTTTGGTATTGATGTAGGCGATTCAATTCAAGAGATTGGTAACAAGAATCTTGAAATGATGCTACTTGCAAAACACGGTGGCGGAGTTGGAATTGGAGTTAATATGATTCGTCCTGCAGGTTCGAACATTTCACAGAACGGTACGTCAGATGGCGTAGTTCCTTTTATTAAGATCTACGATTCATCGATTCTAGCGACAAATCAGGGTTCAGTTCGTCGAGGTGCAGCATCAGTTAATATCGATATCGAGCACGGTGACTTTTGGGAGTGGCTAGAAATTAGAGAACCCAAAGGAGACGTTAATCGTCAATCTCTAAATATGCACCAATGTGTTGTTGTCTCAGATTCATTTATGATGAAGCTTGAACAAGGAGACAAGGAAGCCCGTAAACGATGGGCTGCAGTTCTTCGTAAGCGTAGAACGACCGGCGAGCCTTACATCATGTTTAAAGGTAACGTTAACCGTCAAAATCCAGATGCTTACAAGAACAATCAGTTAAAGGTTTTTATGACCAACATTTGTTCTGAGATTACTCTTCATACTGACGAGAACCACTCATTCGTTTGTTGTTTGTCTTCAATCAACCTTGCAAAATACGACGAGTGGAAGGACACTGATCTGGTTTACACTGCAACATGGTTCCTAGACGGCGTCCTAGAAGAGTTTATCACACGTGCAAAATACATGCGTGGCTTCGAGAACTCTGTTCGTTCAGCTGAAAAAGGTCGAGCACTGGGTCTTGGAGTTCTTGGATGGCATACGTACCTACAAGAAAGAGGTATTGCATTTGACGCAATGGGCGCACAATTTGAAACACGTAAGATCTTCTCTCAAATTAAGATTGAATCGGAACGAGCTTCACGAGACATGGCAAAAGTGTATGGCGAGCCACTGTGGTGTGTTGGAACAGGTATGAGAAATACACACCTTCGTGCCATTGCCCCAACAGTTTCAAATTCAAAACTGTCAGGAAACGTATCAGCGGGTATTGAGCCATGGGCTGCCAACGTTTTCACCGAGCAAACTGCAAAAGGTACATTCATTCGCAAGAACCCAACCCTTGACACGGCACTGAACATGATCAAACTAAACTCTAAAGAAGTTTGGGATCAAATTTTGATAGATGGTGGATCGGTTCAAGGAGTAGAATCTCTTGACAAGTGGTACGCCAAAGAAGGTGAGAAATTCACATACATCAATCAAAAGGAATATGATAAACTTTCTGAAATTGAAAAAGACAAGTGGGTTCCATTCAAAGATGTATTTTTGACCTTTAAGGAAATCAATCAAATGGAATTAGTTCGTCAAGCTGGTATTCGTCAACAATACATTGACCAAGCGGTTTCACTTAACCTTGCCTTCCCTAACGAGGCTGAACCCAAGTACATCAATCAAGTTCACCTAGAGGCATATAAGCAAGGCGTTAAGACATTATACTACATGCGAACAGAATCAGTGCTAAGAGGAGATATTGCTCAACGAGCAATGATTGACTGCTTAAGTTGTGATGGATAGCATTATTTAAGAACCCGCTTTGAGCGGGTTTTTTTATGTGAAACAAATTACCAATTTTACTATACAATAACTAAACGAAAATAATTAAGCATGAAAATTCAAATCAATCGCGTAGATCAGAACCAATTCGTAGAGTTCGTTAATCGCCTGAAGTCAATCGATTCATTCCTGTACTTCAAGTTGCGTAACGGTAACATTCAATCTGCGGTTTATCTACCACAACGTGATGCAGTTAAAATGCATTCACAGCCAATTTCAGAGTTGTTCACTGTCGATGGTGATCTTCCTGAAGGTAAGGAAATCAAAGTTGCTTTCTTTGACGCTAACAAAGTTCTTGAAGCAATTAAGATGTTTGGTTCAGATCAAATCTCAGCAGAGATCGAATTGATCGAGAACGAAGAAGACTATGTATCATCTACAATGAAGATTTTCAATAATGAACTTGAAATCACACTAGTTTGTTCTGAACCTTCTCTTGGTTTCAAAGATCTTACAGATTCTCAAATTGAAGGCATCTTTTCACGTGAAGGGTCGGCATTTGATTTTACGCTTGACACTTTCACACTTGGTAAAATCAAGTCACTGTTTAATCTTGATAAAGATGAAACGTTTGAAATTAAAGCGAATGGCGAAGGTGTTCGAGTTAAAGGTAAGACTTATAACTATCAAGCAGGTTCAGAGTACAATGGTCAATCAGCTTCTGCAACCCTTTACAAAAAGTATTTGAATCTTCTAGACCGTGAAGAGTACGCAGTTTACGTATCAGCAAATAAGGTTGTTATGAAGTCTAATGACTCTAACACATTGTTGACGATTGCTACTTGTCAAACGGCTGAATAATGACTTTAGAAGAACTAAAGAATACTTCCCTAGATCGACTAGGAAAAGACGAGCTACAAAGCTTGGTGGACTATTATCAAAAAGAGTCCGCCAAGTTTACGGCTTATGAGCAAGCGGTTAAGGTAACGCTAAACTCAGTTTACGGTGCATTTGGTAATAAGTGGTTTCACTTCTTTAATCTAGATATTGCCGAATCAATTACCTTACAGGGTCAAAACGCTATCCTGTATTCTGAACAAGTATTAAATAAGTACTTTCATGATTTTTGGCATAAAGACACTAAGTTACACGAACACATCGGCGTAACAGTTAAAGGACAATGCCACCGCCCATCTGTAATTTACATTGATACTGATTCGTGCTACGTACAGTTCGATGAGATGTATAAAACATGTGAATGGACAGGAGAACCGATGACCATTGATACATTCATCCTAGCAGTATACAATTTTAGAATTAAAGAGTATATTGTTAAAGCAATGGAAAAGTATGCAGTAGCAGCCAACACCGATAACTTCTTAGTTTTTGAGCTAGAAACAGTGGCCTACTCTGGCATTTGGATGAGTAAGAAAAAGTACATTCAGGATATTGCGTGGGATGATAAGATTCCTACGACTGAACGCCATAAGCCACTGAGTAAAGTAAAGACCATTGGATTTGATACCATTCAATCCTCTACTCCTACGTTTGCTAGGGCTAAATTAACAGAGGCCCTTAAGATTATGTTTAATGAAGAGGCTGGCCCTACAGCAGACACCCTTCAAAAACTTACATCATTCTTAAGCGAAGCCAAGAAGCAGTTCAAGATGGCCAAGCTCGATGAAATTGCGTTCAATAAGAGAACAAATAACATTGAAAGATATATTGTTGATGATCATATTGAATTTCAGTTTGGTCTAAAGTGTCCGCCCAACGTAAAGGCTGCAGGATATTACAACTTCTTGTTGAACAACAACCAAAAATTCAAATCAAAGTATCGACTGATTGGTAATGGTGAGAAGTTGAAGATCTATCACGCAATTGATCCAGGTGGAATTTCAGACGTATTTGCATACCTTCCAGGAGATCATCCTTATGAATTTGCGCCACAGGTTGATTACGAAACACAGTTTGAAAAATCAATCATTGATCCCTTGAATCGATTGTTAACGTCAGTTGGATTACAGTCCATTAATCGTAATCTAATTTACTCAACTTCTTTGTTCTAAACAAAACACATTCACGTAGTATAAATTAAAATACACTAATCATGGAAGATAATAAACTCATGACCCAATTAGTTGAACTTCACACTGAAAATCCAAACGACATGGAATTTGGAGCATCTGTTCGCAAACTAGTATGGGATTACATCCAGCAAAACAGTCCAGCTTACTAAAAATATGGCACTCAGACCAAGAGACCTTGAAGGTCTATCACAAAACGAAATATTCTTTGTTGAACGATATGATTTCATTTACCGTGAGTTGAATCGTCTACAGGATAACATGTCAAAGATTGAAATCGAGACAGGTAAACTATTAACAGAGCTTCAAGCTCTTCGAGAAAAAGAACAACAAACCCTAGAAAACAATGGCGAAGAAATTAACTGAATTCACATTTGAAGATCTTAACGCAGAGTTGAAGGACATCAATCCGTTAGGTTCTATCATGGAACACTCTTCTTTTAGTGAAGTTACAGAGTGGATCGACACCGGCAACTATAACCTGAACGCATGTATCTCAGGGTCTGTGTTTGGCGGATGGCCAAATAATAGAGCATGTTCGGTTGCTGGTCCTTCAGGAACGGGTAAGACATATTTGATGTTGAACACGGTGAAGAGGGCAATTGACATGGGCTACAGTATCATCTATTATGATTCTGAAGCTGCGGTGGATCGAGATCAAATGAAGAAGTTTGGCATTGATACAAACAAAGTTAACTATCAACCCGTTAATACGGTTCAAGATTTCCGTACTTCAGTCACCCGCATCACCAAGAAAATGCAAGATGCAAAAGCATCAGGCGCAGAATTGCCTAAGATCCTAATTATTCTTGATTCTGCCGGTAACCTTGCAACCGCAAAGGAAATTGACGATGCTGCATCGGGGTCTGATAAGTCGGATATGACACGTTCAAAGGTTCTAAAGTCAATCTTTAGAATTATCATGACTCCGATGGCAGATCTAAAGATTCCTTTCTTGTTCACCAACCACACATATCAATCACAATCCTTTATCCCAACTCAAATTGCAGGTGGAGGTACAGGTCCTGAATATGCAGCGTCAATCGTTTTATTCTTGAACAAGGCACAATTGAAAGAAGGAGATCAGAAAGCAGGTATTATCGTTACTGCGTCACCTAACAAGAACCGTTTCGCTAAACCTTCAAAGATCAAGTTTCACTTGCACTTCTCTAAAGGCATGAACCGTTACGTTGGTCTTGAAAACTACGTATCATGGGATATTTGCGGTGTCGATCGAGGAACTATCGATCCTAAGACCGGTGAGAAGATCTTAAAGAAAACTGCACGCACTTGGGTTTGTGAACACCTTGACGAAGCAGTCGATAACAAAGACTTCTTCACTGATAAGGTATTCACGACTGAGGTTCTAAAGAGAATCGATGCACACATTCAACCGATCTTCAACTACAATATGGAAGAGATCGAAGATATAAACATTGATGAGATCTTAGAAGATGTTGCTAACGATTAACGAAGATCGTCTCCCAATTAAATTTATCCTAGGGATTGAAAAGGATCTGGAAAGTTATCCAGATCCTTTTGACATCTTACATTTCTATATCAATCTGGCCTATCGTAATCCAGATCGTTATAAGGATAGTTTTACCAAACATGCTGTAGTCCAATATCACTTCAAAGACTTTTCACCAGAAGTGATCGATGCATCTCTAAATAAACTATTAGAAGAAGGTTATTTAGAACAGACTAAAGATCAACCGGGCAAAGAAGCCTACAAAATTATAATAAATCCATTCGAATGATTGTAGTAATTGATAACTTCGTAAAAGATGAAATGTTGCTTAAAGATATTGCAGCTGATCAAACTTTTTTTGCCGATCCCGGTGTTTATTATTACTGGGGAGGATGGTGGGATTCATCAGCTAATACAATTAAGAAAAGATTGATTGAATATATTTGGGGACATAATTGTCCAATCAATGAGAGCTTTAATATCAATGGATTTGAATATTGGACTGGAATTCAAACTGCTAATCCAGAAAAAGGATTCAAAAATATTCTTGGAAATCATTACGATAAAGATGAAGCTTGGTTTGAAAAAACTGGTGCTATTGTGATTCCATTAATAGGAACAGTATATTATCCAGCAGGTCAAGAATTTGAAGGTGGAGAATTAGCAATTTACACAGACGGAGTGAACTCTCCACCTGAGATCGTAAAGGCTAAACCTAATCGATTAATTATCTTTGGAGCAGGCAATTATGTTCATGAAGTTAAACCAGTAACGAGTGGAACTCGACATGCAATTGCAATTAATCTATGGGAAAATGAACCATATAGTAAACAAGTTGGTCAATTTCGTATAGAAGCCTAAAATATACTCAATAATGCAGTTCGGTCAAGATTTTGAAAAGATATTCTTTAAGCTATCTCTACAGAGGGTAAAGTATTTAGATACCATCAAGGGTGGTTTCTACACTTCTGAAGAGATTGATCACTTATCTAAATTAGCTCACAAGTTCTACGAGCGGTTTCACGAGACTCCTTCTAAGGATCAGATGAAGCTACTCGTTAAGAGTTCAAAGCAAAAAGAAAAGGTAAGTGATGAAATGATTGACCTCATCTATGATGTCAATCTACATGAATACGATGACGAATGGTTGACCTCAACCGCAGAGTCTTGGATCAAATGGCGCAACTTCAATGAATCTCTCGCAGATTCAATCGAGTTCATTAAGACCACTACAGTTACACCTGAAAACGTTGATGCTTTAGTCAATAAGTTTAAAGGTCTAATCAATGACCGTAACTCAATTAACTTTGATTCTAACCTGGGTCTAGACTTCTTTGACCCTAATGCCCACGATCAAAAAGAAACTGAAAAGGTAAGTTCGGGTTACAACTTTATTGACCGTCTTCTTGGCGGTGGATATGATAGAGGTGGTAACTTAATTGTTTACGTTGGTGAACAAAACATCGGTAAGTCAATCTTTCTAGCGAATGATGCTGCAACCGCTGTTAAAATGGGTCACAACACTGCGGTCATTACTGCAGAAATGGCGGACCATAAGTTTGTAAAACGTATTGGTTCAAACCTTCTATCAATTCCAATCAACGAGTACCAGGAAAAGTCAAAGAATAAGGACTACATTCAACGTAGATTGGAAACTGTTGGTAATGGTCTAACTCCTCCTGGAAATCTATTCGTTAAACAGTTTCCAACTTCACAGGCGACGGTTCTCGATATTGAATCGTACCTCAAACAAGTTGAAGAAGAAAAGAAAGTAAAACTAAATGTAATCGTAATTGACTACATTAACATTCTTTCAAATTACAGAAATCCAAACTCGGAGAACACCTATCTGAAAATCAAACAGATCGCTGAAGATCTTCGTGCAATGGGAGTTCGTAACAATTGGCTAATTGTTACAGCGACACAGATCACGCGTTCAGGATATAATGCATCTGACATCTCAATGTCTGACGTTGCGGAATCTGCAGGTCTATCACACACTGCAGATGTAATGTTGGGTATTATTCAAGATGATTTGATGCGAGCGAACTTTGAGTACTGGTTGAAAATCCTAAAGATCAGAGATGGTGAAGGTAAGGGTACAAAATGTAGGTTGATAATCAACTATAATATGATGAGACTAAACGAAACCGAGGACATCACCGGTTCAAACATACATACACTATAAGATATGTCACGCGAAAGACACGATAAAATATTTGACAACAACTTCGAATCAACTGAATTCGAATTGGATGGCTCCATGACCTTTAACCTCAGTCCACAATGGACTGATGATCGACCTGAAGAAGAAAAGATTCAACAGCGAATCCTACAGGAAAAGATTCACGCTCTAATTGAATCTTCACGATTCAAAACCTTTAATGATCTAGACGAGTTCTCAGATTCACGTAAGTTGAAGAAGAACGACATCAATAGCGTTTATGATTACATTGAAGGAGAACTTGTACGTAACCACTCTAGAATTGAAATCTTTTCTGAGTTATGCGATTACTTTAACGTTCACCCAACCAAGTTCTATAATTCCCTATCAAACACCTTTAAGGAGGGTTTGATTGAAGAACTTGACAACAAAACAGGAATTCTTAAGAAGAAGAACATTAACCGATTATTCTAATGATCGATCAGAAAACACTTCAACAACCCGTTAAAAGGGTGTGGATCCTAGGTGATATGCACTTAGGGGTTCGTGCCAATTCTCAGGAGTGGTTGGAAATTCAACAGGACTTTTACGATAAGGTGTTTATTCCAACCCTTGAAAAGAACGTTCAACCTGGTGATGTGTTGGTTCAGGTTGGTGATGCATTTGACAATCGTCAGTCCATCAACCTAAAGGTTCTCCACTATGCAATCAACCTGTTCGAAAGACTGGGTAAGATTCTACCTACACATGTTATTGTTGGTAACCACGACATTTGGGCCAAGAAATCTAATGACGTGTCTGCGATTGATTCAATCAAGTGGATCCCAGGTGTACAGGTTTATAAAGACCCGATCGAATATAAGTGGTTAGACAAGAAGATCTTACTGATGCCATGGAGAAGAGACGTTGATCATGAGTCTGAAACCCTCGCTGAGTTTCCTAACTCTAACATCGTTTTCTGTCACTCAGAAGTACGTGGCGTTGCATTGAATTCAAAGGTTAAGAATGAACACGGGTCTGACTCTCAAAACTTTGATCGTTATGACGCAGTGTATTCAGGTCACATTCACTACCGTCAAAAGAAAGGACAACTCCGAATGGTTGGTACTCCGTACCAACTAACCCGTTCAGATTCTGGAAACCCTAAAGGATTTGACCTGGTTGACTTGTCAACAATGGAAGAAACCTTCTTTGAGAACAAGTATTCACCCAAGTTTGTAAAGTACAACATTACTACACTGTACAATACCACTCTAGGTGACTTTAAGAAACACATTGACAATAACTTTGTTGATCTGTACATTCCAAGTTCGATTGCACAGACTGCATCCCTTGGCACCCTAATTCAGAAGATTCAAAAGTCCGCTCGACGAATCGAACCCAACATCTATCAGGAACAAGACATCATCGACAAGGATCTGTATGATATGGATGAGATTGAAGGACAGTACAAAAATTATAACATCCAACACCTATTCAGAACCTACGTAGATGGGTTACCTCATGACGATGAAATGAAACAAAAGATACATCAGACTCTAAAAGATCTACATGACAGATGTGTCTATAACTACGAGGTAAACACTGAGGAAGGATGAAGATTAAGTCGATAGAGTTTAAGAACATCGCATCTTACGGAAACAAGGTTCAAAAGATTGAATTCTCTGACGATAAGGCGGAGTTGTATTTGACCCTGGGTAAAAACGGTGACGGTAAGACCACCATTGCGAATGCAATCATCTTTGCCCTGTATGGTAAGGTTGAAGGTGTTCGAATGTCAGATCTTCCAAACCGTATTAACCGTGAATTATGGGTTCGTATCAAACTTCAGTGTGGTACGATGGACATTGAGATTGAACGTGGTCTTGCACCCTCTAGGTTCTCAGTCCTAGTTAATGGGGTTGAGTTTGACAAAGCGGGTAAGAGATCAGTTCAAGAGTATCTTGAAGAAGAGGTGTATGGAATTCCATATCACGTATTCAAGAACATTATTATCCTATCAATCAACGACTTTAAATCCTTCTTGACCATGTCCCCAATGGACAAGAAACAGATCATTGACCGTATGTTTGGGTTCTCAATCCTGAACGACATGCAACGAACCGTTAAGGAGGAACGTAAGAACCTAAAGACGGATATTGATTCGTATGACACTGAACTGCGACAGATTGAAGAATCAATCGTTCAGGTTAAAATGAAGTTGAATCAATTACAAGCGGAGAGTGATGAAAAGTCCAAGGGTCAGATTGAAAAATTAAAGTCACAACTGGTAAAGTTTGATGACAATCGTAAGAAACTTGAAGAGGCAAGAGATCAGATCACTGACAGGATTGGCACGTTTGAAACTGATCTTGAAACCAAGACCTCAAGTTACACCAAACTAAAGTACGAACTTGAATCTGCGAAGAGAAAACTGTCCCTATACGAGAACAACACCTGTCCAACTTGTGAAGCACCTTTAGATTCTGAATTTCACGTTCACAAGAAAAAGGAGTACAAAGACCGAGTTAATGAAACTCCAGAACAACTTCAAAAGGCGGAACAAGAGGTTCAATTAATCAAACAAAAGATTAATGATACTCGTGTTAAAGAACGTGCGGTCTTAGATAAGGTTTCAACCCTGAATACCAACATTCGTTCAATCAAGAATGAGTTGATTAAGATCAAAGAAACGGTTGGGGCATCAGAACAGTTTGAATCCTTGAACTCCCTAATTCGTGAGTTTGAAGACCAAGAGGTTCAAAAGAGTCAGGATAAGTCTAAACACTCTAATGATTATCAGTTCTTAGAGTTGATTGAATCAATCCTAGGTGAAGACGGTGTGAAGAATCTAGCGGTTAAGACTATTCTACCTGGATTGAACACCAACATCGCTGCAATGGCGAACACAATGCACCTTCCGTTCCACATTCGATTCAATGACAAGTTTGATTGTATCATTACCAATCACGGTGAAGAGGTTAACCCAATGACCCTATCAACCGGTGAACGTAAGAAGGCGGATTTCATTATCATCATTGCCATCATCAAGATCCTAAAACTCAGATTCCCACAATTGAACCTTCTATTCCTTGACGAATTGTTGAGTTCTGTTGACCAGGATGGTGTTTACAACATCTTGAAGATTCTATCACAGGTGATCAAAGAAAACCAGATCAACACCTTTGTTATCAATCACACCGTTCTACCTCACGAAATCTTTGACAAAAAGTTACAGATCTATCGTGATAACGGGTTCTCGAAGTTCGAGATAGAGTCCATCGAATAAGATATATAGTGTATGGCAACATACAACGTAAAGTACAACAAGGATGACAGTGTTATTAGACACTTGATCATCGGACTTCTTGCAGACCTTAACAACAAAGTTTACTTCTATCGTCAGATGGATGCAGATACTCGAGTTGAGGTTGACGTGCCATTCTATTACTCTATTTCTGGAGATGAAGACTTTTTAAAGGATCAGTTTCTGTTCTTAACCAAGGACGGTTTGAACTGTGCTCCAGGAGATGTTAGAGCGGATGGCAATTATGACATTGTTCCAAGAGGTGTTGCAAACCTAACTTCAATGTCAATTGATTCTTCTAAACTGGTTAACAAGAGAACCAGGGGTGAATACGCTAAGATGAACGATCAAGGTGCTATGGAAGGTTACACAGCGGAGTTTGAGATGATTCCGGTCAATCTTTCATTTGATATTGAGATTATTACTTCCTCACAACTAGATAACTTTAAGATCACTGAGATGATCATTAAAAGGTTGTATAAGTCAAACTACTTTAACGTCGAGGTTGGCCACTTAGATGAAGGCACATATAGAATCTCTTCATACTATGCAATGCCCGAGGACTACACAACCGAGAGACCAATTGAATTTACATTCGACTCTAAAGAAGGTTACAAAATTACTTTCTCAGTTGAAGTTAGTTCATTCATTCCATCGTTTGAATTTGAAACTGAAATGCACATTGGTAACAGAATGTTTGAAATTCATTCTTACACCACTGAAACTGCGCCCGACAGGTTCGATAGAACTAATGTATCCAATCCCCCGGGCATCGTAGATTAACTGATATATAGTTAAAGATTAAAATAAATCACTCAAAGATGATTATTTCACCATTTTTCCAACTAAGCGAGAATCAAGTTCTAGTTGCAGTAAGAAACCTACCTTATGTAGTTAACACTGAAACTAACGAGATCTCAGAAGCAGAAGGTCAAATCCCTTCAGAATTTACAAGACTTGTTGAAGCTCTTTCAGCATTCAGATTTGAAAACAATGAAATCAGATGGTTTCATGGAGTTAACAGAATGAGATACTCGATCGAAGAAGGCAAGTTCTTCTTGGGTAATAGCGAGATTTTATCTGAATCTTTCGTTAATCACGTTTTGGCAGCCGGTGTCATTAGATACGAACATAAAGAGACCGCTGAGCTATTCGTTGAAGCAGCTTCTAACGTTGATAAGTACATCGCTCTAGATTTCGTTCAGACATTTGAAAATGCTAATAACGTTGTAGATCTATTCAAACTAGAAGAAAACGTTTACACATCTACGTTCAACAAATCTACAAGAATGCAGAAGTTCACAAGAGTTAACACTGCAAATACAGCGATTGAGTACGTAACTGAAAAGACTGGTCTTGACGCTTCAATGTTCCTATCTAATCTATTAGAAGGTGAAGCAGCTGATAGAGTTGTAACTCTTAAGAAGATCGAAAATCTAGAAGAAATGATTCACTTCTTAAAGGATCAGAGAAATCTTCTAGCTGACGCAGACAGATCTATCGATGAAATCAAAGCAGCTGATGCTCTGATTGAAGGTGAGATCAAGAAGATTGAGGCAGATATTGCCGAAGTCAAATCTGCACTTTAATTTACTTTAACCCTACACGAAAAGGCCAGGAATAAACTTTCTGGCCTTTTAGGTGTATAAAAGGTATCAAATAATACACAACACAACAGTGGCTAGAAATTATCTTAATAACAAGGATCTTTACAACGAGATCGTTAAGTCAAAAGATCAGGACAAATTAACTTCTGATGCTGAAAAAATGCTGATGCTTTTGGCGGATCGAGCCATTCGTAAAATGAAATACGTCTACGATGAAGATCGAGAGGACTGTCTTCAGTTTGCGCTACTAGATATGTTGAAGTATTGGAGAAACTTCAATCCACAATACCCTAATGCATTTGCATATTTTACAGAGATTGCAAAGCGAGGTTATGCAAAGGGTTGGAATAAGATTCATCCACAAAAGTATAAGGGCACACTTTCAATCGATCGTGCAGGTTATAGAACCGAAGATGGAGAAGGTGGAATTTACACAATTTAATGTCAATTAAACGGGTTAAACCTACTAAGAAATCTGGATTCATCCAAGGTTACTATAAGCCTCACAACTTAGAAAAGTATGTGGGTCCGCAACCCGTTATTTTCAGAAGTTCATGGGAACGTAAGTTCATGATTTGGTGCGACACCAATGAAAGAGTTCTAATGTGGTCTAGTGAACCGATTGAAATCAAGTATTGGTCAACTCTTTACAAAAAAGAAAGAACCTACCACCCCGATTTTTACATTAAGATCCTAAAGGAAGATGGTTCCCAAGAGCAATTGATTGTTGAAATCAAACCCGAAGCTCAAATCACTAAGCCTGAACCACCGAAGACAAATTCGAAAAAGGCAATTGACGGTTATAAATTCTTAGCCGAACAGTACGTTACGAATCGTGATAAATATATTTCAGCTAAAAAGTATGCTGAAGACCGAGGTTGTAGGTTTGTTGTTATGACAGAAAACTCGCTTAAGTGATGGGAGAAATCAAATCTAAAATAGCAAAGTATTCTAAGGATAATGGAGGTAAGACGGCTGCTCGAAAGGCGGCCGAGGTATGGTATAACAAAGCTTTAAACTCTTTTAGAGATAAAAGTGTTGCTAAATCGAAAACTTTACCCTTTATTCCCGGTAAAATATATGTTTTCAGGTATGATAACCCGAAAACAGAACAATATCTTGCATGGTGGGACAGAAATCCCGTTGTGTTAGCGCTCGATCCAGTAGCAGGAAATGATTGCGGAATCAATCTAAATCTATTACCGGTTGAAATTAAAGAAAAACTGTTAGACGATATTTACACACGTCTCAGTGGTTCTATTAAGACACTAACGACAAGAGCAAAGGATGATGCCAATGCTCAGGGTCGATTACAAATGACTTATGCAGGTGCAAAAAGTTATTTAGACAGATACGGGTTTGGATTTGCTGTTAGGCAGTACATCCCGATGTTGAAAAGAAAGCAAGCGGTTGTTAGTTATGAGAACTGGCACCTAATTGCGTTGTGCGATTTCATAGAACTAGAAGGAGCTTCATTAGCTAGCATTCAGAGACAGTTCAGAGATTACAACAAAAAATGAAGAATATATAACGAGAAACTAGTTTTTAACACATGGCAGGTTTTGTAGAAAATAGAAACGGTCCCCTATCGACGGGCAGAAGACCATTCACTCTTAGTGATGGTCTGAAGCGACTTTCGTCGTTCGGTATGTATTATGATGATTTGGTATTGCGCCAATCTCAAGCAATCGGACCAATGGAAGCGCAATTCGGTTACGGTCAGATCAACCCGATGGGTGTTGACAATGACGACATCTATGCTGCGTTTGCAGCGTTGTCGATGACCGACACCAACATGAGAAAGCAAATTCCTTTCTTTGATAAAAACTATCCTGCTAAAAGAGATGAGCTTAGAAGATTCTCACTTCATGATGAAATTGAAGACATTCTTGACATTCTTTGTGATGAGACAGTTGTCTATGATGAAAAGAACTTTTTCTGTTATCCTGACATCATCGGATTTGATGTATCAGATGAAGTAGATGCTTATTTTAAGAGAGCATTTAGAGAAATCTATCAATACTTTGGTTTTAACCAAGATCAATCTGCATGGTACTATTTTAGAAAGTTCCTGATTGATGGTTACCTAGCGTTTGAAATCATTTATTCACCTGACCAAAAGCAGATCATTGGTTTTAAAGAACTAGATCCTGTAACCCTAATGCCAGGTTATAATAAAGAAGACGGTAAAAAGGTTTGGATTCAATATAAGGATGATCCTATTAAGGAAAGAGTTCTTTATGATGCACAGATCATTTACATCTCATACTCTTCAATTACAACTGCATCAAGAGTTTCTTATGTAGAAAGATTGGTTAGAGCATTTAACCTAATGAGAATCATGGAACACACCCGAGTTATTTGGGCAGTGACTAACGCTTCATTCAGAATGAAGTTTGTGATTCCAATGGGTGGTAAATCAAAAACACGTGCTAAGCAATCTCTAGCACAATTGATGAATAACTATAAAGAAGTCGTTGACTTTGATTGGGAATCAGGTACACTGACAACCGACGGTAAGCCAATGATGCAGTTCAACAAAGAATACTGGTTGCCTTCAAAAGAAGGTGAATCACCAGAGATTGAAACCCTAGGAGGTGATGGTCCAGATCTATCAGACACGGAAGCTCTTAAGTACTTCTCTGATAAGTTGAAGCATGTATCTAAGATTCCATTCAACCGTTTCATGTATGAAGATGGCGGTGGTGAATTCAACCTTGCAGCTGACGGTATGATTAGAGACGAAATCAAGTTCTCTAAATTTGTTAGACGTTTGAGATCAGCTTTCCAAGAAGTTCTTGTAAAGCCACTGTTCATCCAGTTGTCTATTAAATTCCCAGAGTTTGCAGATGATGCTGCATTTAGAACTCAAATCGCTCTAAGATTTAATGAAGAGAACATGTTTGCTGAACTGAAGAACATGGAAATCATGGAACGTAGAATTGACTTCATCGGTTCATTGAAAGATAACCTAGTTATTACTGATCCTGCAACGATGGAAGAAGAACACTACTTTGATATGGACTTCTTAGTTGACAGATACTTAAAACTAACTCCAGACGATAAAGCAGCTAACGATGCATATAAAGCTCGTAAAGAAGCTAAACAAGCTGGTGAAGATGATCCAGACCCAATGGCAGCGATGGGCGGAGGAATGTAACACACAGATAAATAGACTATGAAAAATCTAAAGACATTTGAACAATACTGGTCTTCAATTACTGAAGATGCTATTAAAGCCGGAGAAGAATCAGAAGTTGTGATCGACGATATGATTACAACCGATGGAACTGAAATCTCTTCAGAAGAGATCTTAGGCATTGTAATATCTTCTGAAACAGAGGAAGAAACAGTAGATAAAATGTACGATAAGTTTGGTCAATTATCATTTTCTACTGAAGACATTGAAAAGATCAAAAAGTATTTCAATGATTATCAAGCAGAAGTGAAAGAGAAAGAAAAAGAAGCTGAGAAAGAAGCTGATGGTGGAGATGGAGAGGAAGATCCTCTAGCAGATCTATAAAAAATCATTTTTCTCTTTTTTCATCAGGATATATAAACCAAATATACTATAAGGTTCATGAATCAACATAATCTATTGATCCTTGAGAGATCATCGAATACACTGGACTTCAAATCAGAAGGAGGTTCATACGTACTCGAAGGTATTTTCGGAGAGCTGGACAAAAAGAATAGAAACAATCGTATCTATACAGCTGAAGAATACTTACCACAAATCGAATCTCTACAGGAGAAAATCAAGTCATCTAAGCTATTAGGTGAGCTTGATCACCCACAAAAATTTGACATTTCTCTAAGAAACGTTTCACACGTAATCGAGGAACTTCACTACGATCAAGATTCTAAGCAAATCAGAGGTAGAATCAGACTACTAGACACAGATGCTGGAAAGCAAGCTAAAGCTCTAGTTGATTCTGGCATTCCATTGCACATCTCTTCAAGAGCTGCTGGTGTTGTTGAATCAGACGGTAAAGTTAAAATCAAGCAACTTTTCACTTACGATCTAGTTGCTGATCCAGGTTTCGAGAACGCTGAACTTGCAAGAGTAAATGAATCTTACGGACTAGCTAACGACGATCTAATTCAAATCTATGAAATTGGAGGAGTTGCTACTCTACTTGAAACAGAAACTAAAATCGAAAATAACGATACAAACATCATGGAAAACAAAGCTAGATTTATAGCGGTTGAAGATTTCAACAAGTACTCTGCCTACCTTGCTGAAGAGATCAAATCGCTTAAAGAAGCTCTAGCCGCCGTTTCTACTGAGACTATTGAAGAGAAGATGAAAGCTCTTACAGAGTACGTAGAATACGTTGCTGAAAGAGCTGACAAAGGTATTCAGTACTCTGAGTACGTTGCAGAAAAATTAGATGGTAACATCGAATACTCTAACTACTTGGCAGAAAAGTTGGACCAAGGAATTGAATACTCTGAGCACATCGCTGAGTCAGTAAATAACGTTAAGGATTACGCTAATTATTTGGCAGAATCTTACAACGAAGGTGTTACTACAGGTGAGAATGTTCAAAAGTATCTAAACTACCTAAAAGAAAACATCGAGTCAATCTCTGAATACGCTGATTACATTGCTGAAACTATTAATTCTAACCTAATCGTTGAAGAAGAAGGTGAAGGAGCAGCAAAAGATCACGAAGAAGCAGCAGACAAGAACGAGCTAGAAAACGTTGGTGACAATTCAGCTGAAGGTTCAGTTGATGCAGCTGGTGAAGAAGCTGGTGTTGAAGCTGAAGACCTAGAGGCTGACACTAAAGAGGTTTACTCTGAAGATGACAAGAAAGAACTTGACGCAGCTGATCAAGACGCACCAGAAGATGAAGGTGAAGAAGCTGCTAAAGAAGTTGTTGAAGCTGAAGAGTCAGAAGAGACTGAAGAGACTGAAGAAGTCGAAGAAGGAAGAGCTTTCGCTGCTGCAGCTAAAGAAGCTAAAGATAAAGGTGAGAAAGAATTTGAATTCGACGGTAAGACATACCCTGTAACAGTTAAAGAAGGTGAAGAAGTTGAAGAATCTGCTGAAGGTGCTATCGACGCTGAAGACCTAGAAGCTGATATGGACGAAGTTTCTTCTGAAGACGATAAGAAAATCACTAAGCAAGCTGATCAGGAAATTCCATCTGAAGAAGATGCAATCACCGATGACGCTCTAGAGTCTTACAAAAGAGAAATCTCTGAGAAGCTTTCTTCTCTAATCAACAAAGCTACTGAAAAGAAGACTAACGATCCTCACTTCTTCAAGTTTGTATCTGAATCTACTAAGACAAGATTCAACGAACTAGAAGTTGAAGACAGAACTAAAGTTCTTTCAGCAGTTGAAGGTAGAGGTTACCTAACAGAGTCACAAATTGTTACTCTAATGGAAGGTGCTCTAGTTGAAGTTGCAGGTCAAACTACTCCTTACTTTGTGGAAGCTGCTCCAGCTGAATACAAAGAGATCTGGAATAACCTATCTGAAGCTAAGAGAAATCAATTATCTGCTCAAGCTAAGATGGTGAAGCTTTCTACTCCTTACCAAGTTGCTAACTTCTGGCAAACAAGAGATCTAAGAGAAGTTGCTCCAGTTATGGAAAAGCTAACTATGATCACAGAAGCTAAGAAAGAAGAAGCTCCTAAGAAATCTATCGGTTACGATGTAACTGGTATTGGCGAAGAAATCGCTAAGAGATTTAAGAAGTAATACTAACGAGCCCAGATCCATTGGGTCTGGGCTCTTCTTATAAAACATAATCAGGTAAATAAAAAATCATATTTTTCATTTTTTTCAAAAAAATCTGAAAAGGTTATCAAATTAACTGAATATATACCCTAATCGACAAGAACGAAGAAGCAAAACGTTCAAGCATGTCGAATCAAAACCAAACGCCAAAAAAAATTATAAATTACAATGGCAAATTTAATCAATGAAGCTGAAATCAGAGCAACATGGGCTCCTATCATCGAGTCTGCTACTGGTATCAACGATTCAAACAAACTAGCTTGGATGTCAGAATACTGCCACAATCACAAGCTTTATGAAGAAGCTACACTTTCTTCAGTTCTACCATCTATGGTAAAAGGTATGGGTGCAGTTTCTTTCCCATCAGCATTCAACACTGCAGGTTCTGCAGGTGACGGTTCTGGTGACAAGTCTCCATCACTACTTCCTCTAGCAATGCAAGTTGCTGCACAAACTGTAGGTCTAGATCTAGTTCCTGTAGTTCCTATGGCTGGTCCAATGGGTCTACTTTCTTACCTAGACTTCGTATACGACGGTGGCGCGAAGAGAGATGACGCTAAACTAGCTAACGTATACTACTTCTCAACTGATTCAGGTACTGGTGCTGATATCGCTGGTGGTGCTACTCACGCTGCATACGAGTTCGTTGGTACTTCAAGAATCGACGGTAACGACATCTACAAGGTGATCGGTACTGCACTAATCGATGCTAACGTACAAGCTGACTTCAGATTGGCTGTAGCTGTTCCAGCTGCAACAGTTGAACTAGTTAAGGCTCTAGAAGACCACATTCCTGGTTTCTCTGCATCTAACGCTGCTGGCGATCCTTTCAAGAGAGAAGACGGTGAGAGAAAGGCTGAGAACATCATGGGTCTATCTCTATTCTCTAAGTCAGTTGCTGCTGAAACTTTCCAAGTTGCTGCTGCAGTTACTAGAGAGCAAGTTCAAGATCTTAAGCAATTCGGTGTTGACGCTGTAGCTCAAGTTGAGGCAGTTCTAACTAACGAACTAACTCAGTCAATCAACAACCTAATCCTAAGAGAAATGAAGGTTCTAGGTTACAGAAACGTTAAGTCTGTATTCCCAGCAGCTCCTCTTAATGTACTTGGTAATTCAACTGGTTTCGACCTAAAACTTCCTGCTGCTGCTGATCTAGCTGGTGGCGAGACTGTTGCTTCAGTTCACAGAAGACTTCTTTCACAGATTCTAGCTGCTGCTAACTTGATCGCTAACAGAGGTAGAAGAGGTGCTGGTAACTTCGCAGTTGTTGGTCCACAGACTGCAACTGTTCTTCAAGCTGTAGCTGGTTTCGTTGCAAACCCAATGGCTAACACTATCTCTCAAGCTGCTGGTGCTATCTACCCTGTAGGTTCTGTTGCTGGTATCAATGTTTACACTGATCCAAGAAAAGCATGGGACGATTACACTGTAGTAGTTGGTAGAAAAGGTGATGGTAACTCTCCAGGTCTAGTATTCATGCCATACCTAATGGCTGAATCAGTTCAGACTATCGCAGAGGGTACTATGGCTCCTAAGATTGCTGTTAAGTCTAGATTCGCTCTAGTTGAAGCAGGTTTCCACCCAGAGACTCAGTACGTATCATTCGAAGTTACGAATGACGCAGCTGGTGCTACTTGGTCTAACCTACTAAACCTAGCTTAATCTTTAGATTTAGTATAATCCTTCTTGAAGGGCTCCAGAAATGGAGCCCTTCTTTTTTTATAGGATATATAGGTTATAGATAAAAATACATCTACAACTATGAAATTAAAGATGAAATCTGCGATCAAGCTTTATGAATCTTTCTTAAAGGAAGGTGCTGAAGCCCCTGCCGCGGCAGAAACAACGTCCGCTACTTCAAGAGAGGCGGTTATTAAAGATGTCGATACTATCATCACATCACTAGAAACTCTAGTTTCTCAAGTATCTGAGGAGCTAGAAGAAGAATTCAATACTCCTGAAAAAATTGAAGAAGCCGGCGACGACAACATTATCGTTCAATGGATTACTTCAATGAAAGCCGTTAAAGCTCAAAAGAAGGTTAATAACATTAAGGTTAATAAAGTTGCTCTTGAGATTGCAAGGGATGAAGCTCCAAACACAGAGCAAAAGAACAAGATCAAAGACAGGGAAACCCTTCTTACCAGTCAAATCAAATCTCTACAAGATGCTGTCAATGATAGATTTGCTAACAAAGGAGGTTTAGTAGATAAGAAATTATCAAACGCTAAAATTGAAGGAGAGCTAGCAGTTATCAAAGCTCACTCAGGTGCAGGTATTGATAAAAAAGAAGCTGGTGATTTAAAGCAAAGAATGGCCGATCTTCAAAAAAGATACAAAGAAAATGAAGCTGCTCTAAAAGAGCTTGAACCTTCTGAAGAAGATAAAAAAACAGCTGCGAAATCTGCGCAAGATAAAAAGGATCAAGAAGCAGCTGCGGCGGCGAAAGCTAAAAAAACATCCAATAATGAACCTCAACAGGAACCTGAACAGGAACCTCAACAGGAACCTCAACAGGAAGAACCTAGAAAAGACGATAACATGGAGGCAGATATTGCTCAATATGATCAGAATATCAAAGATGAAATGGCAAGAGAAGCTGATCTTAAGAAGAAGCTAAAATCAGTTGAAGACGAAAAGGCAAAGTCAACCGATCCCGAATCTTTCGACGAAAAGATCATCAATATTAAAGCCGAAATCGATAAGTCTAAACAAGATATTAAACAGATGAAAGATGCTAAATCTGCACTGGTTAAAAAGACTGCTACAAAAGAATCATTGATTCTAAGGGCTGAAGAATTGGGTTTAAATGAACTTGCTTCTGAAATTTCAGAAAAAGAAGAATGGCAACTAAACGGAACACCTTTATATTCCAAGTACGATGCTAAAATTAAAAAGGTAGAATACTCTAATTCTTTAAACGAATCACGTTACACTATTAACACAGTTAAAGATAGATTTGCAAAACTAATCTAATCTCTTTCGAGGATTAGCATTCTTTTTGAACACTTTCATCAGCTCCTTCTGTTCATTCAGGAGGAGCTGTTGACATTTTTGGCGAAACTCAAGTGAAGATTTCAGTACACTCTGGTTAATGCCAACCTCAAGGGCATCCCAATACTCTGGGTGTACAAAGTTTCGAGCGCTAAAGTCACCCATCTTAGATTTGATCGGACGTCCAGAGATTGCGCAAGCCCAATCGATCGATCTATAAGAATCGTATACATCGTCGATCTTTTTAAGATCACCTTCAATCCAGTCATAGAACAGCTTGGTCTTGTGACGATCATTTGAACCTCTGAATAATCCTAATACAGCCTTCAGTTTCTGCTCATCCTTTACAAAGTCTTTGATGTTTGGATGTTCTAGTAGAAAACGCTTATGTAACTTGGACAGGGTTTCAAACGCAACTCCATGTTTGCCCCTGACCCCGTCTTTATATTTGATGTGCGGATATTTCTTAGCGTATGCCATTGAAACTAACTGTAAGCTGTGAGGTATAACCTCTGTAAACGTGTAAATTATGCAATCATTGACGCAACTCTTTACTGAAAAGTACCGTCCAAAGAACTTGGACCATTTGATTCTACCCGAACGAGTGATGAACAAGTTCAAAGATGGAATCCAACAGAACATGCTGTTCGCTGGAAGCCCAGGGACTGGTAAAACATCAACTGCTAAGGCAATTGTCAATCAGTTTGAGTTACCTTACCTATATATTAACGCTTCAACAGATACATCAGTTGATGTTATCAGAACTCGTATCACTGACTTCTGTTCAACCATGTCAATCCTAGATGACCGAAATAAATTCAAGGTAGTTATTCTTGATGAGGTCGATGGTGTATCTGATCAGTTCTTCAAGGCTCTTCGTGCTACGATGGAACAATTTGCTTCCAACTCACGATTCATTGCAACATGTAACTACATTAACAAGTTACCAGATCCAATTCTTAGCCGATTTGAAGTCATTAACTTTGACTTTGATAAGAATGAAGAAGCTGAATTAACTAAGAAATACATTCGCCGCGTTCATGAAGTTTGTAAAGACGAAGACTTGACGATTGAAAAAGATGCATTGGTTGAGTTTGTTCGTCGTAACTTCCCAGACCTTCGCACAACTTTAAACAAACTTCAAGGTTATAAGTCACAGGGTACCACTTCAATTGGTATCGAAGATGTAAAACGATTCAACTCGGTCTATAAAGACGTGTTTGAACTCATCTTTAACGAAATGGATCCAGTGAAGAACTATAAGCTTCTCGTTAGTGAATACTCTAATCGTGTTGATGATGTTCTACAATCACTAGGACAAGACTTCATTGAATACATCAAGCAAGAAAAAACACAGGCTGCAAGATTTATTCCTCAAATCATCATTGTTGTCGCTGAGCATCAAGCTCAACGAATCAATGTGATTGATCCAGTTATTACAATGTTGTCATGTATTTACAAAATACAAACAATTATTAAGCAATAATTTCCTCGGGTCACCGGAATTTGTTATATTAGCCCTATAAAGATAAAAGTTATGAAATTAGGCAAACACACGTTAATGATCGATGGCAACTACTTTGTATACAGCCGTCTATATGTCATGCCTCGTAGCAAGTCCGGTAAACTGTTAGGAGATGAAAAGGAAAAAGCACAGTTCATGCGCAAGCTGTGTATCGATATTGCCAGCGAAATTCGTAAAATGCGACCTTTCATTGATCAGGTTGTTGTTGCTGTTGATTCTAAGTCTTGGCGTAAAGATCTGTTTCCTGAAGCTGAATACAAGGGTACTCGTGTAGCCGATGACTCAGTCGATTGGGATGCAGTGTATAGTGTATACGATAGCTTTCGTACGGTTCTTCAAAAACAGGGTGTTATTGTTCAACAAACTAATGGTGCCGAAGCTGACGATATTCTGTTTGCATGGGCAACTGAATTAAACAATCAGGGCCGCAATTGCATCGTATGGACAGGCGACCGTGATCTTATTCAATTGGTTGATTACACCCAAGCCACTGATGGTTATACTCTTTGGTACTACAACACTAAACGTAATCTTATTGCATTTAACGGTTTCACCGCTCTATTAGAGGGTGAGTCTAATGATACCAAGTCTGATGATGACTTACTATTTAACCTATCAGGTTCTGACATCGCAGGTAGTCTTAAAGATGATATTAATGATTGGGTTAAACGTAATCGCGTTAGTATTGAAGAAATAGATTCACGTGAATTTCTGTTCAAAAAGATTCTTATCGGTGATAAATCAGATAACATACCTTCAGTTGTCACTTACGATAAGCAAATGAATAATGGCAAGCATCGTACCTTTTCAATCACAGAAAAGCAATCTGAAAAGATTCTTGCACAATATGAAAAAGACTATGGTAGTTTTCAGGTAGAACATTTGTTCATCAAAGAAAATCGTCAGCACATGTGCGATGTAATCTATAGGTCGGTTGGTAACTCAAACGTAGAACAGATTGCTTCTAATTTGATGCAAAACATTCAACTAATGTTTCTTCACGTTCGCATCATACCAGAACCTATTCTAAAAGCAATCTATAAGGAAATCTCTAAGCCTTATGATAGTCCTAATTTCCATAATCTATCACAGATGGAACGCATCCTTGAAGGAACGGGCTTTACTGATCGCGATAAACAAGTCGTACCCAAAGGAATGGATCCCTTTAGCGGTCTAAAATTAGTTGATGAAAAGCCAAAGAAGGAAGATCAACCTAAGACTAAGAAGCTGAACGAATTGTTCTAAACTTAACATATTTACGGGGTATAATTAATATGCTGGACGAAACTAAATTGTTCGACTTCATTAAAATGATGTTCGAAAAACCCAAAGAGTACGATGCTATTAAACAGCATAATAAGAAGCGTCATTTCTTTATGATCAATCGTTTCTTTTCGATTAAGTTTCCTGATAATGCAAACGCGTTCAATCTTAACGGTATTGAAGGTTCTCACGTGGTTGATAGTTGGAGAATGGTCGCAGGTAGATTTAAAGGCGTTCCAGGTTGGATTTACACCAAGACCAAAAAAGCTTCACCGTCTGCAGCCAAAGTAAAAGATCAATATATACCTTCAGACGAAGCAGTTAAATTCTATATGACCAAAAATGAAATTGGCAAAAGAGAATTTGAAGAACTGAAAAAGTTTGCGCAATTTGAATTGTACAAAGACCTTCAAATGATTGAAAAATCAATCAAAGTTTATTGATGAAAATATACAACTCATCCGACTTCGTAGATGTGATTGACGTGACGCTGTTCAAGTATAATCACTATGATAATTTGATTTGGACTAAATGTCTGAATCAGTTGGACTACATGAGGGTTGACGATGAATCTATTTTAGTTACTCCATATCAATTGGAGACGATGTTTGAATATAACTTTGAGAAAGAAATTAGACGTATTAAGGCCATCACCTTTGAGTTGATTCACAAGGATGCTTCATCTCTATTCTTTCTTCACAAGATTGTTGAAGATTTTGGCAGATTAAAATGGATCAAATTAACACTTTCCAAGCGTAGAAACTTTAGTAGAGTAATTGAAGATTTTGAAAATACAACTCGACAAATAAAGTATTCTTATAAGATTCTTAGAGCGACCGTTAGATTGAGCGAATTTATTGATGTTCATGAAATTAAAAAGATCAATCCACTGTTGAGATCTGCTGGTTTGATTGGTGAAAAGCCATACAACTCAATGCCTATTAAGCGATTGACTATGGGAGTTGAAAGTATTTTAGGTTCAGAAGACATGTCTGATCAAACGGCCGAATCCCTTGCAATGATTTTAGACATCATTGACCATAAACTGGAAGGTGATAATCCTGAAGTACTTTTAGTCACGGATTGGTGAGATATATAAAAGAAAGTCTCACTTTCTGAATGAAAAAACTACGCGAATTACTAAAGGATTTTGGTAAGCGTGAGGAGTTGGTTTACATTGTTGTTCTGTTATGGATTACAATGGGAGTTCTTGGAGCTTATAAAGATACTGATTTCACTCAACTTGCAGCCTACTTTGGTTCACTAACAGCATACGTTGCAACTTATATCTGGGGAGAGTCTCGTAGGCCAAGTGAAAAGACTGGTTTAATGAAAGAGGGTCCAAACTCTAGACGAGAAGTAATGATATACATTATCGTTGCTCTATGGACCATTGTTGGTGGATTTGCAATATGGTTTAAGGCTAATTTGAGCGATCTAGCAGTTTACTTCGTATCACTTACGGGTTTCATTGCATCTTGGATTGCGGGTGAAGTTTACAAACCTCAGGATATTGTCAAATCTAAACCGGTTTCAAAGCCAACTTTCAGTCAGAAACCATCGGTTCCAAAGATCATTGGTGAAGAACCTTCCGACGAGGCCAAAAACATTGAAGTATAAATAGTTTATGGTAACTGGCTCAACAGCAAATGAGATCGGAGATTTCATCATTGGAAAACTTGTCGATCCGTATGAAAACGTAATTCGTGTGACAGATTGGTCTATTTTGGCCGGTCTAAGTAACGATTATACGGTAGGTAAAATTAGTTTTACTGAAGGGTCTACGACCGTTTCAGGGTACGGTACTAATTTTAATCTAAGTCCTGGTGATTCTATCATCGTAGGTAATCACGTACTTGAAGTTGCACTTCAAGTTACTCCACTTCACATTGAACTTGCTGATCCAGCACCTTTCACTGCATCGATGGCAACTTTCATGATTTTGCCAGATGCAAACAATGAGTTTATTTACGAATACCGATGGTCTCACACTAATGAAGAATTCAGTGAATTCAAATTATTGACCAAAGATATGAATCCTGGTGATCTGATGTTTATCGCATGGGATGGAACGAGACCACTTTGGATTGACGTTAAAGGTACTGTTGATCGTTTAACGCTAGGTGCGTCATTAACGATGATCAGTATTACGTTCACACTTGAAACCACTGAAGGAGAAATCATAGCTTGTCCACAGTATTGCTTAGGATGCGATGATCCATATTCATATATTGGTTGCGCCAACATTAAACCATGTACGACTGATGAAAATATCTTTAAGCCATACGAATTAAATAAGAGCGATAATCTGTACAGACAGCTTGTAGAAATTTCAACTGACATCTTTGGATGGCCAGTAAGATATTACAGAACTGAACCCGATGAAAGAACCAGAGACGTTACTTTCATGGAGTATTCTTTGTTTAACGTAGTTGCCCAAGGAGACGTTAAAGTTTCGGTTCCAGATAATGAAATGCCAACACAACAAATCAATTACGACATCTTCGGCATGGGCTTTGAAGATTTTGAAATTCACATTGCTGACTATCAATTTGAAAAGACTTTCGGACCATTTAAGAGACCAAGAGTTAAAGATTACTTGTACTTCCCAAAACTAAACAGGATGTACGAGGTCAAATCTGTGTCACTGGCAGATGAGTTCAATGTTAACCATACATACTGGAGAGTGATGCTAGCGAAATATCAAGATCGTTCGGCGGTTATCAAGTCTCCAGAGGCAGAAGCAGAATTGCAAGACCTAGTAGTTGGAATGGATGACATTTTTGGAGCTGAAATTCAGGACGAGAGCAAAAAGGTTACAAAGCCGCAACAACTTCAAGGAGTATCTCATATTTGGGAAGATGGCGTTAGAACTGGTGCAAATGCCCTAGTTAAAATAGTTGACTATGATTTGAAAAACAGATGGACAATTGTATCTAAGCATCACTATAATCTAAGTACTGTTCCAAATGATCAGACTGCAGTTGAATATATTCAACCTGCAAAACAAACGCAAGAAGAAAACTTAGCATTTACATTCTGGGTTCAACCGACCTTTGATAACTTAGATACAACCAAATATGTTTTGATCCAAGGCGAACAGTTTGGCGTTGGTTTAACGGCAAGACTTTCATCATCAAAATTAGAGTTGATGATTAATAATCAACCATACACTTTCATGCACGGTATGATCATGTCAACTGACGAATGGTATGCGATTGTTATCAATCTATCAAACGACTTTAGAGAAATTGGAGTGTATATGTACTATCTAAATGAACAACTCAATTACGTTAGACCACAAGATGGTAATAACAACCTTGAACTTCAATTTAGAGAAATTAGACCTACAACACAATCATTTATTTGGGATGTGGATAGAGGTTATCAATTAAGAGGTGGTAAATTAAAGATGACAAACATTAGAATTTGGAAAAAGACCATTGAGGAAGAACAACATTCCAATGTGTTAAACCAATCTCTAGTTAGAGACGCACAATACGCATTGGTGATAGATAACGCCATTCCATCTCTTTCGTACCAACGATATAGAAACGCAAGATGATCATACGATACTCTGAATTTCAAGCCCTATATGAAAAGGGAGCTAAACTTGACGGAGTTGCAAGTCAACTTCTAAAAGATTGTTTTAAGAAGTGGGTCACTGACCATAAATCTGGTAAAAGTCAAGGTAGCTTCTATCAGCAAATAGAACTTCCAGGATTGGAGTTTGATTTTGACGCAAACATTCATTTCAAGTCAAAGGGATTTGACATTCACAATACAACCGGAGCAGACGGTCGAGACATCGATGACGATGACGAAGATCAAACACCTTACATCATTATTGACTTTGACGTTAACCCAAAGTGGTTACCAGGGTATTGGTCTGAAATTTATATGCACCTTGCAGATGTTATTAGACATGAAATTGAACACATCACACAAGACGGTCCAAACATTGGCAATTATAGGGGTGGTAAACCGAATGAAGACGATCAACAGATGAGACTGTTAATTAAGTCTGGAATTCTACCACAACACATGTATCTATTGCTACCAAAGGAGGTTGATGCAAATCTTCAAGGTTTAAGATACGAAGCCAAGAAAAGAAAGATGTCAATGATTGATACTGTCAATCAATACTTAGACACACAGGATTACCTAACCCCTGAAACCAGAGAAGAGGTGATCAACCACTGGAGATTCAGAGCCGAAAAGATCGGCGGTATTCCGAAGTTCTGATATATACTACCAGAATAACTTATTACCATTATGTCGGATAAGAAAACTCTTCGTTCCCAAGCGGACGAGATTAGAAATGAATTGGATAGTTTGATCGGAGACAATGAATCCCTTGAAGGAATCATTGACGTAGATCCACAGCTTCCAGCACACCATAGACCAACATTTAACTTCTTAGAGGTTAAAACTGGTGCAGATAAACAGGCTAAAAAGACCATTGATGCCTTGATGAGGTTCTATCTAGATTCCGACATCATTGAACATAATGAATACGTTAAAGCCAAGAGAAAGATGGACGAGATGACGATGTCATCTCTAGTGTATCAACTCCAAGCGGGTGAAAGAGCACTAACTCGTTTATTAGAGACCATCGAGGATGGCGACATGGCTCCTAGGATGTTCGAGGTTCTTGCAACCCTACAAAAGTCAATGTTGGACATCATCAAATCACAAACGATGTATTTGATGGCAACTGAAGAATCAATGAAGCGTATCGCTAGAGATTCTGAATTATATCAGGAAAAGACAAATCGTCAAATCTCTGAGGACTTTAACAATGAAAAGGGTTCATCTAACGTTCAGCGTGGAACCAAAGATCTGATGTCAAAGATTCAGGCTTCAATCGCAGGTAACGTCGAAGACGCTGAAATTGAAGAAGATACAACAGATAACACTGAAGAATGAGCGATTACGTAGGAGATAACGTTTGGATCCCAAAGGATAACGATGATTCCACCGCAGCAAAACTAGTATGGTCATCTAAAAAGGTATCTGATCTAGTAGTTGCGATGGACCAGGGTTATCGTCCAAAGATTTCTTTGCCCTTCTATGAGGGTAAACAATTTCTACGAAAGGGTAACATTGTATTTGAATACACTGACGAAGAAATTCAAGAACTTGCAAAATGTGCAAGTGATATTGTATACTTTGCTGAAAAGTATGCAGTGGTTATGACTGACGAAGGTATTCGTAAAGTTAAGCTTAGAGACTATCAAAAGGACATGTTACGTAACTTTCAAAATGAAAGATTTAATGTAGTTCTAGCTTCTCGCCAAATGGGTAAAACCGTTACAGCTTCAATCTTTAACGCATGGTACCTAACTTTCCAAGTTGACAAGAACACTCTACTTCTTGCGAACAAGTCAGATACAACTAAAGAAATTATCGATAAGGCCAAAACCGTAATTGAGAACCTACCCTTCTTTATGAAACCGGGCATTATTAAGTATGACGTTATGAACGTTAAAGCTGATAACGGTTGTCGTCTTGTAGGTCAATCTACCACTGCTAAAGCAGGTATCGGTTTTACGATTCACACTCTATTCTTGGACGAGTTTGCACACATTCACGGTTCAATTGTAGATACGTTCTATGAAAACGTATATCCTACCCTGTCGGCGTCAAAGGTATCACGTATCATCATCACTTCTACACCTAACGGTTTCAATAAGTTCTATGAAATCTATTCAGCTGCAGAGAAGGGGCTAAATGCCTATAAAGCCACTCGTATTGACTGGTGGCAACACCCCGACAGAGACGATGAATGGTATGAACGTGAATTAGGTAACCTGGGCTCTGAAGAAGCCTTTAACCGCCAATACGGTAATGAATTCGTATCATCATCAAACCTACTATTTGACCCCGTAACGATGAAGAAACTTCGCAAGGGAATGGCTAAATACGAATACGAAGATCTTGAAGAGTTTGAAAACATTCACATGGATTTGAAGGGATACCTTGGGTTTGCTCCGGATTTTGATGTTGAATACGCAAAGGAAGAAGGTAGATATTATGTGTTCTCAGTTGACATTGCCGAAGGTAACGGTGGCGACTATTCTGTAATCAACCTATTCGAGATAGTGCCAATGAAAAAGAAGCAAATGAAGTACGTTCAAAACCCAGGGGCAATGTACGATTTCTTCACGTTAAAGCAGATTGGTCTATTTAGGTCTAATGAGCACGTAATTGAAGACTTTGCTAAAGTACTTTATACCCTATCAGTTGAAATCTTTGAGCCTGAGAACGTTAAATTGATCATTGAATACAATACCTATGGTTCTATTCTAATTAAGTATTTGACAACTCTATTCCCACAGAGAAACGAGTTTGATGAAGAGATGATTGTTAGATTCAGACACCGCCACGATGCAAGGGTTTTGAAACCAGGCATTAGAGTCAAATCCGACAATAAACCTGTGATGTGTCAGAACCTTAAAAAGCTAGTTGAGGGTAATAGAATTGATTTCACTGAACATCAAACAGTAACAGAAGCATCAATGTTCGGTACTCTTGTAAATGGTTCTTATGGTGCTCAACATGGTAATGACGATACTCTAATGACGTGTGTCACGATCACTGAATTCTTCTTAACAGTTGATTACGCTGACTTCATTGAAGAGGTTCTTGATCACATTGATGAAGAACTTCACAACTACATGGAGAAAATTCTTTATAAAGATCAAAACACTGACGGAGATCTACAATATGACATTTATGATCTGTTGAATTGATAAATTGTCGTAGTTTCCTTGATATATAGTTAAAGCAAAAAAAAGTCCAATATAAAATTATGGCACTAAGTCCACAACTTCTACAATTCAAGAGCTCTGGTGTATACAGACTTGAATTCGATAAGTCGCAGACTGTCAACATTCCAGCCGAAACAATCAGATTGATTGTTGGTCACTCTAAGAAAGGACCATACAATTCTCCTGTTTTGATCGACTCAGTTGAACAGTTCATCAATGTTTTTGGTAGCATTGATCGCAACTTGGAGAAAAAAGGCATGTTCTTCCACAGATCAGCTCTTACAGCTCTAACAAGAGGTCCTATCCTAGCTCTTAACCTAGCTAAATTTGATAGCAATGACAAAATTTCTTATGCAGCACCTGTAACTGATGCTTCAGATGCACTTTCAACTGCAATTGAGAATGAAAATGAGTACTCAAAGTTTTTCAACATTGAAAAATTCTGGACTCCTTCTGACGACGCAGTTAACAATGTAGTCGGTAATGCTATTAAAGGTAACGTTCTAAGATTTGCTAACATTAAGCAAGATCCTATCACTGTTATTGTTAGACAAGCACAAGACGTTAAACCTTTCAATATCACTGCAAGAGAGTGGTACGGAGAAGGTAACGTTCCTGCATACCTAAATGACTTTGATTATATGTCAGACTTCATGGTTGACGTATTCGTATTCAAAGGAGGCTTTGATGCACTTGTAATGGACACAGATCCTATTTATGGCGAATTCTTTACAGCTGATGGTCTAGATAAGACTAAGCTTGCTGAATTTGCTAACCTAAGACAAGTATCTCTAATTGCACAATACACTGGTTCTATTCTTCCAGGTTTCACAGATCTAGAAGGCAACCAAATGTACGTTGAGACAATGATCAATTCTGAAGCAAGAAGAACAGGTTTGTTCTGCGCTGTTCTAGAAGATGCAGTTCTTGACGAAGCAAACGGTACTGCAGTTGATTTAATCGGTCACACTGGTGATTCTCTAGACGCTCTATCGTATTCTTTAACTACAGGTGATAGAGATGTTATGATTGATGCTGCATGGGTATATGCTGCTGGTTCAAACACCGCAACATTCACATACCAGGGTATACTTACTCCACCAACGTTTGATCTAAAGGTTGGTCACTACATTCATGCTGACGCTACCAATAGACTTGCTAAGGTAACTAGAATCATTAAAAACGTTATTCCAGCTACTACAGCACCAGCACCTCCGGCAGATCCAATTACAACTTACACAGTTTACGTACATACGACACCAGCTGCAGTATTTGCAGGAGCTTATTCTTCATACGAAGAAGCAACTGCTGTCTATTACCCATTCGTTCTAGATGGAGCGAAGATTGGTACACAGTCTATCCTAGATTGCCTAGACGCAGTAAACACTGGTACAAACCTAGGTAACACTCTAGCAGACAAAGATAACATCACGTACAGATACATTGTTGATACATTTGGTTCTTATGAATCTGCGAACGGTATTCTAAATAAGTCACAGCTTTCAAACCTAGCTAAGACTAGACAGAATGCTTCTGCCATCCTAAACGCGCCAATGATCTTTGAATTCAAAGCATCTACAAACCCATCTTTCATCGATGATAATGGTGCATTCAATGTAAATTACGTTGCGAATGGCGGTAACCTAGACAAGAACCCAACTTCATTGTATTCTCTACCTTCAATCAACGAAGGTGCTAACTTTGCATTCTACTACGGTCCAGGTCTAGTTGTTAGAGAGAACAATAAAGATCTAATCGTTCCTCCAGCATCTTACGTTTCTAACAACTTCATTGACAAGTACACTGATTCTCTACCATGGGCAATCGTTGCTGGTCCAAGAAGAGGTGTAGTTTCTGGTTCTGGTGTATCAGGCGCAGAATACGCATTCGACAAGGCGGACAGAGATGTTCTTGAGCCATTCGGTTACAACCCAATCGTCTTCCAAAGAGGCGTTGGTCTAACAATTCTCGGTAACAAGACTGCACAGCAGTCTGTTCAATCAGCGCTGTCATCGGCTCACGTAAGGGAGGTGTTGATCTTCATACAGGAAGGTATTGCCAACATTCTTAAGGATTACGTATTTGAGTTCAACACTGCTCAAACAAGACTTGAAATTAAAACTCTAGCTGACTCATTTATGGAATCAGTTAAAGCTGACTTTGGTGTTTACGATTACAAAAACGTAATGGACACTACAAACAATACCAATGATGTGATTGATGCAAATATGGGTATCGTCGATACTTATGTTGAACCAGTTAAAGGTCTAGAGATTGTTGTTCACAGAACTACGATCCTAAACACTGGAGAAATCTCAACTGGTAACTTCAGCTAATTAGATATATAAAAAAAGCTTAAGAAGAAAATGCCTTTACCACACTATTCAAACGATCAGACCAGCAGAAAGGGTAGAAACTTTGAACCAGTACAACAGTCACTGTTCGAAGTAACAATTATCCCACCTGCAGGTGTACAAGGTGCTAACATGCTTCTTCAGCAAGTTAAGTCAATTTCTGGTCTAGCAATCAACAAAGAGATTGGTACTCAGGAGCAGAAGTTTAAGTTTGTAACACGTTCATTTGCATCTCAACCAGATTCAACTGCACTAGACGTTGCAATCGCTTTCGAACTTAACTTGAACGAAGCTAACGAAGCATACGTATACAAGACGCTAAAACAATGGTATAATTTGATTTACAATCCAAATACCGGTGCTTTTGGCCTAAAGAAAGATTACGTTGGTACTATCATCGTAACACAATTTAACAGAGCAGGTGACATCTTTAGAACAGTTACTCTAGAAGATGCGTTCATTTCATCAGGTCTTCCATTCCTAGAGGGTGGTGACTATTCAGACGCAGCTCCTCAAACCCTAGAGGTTACTTGGAGAGTTGATTCTTGGAAAGAACAACTTGCATAATTTTATAAAAGAGGAGCAGGTTCATAAGATCTGCTCCCTTTTTTGACACTTTTTAAAAGATAATATCTTATCAAGGTAGTATGAACGATACATCAAAGCTTACCAAAAAACTTCAGGTTCTTCTGTCTGAAGATGAGGTGGCAATTCTCAACAGAATCATTCTTAATGACGCAATTGAAAACGGATCAAGACCAATTTCAATGTCAGCTTTCATTAGAGAATTAATCCGACTTAAAATCGAATCTACGTCAGATGATCAGAAGACATTTGACAAAACCAGGTTAAAGCAACTTAAAAACAAATAATTATGAGCGAAGAAAACGATTACAAATCAATGGTTGACGAGAAAGACGGCATCGTTGAAGAAGTAAAAAAGAACGGTCTTGGCAAAGCGTCAATGACTAGGTTTAACAATGACACATTGGATTCAGACATTCATTTGGGATATGTTGATGTTAAAGTCGAAGATGTACCATCTGAGGGTATGTTTTATCCAGTCGATACTTCAATTAAAATTAGATCTGCGAGAGTAGCTGAAATTAGACACTTCTCAACACTTGACGAAAGCAACATTCTCGATATCGAAGAAAAGTTAAATCAAATCATTAAAGGTTGTGTCAGAATTCAATCAGGTTCAAGAATTCTTTCATATAAGGACATCCTTGAGGAAGATAGAATCTATTTACTTCTTTTGATCAGAGATCTTACTTTTCCTGAACCAGAGAATAAAATCATGATTAAGCATCAACACGATGGTAAAAACATGGATGTAGAATTATCAATTAAGTACCTTCAGACCGAAGATATTGATTCAGAGATTGCTCCATATTACAGTGAAGAAGCTCGCGCATTTGTTATTCAAACTAAATCTGCAGGTGAAGTTGTAATGAGACCACCTTCAATCGGTGTGATGGAAGAGGTTACAAAATTCATTCAACTTCGTCAAAGAGAGCGTAAGACGTTTGATCAATCATTCTTACAAATTCTTCCATACATTACAACTGATTGGAGAGGATTTGGTTCTAAGGTTATTTTTGAAAAAGAAATTGAGTTCCAGGGTTGGAATGAAAAGAAATACATGGTCATCTATAGATTAGCTGAAAAGATGAAGGTCGGTGTTAAAACTGATTTGAAAGTTGACCACGAGGGTGAGGAGGTCCTCGTACCTATGAACTTTCCCGGTGGGATCAAATCTCTTTTCCTTATTTCAGATCTCTCTGGAGAACTTCTTTAAGACTAAGTTCTATCTTGCGCATCACATTCGACTACAACCGAGTGAGATTGAACAGATGCCATACTATGAGTACTGGTATTATGTTAAGCACCTGATAGACCACTTAAAAGAGCAAGATAAATCAAATAAGAAGGAACAAGAGCAGTATGATGACCAATCTGCTGAAATGAAGTCACAAGCTAAAATGCCAAAGATGCCAAATTACGGTAACTTTAACGCAGGTAGCATGGGAGGAATGAAGATGCCTTCAGTTAAAATGCCAAAGCTCTAATATATAGACTAGAGTAAAAAACATCTATGCTAAATAAGTGAAACTTTTCAGTTCTCCATTCGAGAAACTTTCATCTCAAAGTCTTCAAAACATTGAAACCGCCACTAGGGTGACAGCAGAGTCTGTTTCACCCGGCGGTGCTTTGTTGGGTAAGATTGAAGAAATGATCGGTTACTTGAAAAAAATAGAAAAGAATACATCTGTATATAAATCTCCACTGACTGGTTTAGATAAAGCTACATTAAAGCTAATTGGTCCAGCAGCTCAAGGCATTGCACAGGCTTTTAAAATTATCATTGATTCTATAAATGCCGCTCCGTCTGGAGAACAAATGGAGAAAAAGATCAATTCAGTCGTCAAGGGTATATCAGCCGTTGTAGGACTAGGTAAAGCTATTTTCAAATTTGCAGCAATGTTGGCGCTTTCACTTCCTCTATTAATCATAGGTATGGTGGCCCTACCATTAGCGGCCTTCATGATCTTAGCAGTTGCCAGTATATTCTTTTTGATCCAGGCAATGGGCATTGATAGAACAATCAAAAAGGTTGCAACAGGATTAGCTATTGCAGGTTTAGCATTTATAACACTTTCAGGTGGATTGGCAGTGAGTTATCTAATCATTGAATCTACGTTCGGTGGAGTTGGTAATGGAGCCATTGCTAGTATGGGAGTTTTCCTAGCTGTCTTAGTTTTAGGAACCGCAATAGTATTTAGTATCGCAGGTCTTTTATCACCGCTTATTCAACGAGGTGCAATCGCGATTGGATTGTCGAGTCTACCGCTTTTAATTTTAGCAGCTTCATTTGCGATTTTTAGAACTGCCGTTCCACCAACCTCAGAAGGTTGGACTACGATTGCTCAAGTCGGAGCAACTGTCACCGGACTTGGAGTTTTAATGGCAGCTGCCGGAGCCGCTGCAGTACTTATTATTCCTGGCGCGGCAGCAATGGTGATATCGGGTTTAGCATTATTATTAGTCTCTGCTGGATTTGCAGCCATTGCAGCTGTAATGAAACCTGGAAAGTTTGATTATTTGTTAGCGGATTCAGGCCATGTAACCGAAGGTTTCTTAGGGTTTGGTGCTGGTAGAATGATGTCAAACATGGAATGGGCAATTCTATCCCTTGCACGATCGTTTACATTACCTGTTAAATCAATTGCTTCAATGTATGCCGCTGCGCCGGCCTTGATCATGTCAGGTTTAGCTCTAATATCGATTTCGAAAGGTATCGAAAAGTTTCAATCGATGCAAATTGATTATGAAACTCTACCTGGTCAAATTGATAAAGTCACGACTGTTTTAGCCGACTCATTTGCTAAAGTGGGCATGAAATATCCTGGAGGAGGTGCTGGACTAATCGGTGCAATGTTCGGTAGCGGTTCAGATACATCTGTGGTTGCACAAGGTATTTCAGCTGTTTCGGGTATGGGTAGAGCACTAACCGGTATTGCAACTGGAGTACAAGAAATGGCGTTACTAAGATTCCCTACTAAGTGGGATAAAAACGGTAACCCTATTGCATTTAGACAGCTAAAGGATGAAGACTTTGACGCCGTCACTCGCAACACTCAAAAAATCGTAGTTGCTCTATCATCTACATTTGGTAAGATTGGCGCAATGCCAGAAGCAGCTGACCCATGGGGTTGGTTTGGTAACTCAAAGGTAGAAGAAGGTATTGAGATTGTTCAAAAGATGTCAGATCCGCTGGTTAAATTGTCAGAGTTCATTAAAACGTTTTCTCAGCAAGAAATTGATGTTAAAGGAACCGTTGATAAGACCAAGCAAATTATCGGTGCAATGACAGCTGTTTTTGTGGAAGCCGGCAAGAGTATGACGGTTGATCAAATTGAAGCCGCTGCAGAAGCATACGAAGATATGGCCGATGCAATGGAAGACATGGCCGATTCAATGCAAGATTGGACCAAAGGTGTTAATTCACTTGATCTAAAGAAAGTCACAGAGGTCAGAAAGTTATATGAAGGTCTTGCATATCTTGCAAAGAACGATGGAGAAACTGCCATTGAGAAAATGGGATCTTCACTAGTTGAAGCCTTGAATCACTTGTCAGAGCTATTAGAAAAAGCAGGAGACAAGAAAGGAAGCTTCCTCGATGGTTTACTTCCAGGTGGTGGTGAAACTGCTCCTCCTAAAAAGCCAGGCACAGGTGCTGAAGTTCCAGGTAAAGAGAATAATAAATCTGAATCTTCTGCAATTTCAACGGCCGAACTCAAGAAGCTAGCGCAAATCCTTCAGTCAGGTATTGACGTTAGAGTAGTCAACGACAGATTCTAACCTTCAACCCAGGATTAGAACCAATCCTTCTATGCCTTCTAATGTAATTGGTTTCATAGGTAGACAACTTTATTTCTTAGTGAAACAAACTCCTTAGATGTTATATAAATTACATTAGTCGATAAGATAATGAACAAGGGAGTAACATTTGTTTTAACATCATGTGGAAGAGTTGATCTTTTAGAAAAGACCCTAGAGTCTTTCTTTAAGTTTAATACATATCCAATCGACAGATATTTGATTACTGAAGATTCTGCTGATTTAAAAGTTTTCGAACAATGCAAAGTCTTAAATCAAAAATACGATAATAAGCTCGAATTCATTTTCAATTACGAGAAGTTAGGACAGACAGGATCCATAGATAAAGCGTATTCAATGGTGGAAACAGAATACGTATTCCATTGTGAAGAAGATTGGGATTTTAATCGATCGGGTTTTATTGAAAAATCAATAAAAGTTTTAGAAAAATATCCAAAGATTTTACAAGTTTGGATTAGACCAAAGTCAGACAAGATTCTTAATAGTATTGATTCGCAAATTCACTCGGTAGAAGAAGGGGTATCTATAAGAATAGTAAAGCCCGTCAGTTTTACTGTCAAAGGAGCTAATGACGATGGAACCGATATGATAATTAAAAATTATATGGGTTTTAGTTGGAATCCTGGATTGAAAAGATTAAGTGATTGGAAACTTTTAAGTGAAGGTTACTCAGGCCTTAACAGAGAACACCTAGTCGACGCATATTATAGAGATAGAGGATTTTCAGTTTGGAGCCTTTCTGAAAATGATGAAGATGGATATGTTACACATTCCGGATGGGATAGAAGGGCTGATAATCCTGTTCTTAAAGAACAAAAGGTAGGCATTTCAGTTGTAATGCCATCTTTTCTTGGTGAATACGCTGGCAGTAGATCAAATCCCGTTGAAAAGTTTATCAGAGCTGTTGAATCATTTAAAGCACAGATTTACAAACAAAAGGAATTAATCATCATCAGTGATGGCTGTGAAAGAACTAATCAGATCTACGAAGAAAGATGGAAACAAGATCCTTTAATTAGGTTGATTAAATGTGAAAAATCAGATTCAACTTGGCCTGGAACACTAAGAGAAGTAGGAAGGTCAGTAGCGAGATATAATTGGATATGTTACCTAGACACAGACGACATCATTTTAGAAAATCATTTATCTTTAATTAGTAATGCAATTACGACAGCGCCAAATGGAACTACTGTTTTATTTGACATGTATTACATGCTTCCTTTAATTGAAAATCCAAATAAGCTAATGCTTCAATATTTTGGAATGGATAATAATGTTAAAGGATATGAAGAATTAAGAAACGCATGTCAATTAATTGTAATTAATCAAAAGATTGCATCTACTAAAGCAATGGGCCAAAATGGAACTTGGCAAATCGTTCATCATAAAGAAGTTCCTCATCGTTGGAGGAATTCATTGACGATGGGAGAAGACCTAGACTTTATCAATCGTTTAAAAACAACTGAAAAGTATTCTACATTTAGAGGGCAATTTCTTTTATGTCACAATACCAATAATAGAAAAACAATTTGGGAAATCTAAACTCATTTATAATGATAACTTCACAAACAAATCAATACAACTCATCAACTGTTAAATCTAGTTCTTACAACTACGAGCACAAGGTCCTAACAGTTCACTTTGATCACGCAACTTACGTTTATGAAAACGTGTCAGTCGAAGACTACGTATTCTTCGCTTCAGCCTCCTCACAGGGTCGCTCTCTAAATGAATTTATCAAGGGTAAGTACGAGTTTCAAAAGATTAACGAAATCAAAGAAGCTTCGGCCAAGTGATTGAAACAAACTCTCAAGTTAGAGTATAAATAACTGAATATCGTTCTTTAACATACTGTAATCAAAGACAAAAATTAACTCTTTGGACCCATAGCTCAATTGGATAGAGCAACACACTTCTAATGTGTAGGTTACAGGTTCGACTCCTGTTGGGTTCACAAAAAAAGTTTAAACCCGATGAAACTATAACATACCATCAGGTATAAATAACACAACAAAATAGTTCTTTGTTTTTGGTTACACAAAGACGGGAGACCCTGGAAACAGACTCCCTTTTTAATGCGGATGTGGCGAAATTGGTAGACGCGCCAGACTTAGGATCTGGTTTCTTACGAAGTGAAGGTTCGATTCCTTTCATCCGCACAAACCCAGACGTGTACTAAAACACTGTTCTTTGACATATTAGTTCTAATAAAGGGAGGCGTGGCAGAGTGGTCGATCGCGGCAGTCTTGAAAACTGTTGACTGTAACAGGTCCGTAGGTTCGAATCCTACCGCCTCCGCGAAGAGATTGCAATTCTATTGAGAATTGATTCTCTTTATTAACCTTTAAACAAGAGTAACATGAAAAAATCTCTTTTTCTAGCTGCAATGGCATTCGCCGCTGTAGCTTGTAACAACACTGAAGAGGTTGTAACTGAGGAAACTACTACCGTTGAGGAAGTTGTTTCTGAGGAAGCTACCACTGAAGTAGTTGCGGAAGAAGCTACCGAAGTAGTAGCTGAGTAATCCCACTGAGTCTAGCCTAGGGGACGGGACTAACACTCAACTCGATACCGTCCCCTAATGCCTCCTTAGCTCAGTTGGTAGAGCCACTGATTTGTAATCAGTAGGTCGTTGGTTCGAGTCCGACAGGAGGCTCCAAGGTGGTAATTAGACGAAAATGAAATTCATGCTGTGATGTTAACCTAATCAGCACATTCAGAAGTAGAAATGAGTAACCGCAAATTACTCGCCACCAAGAAAATGGAGAGATAAACGTAAAACCCTAAGAGCACAGTCGACGGACTGCTTAGGTTGGGACCTTGATGCTGCAAGCGCGCTAAAAAGGTGAAGCTCCAAAAAATTGCGAAAGTAGCTCAGTTGGTAGAGCATGACCTTGCCAAGGTCAGGGTCGCCGGTTCGAACCCGGTCTTTCGCTCAAAATAGTAATGTGACCGAACAAGGGGTTAAGAGTCCTTAAGGTACTGGCTGAACTGCTGAAAAGCAGGAATGTTGGATCACACAGATCTATGAGATAAAACCACTCAAACTACAGGGTAGAATGCGCAACCTGGTAGTCAATGAGGTCCCGCCAAGATACGCTATCTGATCTTTGCAACGGGTGCTGGTATGCAATCCAGCTGGTCATTACAACAGAACTAGCTACTCTGTTGGACCATGGGTGAAAAGGGGTAGATCCAAGGTGTATGGGTAGTCAGGAATCCCATTATTACTATTTTTCATGGGGGTATAGCTCAGTTGGCTAGAGCATCTGCCTTGCACGCAGAGGGTCGTGGGTTCGAATCCCTCTACCTCCACCATGAGTTTCTTTGTTCTCAGGCAAAACAAAGTGGAGCTAATGTGGCGAAATTAGACGGTTGAGCTTCGGTTCAACCGTCCATTTCTTTTTAATATGAGTAAGATCAAAGAAATCATTGAAGGTTGGGGAAGATTGCTCTTCCAAGATTACGATAACCTAGCACCTGCCCTGAAAGAAAGAACAGAGCAGCGTCTTTCAATTTGTCATGATTGCAAGATTCGTAACGGTGTAATTTGCGATCCAACCAAAACAGGAACTCATGCGGAAACAGGTAAGATTGTTCGAGGATGTGGTTGTCACCTAAGAGCTAAAGCTCTATCTGTAAATTCTTCTTGTCCACTTGGTAAGTGGTGAAACAATTTTAGATTTGACTGTATAAATACTAAACGGCCCGTTCGTCTAGCGGTTTAGGACATCTCCCTTTCACGGAGAAGATCACGAGTTCGAATCTCGTACGGGTCACGAATCTTAATTCAATTCAAAATGGCAAAAGAAAAATGTGTAAGCTGTAGCGTTGAAACTCAATACGAGGAGTCAACTCACATCGATTTTCGTTATCATTATGTTGAGGGTGCTGGACAATTGTGTTCAAGCTGCCACGACGAAATATATAACTAATGAAAGTCTATATCTACATTTCACAAAAAGACTTGTTGGTTTTCAACGGTCTATTGGCAGACAGTTCGTATATGGGTTCAGGTATTAAAATTGAATATTTTGAAGAGCACTCGCCTGGAACCCTAATGGTATCAATGGCACTTGATACGTTCATTTATTTTCAAGATCAAGATGTGCTCTTTCAAACTGAATTAATTCAAAACTAACATGAATCGAAGAGACAAACAAACTCGAGTCTTCAAACAGCTTGTTGATCGTCAGCTTCTTCCTTTCGGTAAAACGTATGAAGACGTAATTAGTGACCCGATGTGGTACCTTCGTTACAAGACTACGCCTGAAGCCGAAAAAGAATTCATTCAATGGGGTGTTGAGTTCTTGCGTAAAGAGCTTAGCATGACCAAGAAGGGAGCTGAAAACGAGATGAGCTGGTTTGTTCTACAATGGGGTCTTACAACCAATCAAGAGCTTAACGTTGAGGATTTCATCGCTCAACCAGCTGACAAAGTGGCCAAAGCCAGCTAATTTGAAACTTTTTTCAATTTTTTTAACCCGAGATTTTTTAGTCTCGGGTTTTTTTGTTATATTTACTAAGTAATCAGATAACTAATAGACAAAAAACATGGCAAGAACTACTTTCACCGCAACAGAAGACATGATTGGTAAGTACATCAACGAGTATCTTTACTCTGACGTTAATCCAGTTGGAAAAATCGTTGGTATCAAATCGAAGACAATTCTTTATGTACAACCGATCGAAGCTACCAAGAATAAGACTGAGATGGAATTCATTCCAGGTGGTTTTTCAGCACATTGTACCAACAACAGTGCCCAAGAGTGGGAGTTTGAAGAAGTTGGTGAAGTTGTTGAAATGCGAATGACCCTTGGACGTTATGATTGGCGCAAAATCGCTGATGCTCCACGTAAACACTATGATTATAACTTCTAATAAAAATATGGTACTAGACTTAAATCAAGAAATGGCCTGGGTAACTTTCTTCAACGAAGGATGGGAAACCATCTGGCACCCAGTAACCGACATCACCGGCAAGCAACTCCACTTTGATGAAACTATCATGGACTATTGTCGCGAACGGTACAATGCTCGCGAAGGCCGCGATTGGACTTACTTCGGTATTGCACCCACCTCCCAAATGTTACTAAAGAACGCTGTAAGAGACAACCTATGAGATATACTGTAACCTTTCAAATTGACATTGAATCACGCGATGATAAGCATGCAGTTTCAAAGGCACAAATGATTGCCAATCGGCAGAACGATAAGCACCCTGCACAGCGTTGGATCGTGTCAGATGTATCTACTCGCCCATGGGCATCATTTAGTTTTAAGAAAGTTGACATCAGTAGTTTAACCGGTAAGTAATGGAAGATCATCATTATTTTGAAAATCCAGCACCCGAAGAAAAGGTGCTACGTTACGATGCCATCGTGCCAAACGTATGGGACTACACTATGTCTGAATATGCAAGTGTCTTAGCTTCTCACCACAATCGAGTTGGTGGTTTCGCTAAAGAATCAAAACGTCAATTGGTTGAAGAACACTTTGCTCCTCACAGGGTTCACTGGCGCACACAAACACGGTATTGGGAAGATTACGATAAACAAGATGCATGGCGATGAATCACAGACAATTTACATGGTGGCGTAGGTTTTACACAACACGACACTTAAAGCAACTGCCCTGGAAAGGTTACTCCGAGCTTCTCCAGAGAATCGATTATGGTGAGTATGAATTCAATCATCTTGGGTTTGAAGTGTACTTAGAGGATAAGGTTTATCTTGCAGAGATTGAAAAATTAAAGCAAACCTTAAAGTCAAAGAGTCAAGATGTGATTGAAGAAGCCATCATTCACCTGCGTAAGAAATTCCACAAACGCAAGGAATTTATCATGGAACGACATTTGATTGAAGAACAGAAGTCTTTGAATCGACTTGCGCAGGACTTAGCTTCAGAATTTGGAATGGAAAAGGAACATGTTGAAGAGGTGATGGAAACCTTTGATGGAACAACACGGCACATTTACTATCATTTACAGTCTATTAATAATAATCGCGTACCCCCGACCGCGGAGGAAGTAGAAATGATCCCAAAGACCGTTGAACCCCAACCTCGACACGTGCTCAGATATGATGAAATGAAGTGGCAGCCCCTATGGCAAGAAGTTATCACAGAAAAAAAGGTCTGGGGAGCACTTTAAAATAAACAGGCGGAGTACCATGTGATATATACTCTATGATGGAGTTTGATCAGGATTGGTTTAGCCAAGGGCCTATAGATTACGAGTTCAAGAAATACACTTTAATGGCGAAAATTAAGCGCCTTGAAGGTATGATTAAACTTGGTATAATCTGGCCTATTATTCAGGAGGTTGAGTACCACTTGGATTACCTGTATCGTTTCAAATATGAGAAAGAAACTCTTGACGATAAGTTAAAGATTGCTAAGGATATTGACTTCGTTAACTTTAGAATTATTTACGAAATTCCTGATGATCAAATAGGAGATCAGATGGACGTTCTTCACCGTATTGCAAACGAAGCGATAGTTAAATTTGAAGACGTTTACATGGAAGCAAGATTGGCTTGGAGAGACATTGAACCGCATATTAGAATAACGTGGATTCCTTCTAAAACTCCAATTTTAAAGTCAGGATTTGCAGCGATGGTTGACAATAGACAAAAGATTCACCTGTGTAAATTTGAAAAACCATCAAAGTTAGGAGGAGATTGGAGAACTTTCAAACTTGAAAAGATTGAAGAAGTTCCATTCACACCAGAAGCAATGGGTAAAATGGTAGAGATCCATACGCAAATGGACACTCGGATTCCATTTGCAAGAATGGACTATAATATCAATTGTTCGTTTGAAGACGCAATCTTCCCGATAGCCAAGAGTATATTATATTCTTCCTTAATGAAGGATTTCACCTCATGAGGGTGATATATAACCAAACATAAAATAAGATAGCATAGACATGCCTTACGTTTCAAAGGATGACATAATGGTTTATATCGGCAGTAACCTTTCAGTGGTTGCTGGCCAACCATCGACCGTCGAGCTAATCTTGTACAAAGACTACATCAACAATCAGTTGAATGCCGCTGATGCCGATTCAATTACGGTATCTCTGTACAATTCATTAGGACAAAAGATGTATCAGTACTCAAACCCAGTTATTTCGGGTATTACTGATCTTCTAACAATGGGTAACCCAGCAACAGCAACGCAGGGTTACATCTCTTTCTCGATCACACCAAACCAGAGCGCAAATCTGGCCAATGGTAACCTTTATGCTCAAGTAACAATCACATACTCTAACTACTATCCATCAGCGAAGACTTACATTATTCCACAGTTGATGATTGGTACAGTTAGCGGATCAAGTATTACAGGTACTGGTTCAGGTTCAGGTTCTGGTTCAGGATCGGGTTCAGGATCAACTTCACTTTCAGGTTCAAGTAACGCTTCAAGCCCTTACGTTAGATACCAAGTATCTGCAGTTGATGGCTCAAACCCATCACTGAAATCAGTCACGTTCAATGCCTCTGATCCTTCACTGGTAACTTCAATCAAGTTTTACAACTTAGATCAGAACAACGTTAGAAACGTACTGCTTGAAAATTATCTGATAAAGAGAGACCCGGGCGGTTCTAACGTCAACGCTAACATCGTTGTTACAAACGCAGGTTCTCCAAACCAATACGCTATCTACGAAATTACAGGTTATAATAGAATTAACGCTGAAGCCGGTGGAGGAGACGATAACGATAATGATTACACTGAAGTTCTAGTTACATACGAAGATAGCTCATACTCTCCAGTTGCTTCACCATACGTATGGGAAGTAGGACAGTACATTAGTTATGACATTGATATGTTTGGTGGAGCAGGTTCTGGTTCAGGAACTGCAGGATCAGACGGCACTTCAGGTTCTTCAGGTACAGACGGTACTTCAGGTTCATCAGGTACTGATGGCGTAGCGGGTCCACAGGGTCCTGCAGGTGTAGATGGTGTAATAGGTTCTGACGGTTCATCTGGTTCTTCAGGTACTGATGGTACTTCAGGCTCATCTGGCTCTTCAGGTACTGATGGTACTTCAGGCTCATCTGGTTCTTCAGGTTCTGATGGTACTTCAGGCTCATCTGGTTCTGATGGTACTTCAGGTTCTTCAGGTACTGATGGTACTTCAGGCTCATCTGGTTCTTCAGGTACTGATGGTACTTCAGGTTCTTCAGGCACTGATGGTACTTCAGGTTCTGATGGTACTTCTGGTTCATCTGGTACAGATGGCGTTGGAGGTATTACACAGGCTGGAACTAACATTGATGTTTCGGGTTCTGGTACAGTTGCAGACCCTTATGTAATTAGTGCTTCTTCATTAGCAAGTGGATCTTCAGGTTCATCAGGTACTGATGGTACTTCGGGTTCTTCAGGTACAGACGGTACTTCGGGTTCTTCAGGTACAGACGGTACTTCGGGTTCTTCAGGTACAGACGGTACTTCGGGTTCTTCAGGTACAGACGGTACTTCGGGTTCTTCAGGTACTTCAGGAGATAATGGTACTTCAGGTTCATCAGGCACGGACGGCACATCAGGTTCATCTGGCACAGACGGTACATCGGGTTCTTCAGGTACAGACGGCACTTCAGGTTCATCAGGTACTGATGGCACTTCTGGTTCTTCAGGTACTTCAGGTGACAATGGTACTTCGGGTTCTTCAGGTACTTCAGGTGACAATGGTACTTCGGGTTCTTCAGGAACTGATGGTACTTCAGGATCATCAGGCACGGACGGTACTTCAGGTTCTTCAGGAACTGATGGTACTTCAGGTTCATCGGGTACTTCAGGTGACAATGGTACTTCGGGTTCTTCAGGTACTTCAGGTGACAATGGTACTTCGGGTTCTTCAGGAACTGATGGTACTTCAGGATCATCAGGCACAGACGGTACTTCAGGTTCTTCAGGAACTGATGGTACTTCAGGTTCATCGGGTACTTCAGGTGACAATGGTACTTCGGGTTCTTCAGGTACTTCAGGTTCATCTGGCACGGACGGCACTTCTGGTTCTTCGGGTACTAATGGTACTTCAGGTTCTTCAGGTACAGATGGTACGTCAGGTTCTTCAGGTACTAATGGTCTTGGAATTCCTTCAGGTGGTACATCAGGTCAAGCGCTTGTTAAAATTGACTCTAACCCATATAACGTACAGTGGTCTACTATCTCAGGAGGTTCTGGTTCAGGAACTAACAAGTATCTACTAAGACTTGAATATGATTCATCAAACCACCTAGTTAATAACACTACAGATAACAAGTTTGTTTCTGCAACTGGATTCTTGACTGCAAACGCATCAGTTGACTCAGTTTCAGTTAATACTTCAACGGCAATTTATACAGCTACAGTTTCATTCAATGAATCAAATCCACCACTTGCAATTCAGGTTCTTGCATGGGATCCTGCAACTTACAAGTATGAAGTTCACGCCTACAGAGTTGACGCTGCACTAGCTAAAATTGATTCTGCAGCTGCAAACTTCTCTACGTCTGGCACAAATCAACTTGTTCCAAACTTCTTAAATGGTGCATTTACAACATCAATGACACTTGACGTAAGAAAAGACTTTATTAAATACGGTAATAAATCAGGTTTGGGTTCTTCTGCAAGAAACGCTCACGCATACGTAATATTTGTATTCTAAGACTATGGCAATCTACAATCCAACCAATCCACCCCTATTTCTATCCGGTAGAATCACATCTATTAACGGTTTAGATCAGTATCCTTATGAGGATTCAACTGGCATTAAAGCAACCGGTGCATATTACACCTTTGAAATCACAGTTGATCAAGTAACTTCGCAATCCATCGGTACTGCTAATTCTCGTTCAGGTAACGTTAAAGAGTACAATGGATTGGACATTAAGGCTGGAGATTGGGTTACAAGTGAAAATGGTCAGATTGTTCTAAAGATTGAATCAATCGAAACTAAATCCGAAACGTCTATTTCTTTTATCGCAAAAGACGTAGATATGATTGCGTATAAACTTTACGCTTCAAATTATCTTACAACAAATTCTAAGCTAGCTTTCTTTGAAGTTTCAGATAACAATGTGCCTCTTCTAACTACTGGGGCAGTTCAATCTTTCTTTCCAACTCCAGCGTCAATGGATAAGATCCAAGGTCGCTTTGCAGCTGAAGAAGAAACAGAAAGATACAGATTTGAATTTTCAACTTCTCAAACAGGTTATAATTCAGGCGACATTATTACAGTTTCAGCTGAAGGCGAGTTTGTAAAGCTTGGAACTCCGGGTGCTGCAGAAGTTCCAGTTGGTTTGGTTCTTGAAAAGACAATGAATGACACTGTAGTTTACATTAAGCCATTTAACACGTTAATTGATAACCACTCAAACCCTGAACTTCTTAATGGTAATGCTGGTGAAATCTACTACATGGACCCTACAGTTCCTGGTGGAATCACAACAACTGCTTCAAGAGGAGCTAAAGCACTTTTCCTACAAGTTAAAGATCCAGTTCAAACTGAAGTTAGAGCTACTATTTCAAACTACTTACCGGGTTCTTCAGACATGATTATCTTTAATGAGATTCCAGTGTTTGATGGTTCTTCAGATGAAGTTTCAACAGTTCAAGATTTTGTTGACCTAATTAACGTATCAACTGATGATCACCATATCACAGCATCTAAAGAATCAGAGTTTTCATCTTTGCTTTCTAACGCATCTGTTGCAACTAATGGTGTATCAATCCTAGCGCTATCAGATAACACAGGCGCAAGTTACACCCAGATTGATGTAACAATCAGCGATGGTACAAATTCAACAACAGTTCTATTTGACCAAACAACAGTAACTTCTCCAATCGCATATCCAGATGCACCGGAATACCTATTGGTTAATGCTCAGATCGCAGCTGATCTTTTTAACGCTGCTTTTCAAGCTGATGGCCTAGATCTTGAAGCAATCGCAATCATACCAGGAGACGGAGCTTACTCATCTACCTTTGGACAATTGAAGATTCAAGCTATTACATCAACGGCTTCAATCTCTATCACAACAACTGACGTTGACGTTCTAGGAGATACATTCCTATCAGGTTTTGGTATCGCGGCTTCAGCCCCTGCAAACGGAGCTGACTTCTTGATTTTAACAAGACAAGATGGTGGAGATCTAATGATCACCGGTAATGGAACATATATCAACCAAAACGGTATCACATCTTCATCAGCGGGTTCTTCTGCAGTTCTTCTAATGCTAGAAGGCGTTAATGACGAACCAGAAACGGGAGTTAATGTATCAGTTGATAAAAACCAGGTTGTGGCTTCAACCACAACACACGATCACTATGTGACAGGAATCAATATCGACTACACTCCATTCCAGGATAGCGATGTAATTGTTAAAATTAACGGTGTTGAAGTTAACATCGGAGATGGAGACAACGAAGATGATTGTTACTTTACAGATCCTACCCTTTCAGGTTACAATACTGATGGAAACGCAATGGTCGCCAAGCTGATTAAAGACATTGCATCCGGCGACGTATTGATCTGGAACCCTACCTATGCAGGTTATGGACTAGATCCATCAGATGATATTGACGTTATTTACCAGGCTTCTTCTTACGACCTGTAAAAAAACGCATTTTTTCCAGAAAATATCACTATATTATATCAAAAAGGGAGCTAAACGCTCCCTTTTGTTTTGATATATAGTCTTGAAGCTGGCACAAAGTCGGCTTCAAGAACAAAAAATACGAAAACCACATACATGGCACAAATTCGTTCAAAACAAATTTCAGATTTCTTAGCACAGGTTAACTGGGCAACTGTTAAGACAACTGAAATCCCTAACGCATTCGACGTTGACGCAAGATTCGACACAGTAGAATCTGATCTAGTAGACGAAAGCGCTGCAAGAGGCGCCGCTGACTCGGCTCTATCTGCATCTGTCGATTCTCTAGAAACTGCTCTATCTGCTGAGATTGAGGCTACTAACACTGATGTTACTGAACTTTACGCAGCTCTATCTGCTGAAGCTGACACAAGAGAAACTGAGATGAACACTCACCACGATGAGCACGTTAGTCTTATCACCGCTGAGTCTGGAAGAGCTATCGCTGCTGAAGGTTTCCTAGGCGCATCTGTTGATTCTCTAGAAGTTGCTGTTTCTATCGAATCTGAAAGAATCAATGCGATTCTTGACGGTTCTACAGTTGATCTAGACCAATTTGCAGAAGTTGTTTCTTACGTAAACGGTCTTGACCTTGTGAATGATAACTCATTCATCTCAAGAGAGACTTTCGTTGATGGTAGACTAAACAGACTAGACTCTTCAGTTGATTCTCTAGAATCTGCTCTAGCTGGCGAAATCGAAGCTACTAACGGCGACGTTACTGCAATCAATGCTTCTATCGACTCTCTAGAAAACAAGGCTGGTACTGACGTTTCAGCTCTTATCGCTTCTGTTGATTCTCTAGAAGGTGTTGACGCAGACCTACAACAGGCTATCAATTCTCTTGAAGAGAAGCACAATGATGAGATGAACACTCACCACCTTGAGCACGTATCTCTAATTACAGCTGAAGAAGAAAGAGCTATCGCTGCTGAAGGTTTCCTAGGCGCATCTGTTGATTCTCTAGAGCTTGCTCTAGCGAACGAAATCGAAGCTACTAACACTGATGTTACTGCACTTTACGCAGCTATCGATGCTGAAGAAGGAAGAGCTGGCGCTGCTGAAGGTTTCCTAGGTGCTTCTGTTGACTCTCTAGAGCTTGCTCTAGCGAACGAAATCGAAGCTACTAACACTGATGTTACTGCACTTTACGCAGCTATCGATGCTGAAGAAGGAAGAGCTGGCGCTGCTGAAGGTTTCCTAGGTGCTTCTGTTGACTCTCTAGAGCTTGCTCTAGCGAACGAAATCGAAGCTACTAACACTGATGTTACTGCACTTTACGCAGCTATCAACACTGAGTCTGGAAGAGCAGGCGCTGCTGAAGGTTTCCTAGGCGCATCTGTTGATTCTCTAGAAGTTGCTGTTTCTATCGAATCTGAAAGAATTAACGCAATTCTTGACGGTTCTACAGTTGATCTAGACCAATTCGCAGAGGTTGTTTCTTACGTACAGGGTCTTGACCTTGTGAATGATAACTCATTCATCTCAAGAGAGCTTTACGTTAACAACTACCTAACATCTCTAGACGCTTCAGTTGATTCTCTAGAATCTGCTCTAACTGGCGAAATCGAAGCTACTAACGACGACGTTACTGCAATCGGCGCTTCTATCGACTCTCTAGAACTTGCATTGAACAACGGTTCAGGCGCTCTAGTTGATTCAGTTGACTCTCTAGAGCTTGCTCTAGCAGCTGAAATCTCAACTACTAACGCTGAAGTTGCAGGTATTAACTTGTCAATTGACTCTCTAGAGCTTGCTCTAGCGAACGAAATCGAAGCTACTAACGGCGACGTTCTAGCTATCATCGATTCAGTTGATTCTCTAGAGCTTGCTCTAACAGCTGAGACTAATTTAAGAATTTTCGGTGATACATACGCTGAAGTTGAAGTTACTGGTATTACAGCTGCTGCTGGTCCAGTTGTTATTTCATCTCCAGTTCTATTCGCAGAAGGTTCTTTCGATACAGAAGTTTACGTTAACGGTCTAAGAGTAGCATTTACTCAAATGAATCCTAATGATTTCGATCTAAACCTAGTTTATGCTATCGAAGCTTCTGACATCATCAGAATCGTTGGTGTTCAAGCTTAATTGAATAACAACCTTTAAGTGATTTAATTCACAGAGGGCTTCCCGCAAGGGAAGCCCTTTTTTATTGACGAATAAATAAAACAAAGCCAGTAAAAACACTTACAATATAGATGAAGATAGGAATCACAATCGGTCTACAATCCGATTACGAAAGTATATGGATCAACGGTATTAAATTGAATGCCCTGCTCTTAGCAAATGCTCTAATGAAAATAGGCAAATATGAAGTTGTAATTCTCGATACTAGCCGAAAGGTAACAGATCTATCAAAGGTTTCATGGGACGTTAATAAATTTCCAATCGAAGATTATTGGAAAGTATATCCAACCGTGGATATTTTAATAACACTTGGAACTTCTTTTCCAACTGAGATTTTAGATCAATTCAGAAAATCAGGACCAAATAAGAAGGTTGTCAAATACATGTGCGGTAATTCTTATGTAATTGATATGGAGCGTTCTATTTTTAAAGAAGGTAATGATCTGGGTAAAGCACCATGGGATCCAGGAGCCGATCAATTATGGTACGTACCCCAACAGGGCTATCAAAATCATGAATACTATAAGGTTGCATTTAGAAATGAAAACGTTTTCCCAGTTCCTTTTGTATGGGATCCTATGTTTTTAGATATTGAGGTGCTTAGGGCAAGAATTAAAAAGACAAAAACGCCATACTACATTCCAGGTAAAGAAAACTCTGAAAAGCTTCTATCAGTATTTGAACCTAACTTAAACGTAGTCAAATATGCAATGATACCTATTATGATTGCAGAGAAAGCACTTAGAGAAGGTGTAGAATTTAAGAAAATGAATGTGGCGAGTGGACAAAGACTTCTTAAGAATGGATACTTTAAGTCAATGATTGCGACTATGGATATTGTCAATGGCTCACAAGGTCCAAAGATTAGTTTCACATCACGATACCCCGTTACTCACTACTTAGCTAATGGAGCTGACGTTATAGTTTCACATCAGTGGGAAAACCCACTAAATTATTCTTATCTAGACGTGATGTACTTTGGATTTCCACTAGTTCACAATGCTGATATGATCAAGGATGCAGGGTACTACTATTCAGATTTCAATGTCAATGAGGGATACAATCAATTAAAATATGCAATTGAAGAACACGATAATAATCTAGAAGAGTATAAGCTAAGAAATCAAAAGGTACTAGACAGATACACTGTCAAAAACCAAGATCTATTAGATACTTACGAGAAGTTAATCGAAAATCTCTTTGAAAAGGATAAACATCAATTAAGTTACAATTACAATTGGCAAACTAATACATATTTCTAAATGAAAATCAGCGTTATCATGATGAGCTACTTGGATGAATATCCAAATGCTAGAACCAATTCTATTCCAAAATTCAAAAGAGCTGTAAATTCTTTTTTAGAACAAGATTATGAAAATAAAGAATTGGTAATAGTAGCAGATGGATGTGACATAACTAAGAGCCTATATGAAAAGCATTTTTCAAAATACGATAATGTTAATTTAATTTGGGTTGAGAAATCAAAATCTAGATGGCCTGGAAAGATTAGACAATTAGGCATTTATTATTCAACAGGTGATTATATTGCATATTTAGATGCAGACGATGTTATTATGCCTACTCATTTAAGCTCAATTTCAAAAGCAATTACTGAATCTAATGGTGCAAAGTTCTTGCTTAATACCGGCGGATCTGTACCCATCATCATTGATGAACCCTATAAGTTTGAAAAAACTGGAATAATTGAAATAACTTCAAGCTTTAAGTTGGATATGCAAACTATTGAGAACAATGCTAAGGCCGGCAAAATTTACATTGTAGACCTGCCATTGTATGGCAAGTTAATGTTATACAAGTTAACATTTGAAGATCCTTCAGGCACACATCTTGTCGTCCATTCCAGAAATGTAAATTCAAAATGGAGCAGTATCGATGATCCAATGGGCGGTGAAGACAAAGTATTTATTGAGGAATTGAAAAAAGAATACAAACCTTATATGTTCAAAGAGTATACATATATAGTCTGCCACTCTAAAATGAAAAATCATGACGTATAACCGTGAAAAACTATTTAGATCTATTAAACGAGTTTAATAACACTCCAAAACCGGTTGAATCTGAAAAAACTCAGGAGATTCAAAAGCCTATTCCTCCTTCTCCAGTTCTAAGACCTAGACCCGAAATTAAAAAGGTTGAATCCAAGCCAAAGATCGAAGATAAGAAAGTGGAACCTGCGCCTCCAAAGAAAAGTAGATTTGAACAAGCAAAGGAACAAATAGAAAAAGAAAAAACACTTCCAAGGCAAGAACCAACTCAAACTAAAATAGAGCCAACATCGCAGCCAACGATAAATGTTAAAACTTTTACAAGACCTATCATGAAAAAACCCGATCCAGCTCTAACACCCGCTCCAAAGGTTGAATCAAGAAAAGCTATTGATTATCCTAAAATCTCAATTATAATGCAGACTTATCTTGGAGATTATCCAGGTTCTCGTATAAATTCTGAGCTTAAGTTTAAAAGAGCAATTGCAAGTTTCATTAAACAGACTTATGAAAATTGTGAGTTGATTATCGTTTCTGATGGATGTAGTGTAACTCATAATTTATGGATCAATGAAATTCAAGGAATTAATCGCATCAAATATGCCTATGTAGATAAATCTGGATATGGCAATATGTATGAAAAAGATCAAACTGGAGAAAAGATCTATAGAGGAATTCCAAGAGCAGTGGGCGTAACTATCGCAACCGGTGATATTATTACATATTGTGACTCAGATGATTTTATGCTTCCGTATTTTTGTGAAATGCTAGTTCTTCAACATCGTGCAAATCCAAATTCAGATTGGATGGTAAATTCAGCATGGTTTGATCATGAAGCAATGATAACTTCATCCGCTGCTGCCGGAGAAGTCTTAAAATCTTATGAAAATGCTAGAGTCTTAAACTCTCCTTTTTCTAAAGATTATAAATTTGTTGAATCAAGGGTTAAGGAAGGTTTTGTAGTTAATACACCTTGGTTGCTAGCTCACATGTCAAGTTGTGAAGTTAAATGGGAAGATTCTAAAGGAGGTGTTAGTGAAGATACGCTATTCGGTAGAAAGCTAAGATCTAAATATCCAACTGGCCACGTCTACTCAAGCCCAACGTATTTGAGATGTCACTATTCAGGCCTCTGGGACGTTTAAAAATACGGGATCATATCCATATTTTTGACAATAGGCGTTCATTTTCTTTTGTAGCTCTGACGAAACTGATTGAAGTTCATTCTTTAAACTTTCAAATCCTTGATGTTTTCGATCATTAACCACGCTCTGTGGAGAAACCCATTTTACGTTTAGATTCTTATCTTTTAAGAAATTGAACAAATCTATGGCTTGATCTTCAACCCGATATGTAAACTTGGGTCCCATTTTAATTATTAATTCGTCCCATCTTAAGATAGAATGAATAGCCTGTTCAACGGGATTCGATGATCTAGATACCCTGCCTCTTCTAATTCTAAATTTAAGAGATTCGGGCCTAACGTCTTCAGTGAAAACAATTGATGGAATAGAATCCTTAGGGTTTCTGACGTTATAAATTAAGATTTCAGGTTTTAACTTATCAGTGTGCTTAATCCACGGCCATGGCCCATTTTCAATTACATGTTGCCACGCTACAATTCCATCCTCCATAAGTTTTTCGTGACCTATTCTTAAACCCCAGCTACTTAATATAGAAGCTGTAAAACCTGTCCCAGTTCTAGGATGTCCTACGCCTAAGATTAAAACCTTTTTACGATCTAATCCTAGCGATTTTTCCATGTGCTTAACATACTGTTGCATTATTTTGGGCTTTTCTTCTTCACTAGCGTGATACCAAGTCCATGCAACTGAACCCTGAATACCTTCAATTTCTTTTTGGACTTTATCACTTTCATGTTTTAATTCATTAACATGATCATAATACTCTTCACCGAGTTCAATCTCCAACTTAATTGCAGTAGTAATTAAAAGAGCCCAGTTATAATCATCATTAGCTTTAATACTGCTCTCATATAACTGCTTAAGTCTTAATCTTTCGCTATCAGAAGTATCAGGTGATAGTCTGTCAGGGTGACACTTAACCACCATTTTTCTAAAAAGTTTCTTAAATGAAGGATCTCTTTCAGGCTCTTCTTCTGAATCTTTCGCTTGATTGGCCTGTTCAGCTGCATCTGAAGTTACCTTACTATCAAATAAATCTGGCCTTTTTAATCCTGCAATCGCGGAGCTAAAATCAGAATTAATATTAGATTGTATTTCCTTTAGATCATTCAAGTCCTCAATGAAGAACTCATATTGTCTAATCATTCGTTTGAAATCTATTATCTGAGAGCCTAGCTTTTTCATGCAATTTACGTAGATTAAGTCTTTGATTAAAATGATTAAAAATCAGCCAGTATGTAAACTTTAACCCAATCTTTGTGTATATATACCATAGTGAGAAAACCCTCAAACATAAACCTCAAATAAACAATCTAGTAAGACATGTCTCAAATCAAAATCAAACAGATTGATGGCTTGCAAGAGATTCTTGACGCTATCATTCTTTCGATCACGTCTGGATCGCTAAAGTCAACCTTTACACAGGTTGGCCATGGCTTCTCAGCAGGTCAGGTTGTTGCCTTCGACGGTGGTACATGGGTCCTTGCTGATGCATCTATTGAGGACAAACTAGGTAGAATTGTTATTGAATCAACTCCATCCGCCGACACTTTTGTCGGTGTTCAGGTTGGTAAGGTAACAGTTGCTACTTGGAATCTTGTCCCAGGTGCGTTTTATGTTGTTGACGATTCAGGAACGGGTAATCCTGTATTGTTCACAACAAACGACGCGTATGCATACAGTAACCCAATCATGCAGGCAATTACCGAAACGACAGCACATGTCCTTCCTTGGAGACCATCAGTTGGTGGCGCACCAGTCGACACAGGAGTCGAAGTGTACCAAAGAGATCAAAACCCTCTACCAACCAACGGTGATTATTCAGCGACGGGCATTACAATTAATTACACTCCTTTCTTGGATTCAGCGGTTGACATTCTAGTCAACGGTGTTGGTGTTCAAGAAGGAAACGGTGTTAGAACATCAGACTGTTACTTCTCCAATGACGGAGGTCTAACAGCTAAGCTGATTGCTGACATCGAAGCCGGCGACGAATTATACTGGAACGGCGAACTTTCAGGATTTGATTTGACTGCAGATGACATTATTGACATCATCTACAACAAATCAGCTCTAGATTAAACCTAAACCAAAACAGACATTTATTATAAAATGGCAATTCCTTTAATTAAAACGACAGGTACCTCAGGTTCTTCTGGTTCTTCAGGTACTAACGGTACTTCAGGTACTTCCGGCACAGCCGGAACTTCGGGTACCTCGGGTTCATCAGGTACGTCTGGCTCGTCTGGTACTTCTGGTTCTTCAGGTACGTCTGGTTCGTCTGGTACTTCTGGTACTTCTGGTACCGCTGGTACTTCAGGAACTTCAGGTACATCTGGATCTTCAGGTACATCTGGTTCTTCAGGTACTTCGGGTACTTCAGGTTCTTCAGGCTCATCTGGTTCATCAGGTACAGACGGTACCGATGGTACGGACGGTAGTTCCGGTTCATCAGGTACTTCGGGTACTTCAGGCACTTCAGGTTCTTCAGGTTCATCTGGTACTTCAGGTCTATCTGGAACTTCGGGTCTAGATGGTACGGACGGTAGTTCCGGTTCATCTGGTACTTCAGGTTCATCAGGTACAGATGGTACATCAGGTACTTCAGGTACTTCAGGTACTTCAGGTACTTCGGGTTCATCTGGTACAGACGGAACTTCAGGTTCATCTGGTACAGACGGAACTTCAGGCTCATCTGGTACAGACGGAACTTCAGGCTCATCTGGTACAGACGGAACTTCAGGCTCATCTGGTACTTCAGGTACTTCAGGTACTTCGGGTACTTCAGGTACTTCAGGTTCATCTGGTACTTCAGGTTCATCTGGTACTTCAGGCACTTCAGGTACTTCAGGCTCATCTGGTACTTCAGGTACTTCGGGTACTTCGGGTACTTCAGGTACTTCAGGTTCATCTGGTACTTCAGGTTCATCTGGTACTTCAGGCACTTCAGGTACTTCAGGTTCATCTGGTACAAATGGTACTGGCGGTTCTTCAGGTTCATCTGGTACTTCTGGTACTTCTGGTACTTCTGGTACTTCTGGTACTTCTGGTACCTCTGGTTCATCAGGTACAGATGGTACATCAGGTACATCAGGTACTTCAGGTACTTCGGGTACTTCAGGTACTTCAGGTTCATCAGGTACAGATGGTACATCAGGTACATCAGGTACATCTGGTACTTCAGGTTCATCAGGTTATGATGGCGCTAAATCAGGATGTTACGGCGATCCAAATGGTGACGTAACAGGTTCATTCGTTGGTCAACTTTATTTTGACTGTGACGGTGGTATTTGGGAATGGTCAGGCTATGGTCCTGGTAACCCTGCACCATGTGATCAAGGTATGGACGTTGTGTTCTTGGTTGACTACACCGGTTCAATGGGTGGAGCAATCAACAACGTTAAGTCTTCAATTGCAGCTATCGCTTCAACGATCGAGACAGAATCTAATAACAACTACAGACTATCTCTTGTAACATTTGACGAGTACGGAGTTGACGGTACACCAACTTACGGTGCAACTGCAACTTACAACGCTCTTCCATCTACACAGAGATACATTCTAAACAATTACACAGCTAGCAGATCTTCACACATCACTGCTCTAGAGACATTCTCGTCAAACAACATCTCTTCGTTCACTTCACAGTTGAACAAGATGAATACAGTTGACTTCCCTCTAGGTAATGGTCAAGGTACTCCAGAACCAGCAGGTATTGCTCTTGATAGAGTAATCAACTCTGGTATGGTAGGTGGCTTTAGAGAAGGTGTTGCTAAGTACATTGTTCTTATTACAGACGCACCTGACGGTGGTAGCGACGACGCATACACTCAAGCAGATATTGATTACGCTGATGTATTGAAAGTTGACGCTTACAACGCTAACGCACAGGTGCTGTTGATGACTACTTATTCAACTTCATCACTTAACACAATCGCAACCTATTCTGGTGGTATTGTTACTAACAGCCACGCCCCTGGTGCGGTACAAACAGTGATCGAAGAGACATGTACGGCTAACGAAGGATCTACTCCAGGTGGCGGCGCATGGACATTTAAAGGTTACATTTCAGGTGAAGCTGGTCTTCCAGGTTCTTCTGGTACTTCTGGAACTTCTGGCACAGACGGTACATCTGGAACATCTGGTACTTCTGGTACTTCAGGTTCATCTGGTACTTCTGGTACTTCTGGTACTTCAGGTTCATCAGGTACAAACGGTACTTCAGGAACATCTGGTACTTCTGGTACTTCTGGTACTTCTGGTTCATCAGGTATAACTGGTGAAGGAGGTTCTTCTGGTTCATCAGGTACAGATGGTACTTCTGGTTCATCGGGTCTATCTGGTACTTCAGGCTTAGACGGCACTGATGGTACATCAGGTACTTCAGGTACTTCAGGTACTTCAGGTACTTCAGGTTCATCTGGTACAGACGGAACTTCAGGTTCATCTGGTACAGACGGAACTTCAGGCTCATCTGGTACAGACGGAACTTCAGGCTCATCTGGTACAGACGGAACTTCAGGCTCATCTGGTACTTCAGGTACTTCAGGTACTTCGGGTACTTCAGGTACTTCAGGTTCATCTGGTACTTCAGGTTCATCTGGTACTTCAGGCACTTCAGGTACTTCAGGTTCATCTGGTACAAATGGTACTGGCGGTTCTTCAGGTTCATCTGGTACTTCTGGTACTTCTGGTTCATCTGGTACTTCTGGTACTTCTGGTACTTCTGGTACTTCGGGTTCTTCAGGTACAAACGGTACAAACGGTACTTCGGGTTCTTCAGGTACAAATGGTACAAACGGTACTTCGGGTTCTTCAGGTACAAACGGTACTTCGGGTTCTTCAGGTACAAACGGTACTTCAGGTTCTTCAGGTTCTTCGGGTTCATCTGGTTCTTCAGGTACAAACGGTACTTCAGGTTCTTCAGGTTCTTCGGGTTCATCTGGTTCTTCAGGTACAAACGGTACTTCAGGTTCTTCGGGTTCTTCGGGTTCTTCGGGTTCATCTGGTTCTTCAGGTACAAACGGTACTTCAGGTTCTTCAGGTACAAATGGTACAAACGGTACTTCAGGTTCTTCAGGTACAAATGGTACAAACGGTACTTCAGGTTCTTCAGGTACAAACGGTACTTCAGGTTCTTCAGGTACAGATGGTACAGACGGTACTTCAGGTACTAACGGTACTTCAGGTTCTTCAGGTACTAACGGTACTTCAGGTACAAACGGTACTTCTGGTACTTCTGGTACATCAGGTTCTTCAGGTACAAACGGTACATCAGGTACAAACGGTACTTCTGGTACATCTGGTTCTTCAGGTACTGCTGGTACTTCAGGTTCTTCAGGTACAAACGGTACATCAGGTACAAACGGTACTTCTGGTACTTCTGGTACTTCTGGTACTTCTGGCACTTCTGGTACAAACGGTACAAACGGTACTTCTGGTACTGCTGGTACTTCTGGTACATCAGGTGTTAACGGTACAATTGACGCGCCTTATTTCTTTGGTGGTCAAGGAGATGCAACTGCAACTAACTTCACCACAAATACAGGCGATCTATACAACGCAACAGAAATTAGAATCAATAATTTCGATAGATGGATGAATGACAGAACAACCCTTCATAATGTGATGGGTGCTGCTTCACAACTATTGTTCGAATTTAACGGTGCTGATAGACACGAGTTCACAATTAATGCTAAATTGATTGTCGGTAACGAAGCAGTCTTCACTGTTGCTAGAATTAACTCTCCAGATCCTGGTTATGTGCCAGTGATCGGAAACATGCTAATTATTAAATACACGGTTGCAGGTGCAGGCGGTATCTCGGGTACTTCAGGTTCATCTGGTTCATCTGGTACATCAGGTTCTTCTGGTACATCAGGTACTTCAGGTACTGCTGGAACATCAGGTTCTTCTGGTACATCAGGTACTTCAGGTACTGCTGGAACATCAGGTTCTTCTGGTACATCAGGTACTAACGGTACATCAGGTACTAATGGTACATCTGGAACTTCAGGTTCATCTGGTTCATCTGGTACATCAGGTACTTCAGGTACTTCTGGAACATCAGGTACAAACGGTACATCAGGTTCTTCTGGTACTTCAGGTACTTCAGGTACTGCTGGAACATCAGGTTCATCAGGTACAAACGGTACTTCAGGTACTTCAGGCTCATCTGGTACATCGGGTACTTCTGGTACATCGGGTACTTCTGGACATGATGGTGCTAAGTCAGCATCTTCAGTTGTAGAATTAGGTACAGGTTCATTCCCTGGTCAACTAGGTTTCACAGCAGACGGTCTTGTTTATCAATGGGACGGAGCTGCCGCATGGAACCTAGTAGCTGATCTAAACGGTACTTCTGGTTCATCTGGTTCTTCAGGTACTAACGGTACTTCAGGCTCATCTGGTTCATCTGGTTCATCTGGTTCTTCAGGTACTAACGGTACTAACGGTACTTCAGGTACAAATGGTACTTCAGGATCATCTGGTTCATCTGGTTCATCAGGTACAAATGGTACTTCTGGTACAAATGGTACTTCTGGTTCATCAGGTTCATCGGGTTCTTCAGGTACTTCAGGTTCATCTGGTACAAACGGTACTTCTGGTACAAACGGTACTTCAGGTTCATCAGGTTCATCAGGTTCATCAGGTTCATCAGGTACATCTGGTTCTTCAGGTGTTAACGGTGCTAAAGGTGCTACTGGTGCTCAAGGTGCTCAAGGTGCTCAAGGTGCTCAAGGTGCTCAAGGTGCTCAAGGTGCAGTCGGTACTGCAGCAACAATCGATGTTGCTCCAGCTCTTACTGGTGCAGAAGGTACTCCAGTTGAAGTTCTAAACATTGGAACGCCTTTGAACGCTAACCTAGAATTCACAATCCCAATTGGTCAAAAAGGTCAAAAAGGTGCTACAGGCGCTCAAGGAGCTGCAGGTACTTCTGGTACTTCAGGCTCATCGGGTACAAATGGTACAAACGGTACTTCTGGTACAAACGGTACTTCTGGTACATCTGGTTCATCAGGTACAAATGGTACTTCTGGTACTAATGGTACAAGCGGTACTTCTGGTACAAACGGTACTTCTGGTACAAACGGTACTTCTGGTACAAACGGTACTTCTGGTACTTCAGGTTCATCAGGCACAAACGGTACTTCTGGTACAAACGGTACTTCTGGTACTTCTGGTTCATCAGGTACATCTGGTTCTTCAGGTGTTAACGGTGCTAAAGGCTCTACTGGTGCTCAAGGTGCTCAAGGTGCTCAAGGTGCATCAGGTTCATCAGGTTCATCAGGTACATCTGGTTCTTCAGGTGTTAACGGTGCTAAAGGTGCTACTGGTGCTCAAGGTGCTCAAGGTGCTACAGGTGCCCAAGGTGCTCAAGGTAACGTAGGTACTGCAGCCCAAGTTAACGTTGCTCCAACAGTTACATCGGCTGAAGGTACTCCTGCTCAAGTTGTAAACCTAGGTGATACTTTAAACGCCAACTTTGAATTTACAATTCCAGTTGGTCAAAAAGGTCAAAAAGGTCAGACTGGTGCTACGGGTGCTCAAGGTGCTCAAGGCGCTGCTGGTACTTCAGGTACATCTGGTTCATCTGGTTCATCAGGCACGTCTGGTTCTTCAGGTGTTAACGGTGCTCAAGGTGCTCAAGGCGCTGGCGGTGCTACAGGTGCTCAAGGCGCTACTGGTGCTCAAGGTGCTCAAGGTGCTCAAGGTGCTCAAGGTGCTCAAGGTGCTGCCGGTACTTCTGGTTCATCAGGTACTTCTGGTTCATCAGGTACATCTGGTTCTTCAGGTGTTAACGGTGCTAAAGGCTCTACTGGTGCTCAAGGTGCTCAAGGTGCTCAAGGCGCTACAGGTGCTCAAGGTGCTCAAGGTGCCGCAGGTGTCAATGGTACTTCTGGTTCATCAGGTACTTCTGGTTCTTCAGGTGTTAACGGTGCTCAAGGTGCTCAAGGTGCTACAGGTGCTCAAGGTGCTCAAGGCCAAAAAGGCGCTACAGGTGCTCAAGGCGCTCAAGGCGCTCAAGGTAACACAGGTACTGCAGCAACAATCGATGTTGCTCCAGCCCTAACAGGTGGACCTGGTACTCCAGTTGAAGTTCTAAACATTGGTAACGCTACCAATGCTAACTTCCAGTTTACTATTCCTTCAGGTGTACAAGGTGCTCAAGGTGCTGGTGGTGCTAAAGGTTCTACTGGTGCTACAGGTGCTCAAGGTGCTCAAGGCGCTGGCGGTGCTACAGGTGCTCAAGGTGCTACAGGTGCTCAAGGTGCTCAAGGTGCAGCTGCTCCTATCACAAACAACGTCAACAATAGAGTTCTTACAGCCACTGGTTCTACAACCATCAACGGTGAAACTAACCTAACGTTTGACGGTAACACGCTCCTATGGAAAGCCGGTGATGTTGGTTTCTACAGCCAACCTGGTGGTCCATACCCGAACGGGACCTGGGTCGAATTCTCTAACAGCGCAATGGTGAACGACGGAGATATGGAAGCTCCAATGCCAATGATGTGGGATTTTGTATCTAATGGAGTTGGTTTCCAAGGTTCATCACTACGATTCAAGACTGATGTTGAAACTCTAACATTTGACGCTGAGGAATTCCTAAGCCTGAATGCTAGAGAGTTCACATGGAAAGAATCTGGTAAGAAAGACCTAGGTTTCATTGCAGAAGAAGTTGCTGCATTTGACGAGAGACTAGCAGTTTCTGACGGTCAAGGTGGCTTCATCTCGATGCATTACGACAAAATGACGGTTTACTTATTCGAAATCGTTAAGGACCTACACTCTAGAGTGAAGGATCTAGAAAATAGAATAAATAAACTTTAAATAAGCTGAAAGCGGACCCGGTCTTCGGACCGGGTCCTTTTCTTAAAAAAACAAGATAAGAAAATGTCTAGAATTAGTCTTAAAGACTTAGCAACGTTTAGATCTACATTCGTTCTAAAGGATTCCGATGCAGAATTACTAAAAGCTAAGTTCATTGACACTACAAGAACAACTGCAGGTAAAACTGCAAATGCTTACGGTGCTGATGAATCTTACACCAAGCTTTTTGCAATGGGTCCAATCGTTGATGAACTTACACGTGGTGTTAAGGCACTTGAGAATGAGATGACTCACCTCCACGAGTATATTACTGGTCAGCTTGGTCGTGATGCAGATAAAACCCTTCTTCCTCCAAACGTAGCATTTACGGATGCTCTTGGAAATGAATACAATCTAATTACATTCGACGAAGCCACCAAAACATCACAGATCAATGTAGATGAACTTTTTGTTGGTCCAAACTCACTATATGTTAATGGTAAGAAAGTCATCGAGGATAACTCCGACACTATTAACATTTCAACCGATCCAGGTCAAAACCTTGTTATTAAAACTCTTAACAACGGTATTCTACAATTCTCTGCTCAAGAGGGTGGTATGAATTTTAATTCGACTGGCGGTGTTACATTTAACTCAGACATCACTATTAACTCGGCTAAATCGATCTCTGGTTCTAATGCAACCACAGGTCTACAACTTGGTAAAACTCAAGTTAATGGTCAGCTAACAGTTGATGGTAATATCATTCTTCCGGGTACAGCAAAAATTGCTTTTGCAGGTGACGCGGCAGAAACATTCATTGCAGCAAATACAGATTCTCCAGAAGATTTGGAGATCTTCGCTGATCAGGACATTCACCTAAGACCGGATAACAACGTTACGGTCAACGGTACACCAATCCTAAATTCTTCAGGTCAATGGATTGGTCCTAATTCTGGCCTAATTGGTGCTACAGGTGCTCAAGGTGCTCAAGGTGCTAGAGGTGCTCAAGGTGCTAATGGCACTTCAGGTACATCTGGTTCTTCAGGTACATCTGGTTCTTCAGGTGTAAATGGTGCTCAAGGTGCTCAAGGAGCTGTTGGTCAAAAAGGTGCTACGGGTAATACAGGCGCTCAAGGTGCTCAAGGTGCTGCAGGTACTTCAGGTACATCTGGTTCTTCAGGTGTAAATGGTGCTCAAGGTGCTCAAGGAGCTGTTGGTCAAAAAGGTGCTACAGGTGCTACTGGTGCTCAAGGTGCTGCAGGTACATCTGGTTCTTCAGGTACATCTGGTTCTTCAGGTGTAAATGGTGCTCAAGGTGCTCAAGGAGCTGTTGGTCAAAAAGGTTCAACAGGTAATACAGGCGCTCAAGGCGCTCAAGGTGCTGCAGGTACTTCAGGTACATCTGGTTCTTCAGGTGTAAATGGTGCTCAAGGTGCTACAGGTGCTCAAGGAGCTGTTGGTCAAAAAGGTGATACGGGTAATACAGGTGCTCAAGGTGCTCAAGGTGCTGCAGGTACTTCAGGTACATCTGGTTCTTCAGGTGTAAATGGTGCTCAAGGTGCTACTGGTGCTCAAGGAGCTGTTGGTCAAAAAGGTGATACGGGTAATACAGGTGCTCAAGGTGCTCAAGGTGCTCAAGGTGCTCAAGGTGCTCAAGGTGCTCAAGGTTACCAAGGTCCTGTTGGTCAAAAAGGTGCTACAGGTGCTACAGGTGCTCAAGGCGCTCAAGGCGCTCAAGGTTACCAAGGTCCAATTGGTAATACAGGTGCTACTGGTGCTCAAGGTGCAGCAGGTGTAGACGGTATATCAGGTACTTCAGGTGTAAATGGCGCTACAGGTGCTACTGGTGCTCAAGGTGCTACAGGTGCTCAAGGAGCTGTTGGTCAAAAAGGTGCTACAGGTGCTACTGGTGCTCAAGGTGCTCAAGGTGCTGCAGGTACTTCAGGTACATCTGGTTCTTCAGGTGTAAATGGTGCTCAAGGTGCTCAAGGAGCTGTTGGTCAAAAAGGTGCTACGGGTAATACAGGTGCTCAAGGTGCTCAAGGTGCTCAAGGTGCTGCAGGTACTTCAGGTACTTCAGGTACATCTGGTTCTTCAGGTGTAAATGGTGCTCAAGGTGCTCAAGGAGCTGTTGGTCAAAAAGGTGCTACAGGTGCTACTGGTGCTCAAGGTGCTGCAGGTACTTCAGGTTCATCAGGTACATCTGGTTCTTCAGGTGTAAATGGCGGTACAGGTGCTCAAGGTGGTACAGGTGCTCAAGGTGCTCAAGGTGCTCAAGGTGCTCAAGGTTACCAAGGCCCTGTTGGTCAAAAAGGTGCTACAGGTGGCGGAGGTGCTACAGGTGCTACTGGTGCTCAAGGTGCTCAAGGTGCTCAAGGTGCTCAAGGTGCTGCAGGTACTTCAGGTTCATCAGGTACATCTGGTTCTTCAGGTGTAAATGGTGCTAAAGGTGCTACAGGTGGCGGAGGTGCTACAGGTGCTCAAGGTGCTCAAGGTGCTCAAGGTGCTGCAGGTACTTCAGGTTCATCAGGTACATCTGGTTCTTCAGGTGTAAATGGTGCTACAGGTGCTCAAGGTGCTACTGGTGGCGGAGGTGCTACTGGTGCTCAAGGTGCTCAAGGTTACCAGGGTCCAGGCGGTCCAGGTGGTGCTCCTGGTGCTAAAGGTGCTACAGGTGCTCAAGGTGCTCAAGGTGCTCAAGGTGCTCAAGGTGCTGGCGGTGCTAAAGGTGCTACAGGTGCTACAGGTGCTACAGGTCCAAACGGTGGATCTTATCACTACACGGACGCAGGTAATAACTGGACTAAGTACAGAATGTGGGGTACTGATTCTTCTTACGGTATTGGTATGGGTAATGACGTTGCCGATTACGGCTGGGTTACTGACTACGCTCTAACTTTCACAATGAACAGACAGTCCAACAGAGGTTGGTCCTTCGTTGCATCTGATGGTTATGTAGCTTCTTCTATCTCTACTGATGGTAACATGGCTCTAAAAGGTCAACTGCACGTCGGAGGCGATATCGTAGCTTACTCATCAACTGCATCTGACCAAAACCTAAAGGAGAACATTGCAACTCTATCATCTGGTCTAGCTAAGATTGAAGCCCTAAGAGGTACAACCTTCACATGGAAAGATGAAAGAAGAGAAGGCACTCAATACGGTTTCATTGCACAAGAAGTTAAAGCAGTAATCCCAGAATTGGTATCAACAAATATCGATCCTGTGACTCACGAACCATTCTTGTCAGTGAATTATGATGGTGTAATTCCAGTTCTAGTTGAGGCAATCAAAGAGCTAAAAGCTGAGATTGATTTGCTAAAACAAGCATAAATTGATTGAGAATATGGGGTTCCTTATGGGAACCCCTAATCTCTTTCTTAAAAACACTAATACAATAACATGCTATCTAAACAGTCTCTATCAAATTTAAAGCTTAGTAAGCTAGGAGCTGATATTTCAACAGGTAATGGGTATTATTTAGGAGAACGCGGCTCTAGAATTTCCATCGGAGAAACACTTAGGATGGTAAATAGGAATGGATTTTTGGGTGTAGACGGCATGCCAAATGGCTCTGGCGACGCTAGAGTATCGGGTTACCATAACGCTACTAATTTATCTTTTAGCCAAATATTTGGGTCAGGCGACACGGTAGGAAACAATCTCGTTTACGTTAAATCTACTCCATACTCTTCAGGAATGTGGAGATCCGATCTTTCACCTTATTACACTTCTAATTCAGGTGCTTCAGGTGCTATGATTGCTGGAACTAACGGAGATCTTAATGGCGCTTTCATCGGATACGGTCCTAATTACGAATCTTATTACATGTGGGGAGGTAACTCTAAACACTGGAGGATTGGTACCAACATCTACAGGCTTTCTGCTGATGGCTCTGAATTCCAAAGAGTTTATACGTGGCATCACGTCACAGATTCAATTGGAGATCAATCTTCAGTTTCATTAGGTCTTGGAGGTATGGAACCAAGTTCGAACCTTAAATACACTGGTACAATCTATAGACTTCAGGATAATGGTAATCCAACAGCCGCGATTGGAGCATATAACATTTCAACTAACCAACTTAACAATAACTCCTGGATGGCTAGAAACGCTATTAACGGCGTAAACCAATGGGGTCAACCTTTGGATGCTATTGATGTTGGGACTAGTCCATCAGGACTAAGAACGGGTCTGTTCCTATGGCAAAGACAGTGGTGGGGACCAAGACTTGTTTTATTTAAACATAACGGTTCTTCAATTACAACTCAAAATGCACAATCATTGGACGTGTTCTATCAAGGTTGGATTTATGACCATAATTTTGGTGGTCAAGGTGGAGTTGCATGGTCTCCTCATACCAATAAGGTAGTTACTATTTTCACGTACGAACCAAACGGTACTACATATGGTAGAAATATTGCTATCAACAACGTCACAATTGATCCTGACAACGCAACCTTTACTTCTTCACCAGAGACTGATGTTATTCAGTTCATCTGGGGCGGCAATGATCCGTGTAAACCAGATTATGGGCAATACACTGGAGGTCACATCGATTGGATGGCTTACCACCCTGATTTTGGAGATATTTGGGCGTATGCATTTATGAACGTATCACAAAATAGAATAATCGTTAGACTTGCTACAGTCAATTGGGATCAGTGGGAGCGCGATGGTAACAGATGTAACTGGCCTGAAGTCGGACAATACATTTATACTGGAATCAATGCACTTCAGAGATGTAGAGTTACTAGATTACACGTTATAGATGATAATGGTCAAGGCGGACCTACTGTGTTTTTTGCACTATCTTATGTTAATTCTTCAAACCAAACTGTTGTTAAAATCTATAGAGGTGGCCCATCATTTGGTTTGTTTGAAATCGCTTCATATATTCCAAACAACAGAGGTCTTTTAGCCCGTAATGGCGGCGGATCGGTAAATAACGAATATGGATGGGGTACTGGTCAACATGCTATTGTTATGGGTACGACTAATGATGGAGCACAAACAACATACACTTGGGATGGTTCTAAGTCGGGTTCATTATCTAGATCTGGAGACCAAGACCAAACATTAGCAATTAAATTAGTATAAGCCATGATTTACCACAATTTGAAAACAATGTTCATTGAGATCACAAAGAACGCTTCTGTCTCAGTTAAAAAAACTCTTTCTGGTCAGGATATTATTGTTCCATCTCATGAAACATACGACATGCTAATGTCTATTTCTAACTTTAATGGTGAAGATATTAGCGATTACTACAAATTCACAATTAGTAGAAATCCATACGACAGATTCTGCTCAGGGTTTGAATACATGCAAGTTGCAATGAGATGGCCTCAAAGTTTCGATGAAACTCTAGATTATCTTATTGCATGTGATGCAAGAGCAAATGGTGAACCAATTTCAGTCCTTGACTCTAACGGTGATCCAATCGCTGAAAAATCAGAAAGAGCATTAGACGGCCAGCTACAATACTGGTGGGATGATGCTCCTATTCTAGTGTGGCCACAGGTCGGTTTCATTAAGAGTGAAGGTTTGAATGGTGCTATTGCTATCACGAATAACTTCAAACTTGAAGAAATTGATCAACAGTGGCCAACTATCGCCGCAGCAATTGCAGCTAAGTCCGGCGTTAGCTTACCAAACGAGTTGCCTGTTACTAACTCTCTTCCTGACAGACCAGATTGGAAAACGTACTTTGAAGGTGAATTAGGTCAAACTAGAATGTCAAAAATTCAACAGCTTTATGCTGATGATTTCGCAACATTCGGTTACAGCACTGAAATCACTTTCTAATCTTTAACTTTTTTAAAAGAAAAGCCCGCTGAAAAGCGGGCTTTTTTACTATTATAAGGTTGGGCGTGTGATATATATGATATAAAAATATCTCACCACTTAAATGGCAAATAGAATTAAAAAAAATGTTGGCATTGATGCAAATGCATCAAACGTTGGAGGATGGTCAATCGCCTCAAAAGAAGGTATGGGTCCTTCATCTTCAACGGGATTCTTCAACGGTTTACAAATTCCTACAGGAGGTTATGCACTTTATTCTAGTAACATTGATGCTAGAATTGCATCAAACGATGATGAATTAATTGAAATCCTAAATAAAATGGGAGCTTCAATCGCAGTTGACGATTTAGCTCGAGGGTTAGAATGGGCTAAAAACAATGATGTTCTAATCATTAATAGTAACTACTCAAATGTGGTCACCGATGGATTGATTATGAACGTTGAATCTAAACACAATGAAGGCTATTATTATCAAGTTCCAACCACTAATCTTCTTTCTTCAGGTGATCCAAATTCTAATATTGCGTGGACTAACAGCGGTGAATGGACGATTAATAACAATGCAACCGATATTGAAAAACCATTTACAAATCATGGTGGACCATCAAACGTATTGACAATTTTGAGAGGTCAGAGTGTGACAACCGGTAGTCAGCATTGGGGTTGTGCAGGTTTTAGCGGCTTGCCTTCAACAACGTACACTATTTCAGTTTGGTTTAGACAGTCAAGAGCTGGTTCAAACCAACCTTACTTTAGAACCAACGTTAATAACAATTCTTTAGGTAATTTTAATTGGAATGGAGACACTAATGCTGCAAACTGGCCCGTTAATCAATGGATCAGAATTTCATGTACTGCAACTCTTCAATCTAACGAAACTGGAGCGTATTTGAGTAACTATATCGGAGGAGAAGCTAGAGATATTGTTTGGTACTATGCACCTATGGTTGAATTAGGAAGTATTATGTCGCCGTTTGTGCACGGTTCTAGATCAGAGAATAACACTTGGATTGATTTAACTGGAAATGGAAACCATGCTTATAAAGGTCAAGGAGAATGGAATGCAGCTAAAAGATATTGGGATTCAAAATTTGATCCAGCATATTATGGTGGTAAAGACAGATTGCAATTTAATGTTTCTCACTCAGCTTCTTTGAATGATGCTATGGCCAAAACATCAGGTGGTTGGGTAATTGAAGAACTTGTTAGAATCGACGATAACACATATCCAGAAGCTGCAGCAGGTGCTGTTATTTCAGGTGGTTATGGATCTGGGTCAATCGGCTTTGATTGGAACCATGGTGTATATAACACCGCAATTAGAATGGGTCTAGCAGATGGCTCACTGTCAAATTACACAATTGACGCTTCATGGCCCCTGCCTTCTAAGTTTCAAACTCTTGGAAAATGGTATCGTAGAAGCTTTTTCTGGAATAGAGATAATAATACAATGGGTGTCTATTACAATGGTGAATTGATTGGAACTACGGACATTTCATTAACAGCTGGTAAAATATTATATGATGGTGGAGGCATTTCATTCGGTGAAATGTACGGATGGTGTCACGATGGAGCTAGAGCAGAAATAAAATTGTACAATAGAATTCTTTCTCAAGAAGAAGTTTCTCAAAACGTGCATGGCGGTCCTATTGTAACAAATGGTTTAACATTCGCAGCTGATGCAGGTAATTTAATATGTTATGAAAGCGGATCTACTTCTATGTACTCATTAGCAGATTCTCTTGAAGGAACTTTGGTAAATGGCACAGGATGGAATAGTTCAAATGGTGGTTTTTGGGAATTTGATAATTCGAATGATAAAATTATTATTCCAAATAACGCAGCATTTAATCATACTTCACAATTAACTATAGAATCATGGGTAAGGTTTGATGGTAACAGCGATGATTTTATATTTGAAAAAGGTGATGTAAATACCCAGTATAGTTTGTTTAGCCATGGTACAGATATAGTATTTAGAACTTACCACGCAGGTGATGGCGGATATGATACATTTGCTCCTAATAAAACCGAAGTTGGCATTGTTAATGGTCAGTGGCACCACATTGTGGGTTCTTGGGATGGTTCAACAAAGCGAATTTACGTTGATGGAGTTGAGAGACGTAGCAAATCTAAAAGTGGAGCTCTTGTTACAACTTCTAAAGGGGCTGCTATTGGAGCATTTGGCGGTGATACATCAGGGTATTATTTTGGTGGAGATATTGCTATAGTAAGAATTTACAATAAAGGTTTATCTACTAGTGAAGTTCTTCAAAACTATAATGCACATGTAACAAGATTCAAATAAAGAAAAATAACTATGGAAAGAGAATTAAAGTATATGATTTTAAACGCTAATGAGGTTGATGCTATTAACTTTATGGACGTAATGGACCAATCGGCTGAATCTTTAGTTAGATCTAAAGACGGTTCTAAAATTTATGTAAAGTGGGAAAGAGATGATGTTCCATCTAGCATTGCAGCTCTAACAACAAAAGAAGGACCTTATGCTGCTAGCGAAATGCAGGCTATTTTGCAGGGTTCCGATTGGAAATAAACACACATAGATAATGTCAATTATAACATCAACATATAATGGTTATCCAGTAGAGTTTGACGGACAGTGGATGAAAGTATTTAGTCACTATTCAGGTGGCGGTGAATTCTTTAGCACGGCTAATGACTGGGATGAAGCCAAATGGTCTAATCCTGGTAATCCAAGTGCGAATAAGTATTCAATCATGGCTTACATTAAGAACTTTAGATTTGACGGTAAATACACTTTCAAACTTGTATATCCTCAATACCCTGATAGAAACAATATCTGGTCTCAAGCTCAAAACCCACTAGACATCATGGAGGTGGTCGATAATGTGGTTAAAATTGAAACCGGATGGAACAATAACTATTGGAACGGTCTTACTAGATCTAGCCAGACTGGAACCACATTTTTAGATGGCTCAAATCCACACGGTAACTGGTACTTTGCAGTTGCTTCAGCTTCTTCATGGAGTGGAGCTACCAATTTCCCAGGTCCTGGTGTTCCTGTTAACAGAGCTGAGCTTTGGATCAAAGCAACAGGTGATGATATGAAGGCAGTCTATCATAAAGGAGATGCAGCTGTACCATCTAATGTTGAAGCTAAGGCTCAACTTGGCGAATGGTCAGGTTACGGTTCTGAGCCGGTTGCAAGAACTTCAATGGTTGGTCTTCCAACTGGTGCTGGTAGAGACCTTCAAGTTTGGGCGAACGATGGTGTAACTCCAAGATTCTATTCTGCAGCTTCAAACGCAGGTCAACTTAAGCACATTGCATCTCAGTTAGCTGGTACAACATTTGAAACACCGGGTGATGCTATCTCTTGGTTGAATGCAAATGCTGGAACGTACCACTTACATAATGAAGACTTGTATCCTACAGTGGATGGACTATGGGCTTCTTATGATTTTGCTAATCCAAATTCATTTAATAATAGTGGAACTCTCTATGATCTTTCAGGTCAAGGTCGCCATGCTTCAGGTGGTTCACACGATGTTGAAGACGTTCAAGGAGTAAAAGCTTATTATTTTAGAAGCTTTGAAAAGTTTGTTACGCCAGAGATTGGAAACCTTGGAACAGGAAGTTGTACGCTTGAATCTATGATTTATGCTGATGCAAATGAATTGTCATCGGGCGATAGAGGATGTATTATGAGAGCGCATATTTACATGTCATGGAACAAATCAAATCAAAGGCTAAGCTCGTATTGGTATTCAACTGATAACCAAGGTTACCACGAACCTTCACAGGTAATGAGTAGAAATCAGTGGTATCATTTAACAACTGTTTGGGATTACTCAACAGGGTATTTAAAACAATACATTGATGGTACTCTAGTTAATACGGTTGCAACGAGAGTTTCAAGTAACAATGGTTATATTGGAGGACTTGATATTGGCCAAGAAGGAGATGGCAGACAGTTCTCTGGTGCTATTTCATTCATTAACGTTTATAAGAAAGCTCTTACTGGCGCTGAAGTTGCTAGAAACTACGAATACTACTCAAAAAGAATTAGATAATCATGAGAATAGAACAAGGAATTGATTTGAACGGAAATCCAATGTTTTTCGTTCTTAATGAGGCTGATCTACTTGCTTCATTCTCTTCACAGGAAGAAGCTCGAGATTATATCGCAAACAACTAATTAAAAGCCCGCAAAGCGGGCTTTTTAGTTTATAGACGATTGAAACTGTAAACAAATCGATTAGAGTTAGATATAATTGTAAATCGATTTAACATGAAGATCCTCGTTTACGTAGGTTATCAAAACACTAACATAACTCCTCAGCGAATTGAAAGCTGCGATGGGGTTGGCGGTACTGAGATTGCAGCTCTAAAATTGGCTGAGGGCCTTGCGAAGAGGGGTCACGCGGTTTGTTTTGGTGGACAAGTAGAAAGTACATTCCACAATGGAGTTACGTGGCTTAACATTGATCAGTGCCATCAACAACATTTTGATCTGTTGATCGCTGCATCATACCTCCACTATTTAAAAGAGTTTAACAATTTCGATAAGTCACTATTCTGGTTCCATAACACAGATTGGTTTCCTTGGTGGAGAGGCGAGGCTGTGATTGATTCCTCATGGTTAGAAGATCCTCGAATCAATGGATTCATTGCCCTAACTGAGTGGCACAAGCAGCAATTGATCAGAGATTACAGCCTGCAGAAACCAATCCACGTAATTGGTAACGGTATTGATCGAAATGATTTTCCATCTTGGAAAGTTGAAAAGATTCCAAATTCATTCATCTATTCTTCTGCCCGTGAAAGAGGATTGTATGATCTTCTAAAGATGTGGCCTAGAATACATCAGAATCTCATTGGAGCAACCCTAAGAGTGTTCGGGCCCGGGTACGATATAGATAATAGCCCATTGCCACAATTAGACGGTGTCACCTATATGGGCACTGTTGATCAAATGACTCTTCACAACTGGCAGATGAAATCAGAGTACTGGTTACACCCCACGCATTATGAAGAAACTTACGGCATCACTGCATTGGAAGCGCAATATTGCGGAGCCATACCTATTACAACCAATCTTGCCGCTCTGTCAGAAGTGGTGGGCAATCGAGGTTTTTTACTCGAAAGTGGTGAAACAGACACTGACATTCTAAATATAATCAAAGTACTTCACGGATCTCCAGAGGTTAAAGCTAAACTCAGACGTAGAGCTCACGAATGGGCAAAGCAGCAAACCTGGAACTTTCGAGTCGAACAATGGTTACACATCATAAACACAATATGAACTACGCAGAAATCTTAGACACTTCAAATTGGCAAGCATGGGTTGACAAATACATCAATCCGGCAATTGCTAGAGGCGAATATCAGCTGATGATTGATGAATTGGGACCTAGTGTAGCTGAGTTCCCATTGTTTACTCAACGGTTCTGTGAGGAACTAATCATCCTAGCTGAAACTCAAGGCGAATGGACTCTTGGCCGCCACGAATTCTATCCAACTAATGATATGTTGATGGATGCCGTTGGTATGAAAGAGATCTACACTCGAGTTATCAGAGAATTTGTTGCCCCACTTGCAACGTATTATTGGACTCTTGAAGGCCAGGGATGGGACACAGTTGAAGACGAAACATTCATAATTCGCTATCGTGCAGATAAACAGGGTCATCTCTCACTACATCACGATCATTCATCCTATACGATAGCAGTAAAATTGAACGATGAGTTTGAAGGCGGTGGAACCTATTTCCCAGCTTACAAGTTGAACGCTAATCCAAAACGAGTAGGTAACGCAATTCTACACCCAGGTATGATTAGTCACCGCCACGGAGGTCGACCAGTTTATAGTGGTACCCGTTACATTACGGTATCATTTATTCGCAACACGAAAATCTTTAAGTAAATGAAGCAGGACCTTAACTTGCAATCCGCTTTTGGAGATGATGGCAATCTAATTAGCCCACATCTACCCGAAGGAATCAAGAATTACTTGATTGACATCGACGGTACTATTACCGATGACGTGCCAAACGAAGAACCAGAGAGAATGAAATACGTGCTTCCTTACCCAGAATCACGCGATATTCTGAATCAATGGTTTGACGAAGGTCACATCATTACGTTCTTCACATCTCGTACCGAGGAGCACCGTCAAATCACTGAAGAGTGGTTAAACAAACACGGCTTTAAATACCACGGTATGTTGATGAACAAACCTCGAGGTGGCAATTATCACTGGATTGACAATCATATCGTTAAAGCAACTCGCTATAATGGTGTATGGTCAAACCTGGTCAAGCGCGAAAAGACTGTAGAGGTGTTCGAAGACAGGTGATTGATATATACTCTATGGAGTTAATCAAGAAGTATTCACAATTCGTTAACGAAAAGCAAGTTCAAGGCCAGCTGCAACAGCTGGCTTTGACCGTTGCTGTGGATATGCCTGATAACAAGTATATCTATGATCCAGCTTTCAGTACTGGTCGAATGTGGAAGTTGATTACAAAAGAAGAAAAACACATCGGTGAAACTACTCAACCCGTTCTAAACTACTCGAACTGGAACACCGATCGTTTAATCGACCAAGGATACGATTCATCACTCGTTTACAACTCAGTTATCGCTAAAGAAAAGGTTTCATCAAAGAAAGATTGGCACGTTTTGCACGAAGGTTCGGCTTACCTTCCAAAATCAGTGTACGCGCCTTCAGACATTAAGAACCTTTCATTTCCAGTTGTCGCAAAACCAGATAACAGATACGCCGGTCAAGGCATTGTGGTTTTTGATAGAGCTGAAGATACTAAAGGCGTACAGATGGAACAGTTCGCAGTCTTTTCAGAAAAGATTGACATTAAAGAAGAATTTAGAGTGTTCTGCTGGAGAGGCGAACCTCTAATGACTGTTTATCGAGTTCCAGCCAACGACGAAACTGAGAACCTTTCAAAAGATCCAAAAGACAAGCTTAAATTTAATTATGAGCTTGCAGATAATATACCGCAAGACGCATTTGAACCTATCAAAGAGTTCAATGCAAAACATTCTGACTTAGATTTCTATTCCGTTGATTTCGCAAGAGCAAACAATGGCGATCTATATGTAATTGAAATGTCATCTGAACCTGGACCAATCTTTGGAATTCTAGGTGAAGTGTACAAAAGAATGTACGTAGATCACCATGGTCAAGAATTACAACTTGCGATTTATGAACAAATTAACAAATGGATTCAACAGGACATTGATGCAACAATCGCATCAGAACCTGGAAGGTTTAAACGAAGATGATTATGGGCTATCCTGACATGAAATGTATGTACATTACGATTTGGGTTCATCACATGCAGATTGATGAACTGTTTGATTTTATGACTAGTAGAATCGATATGCCACCTCCGTTTTGGTACAATCACGAAGAGTGTCCTTACACGGTCACCGGCGGTTACACTGCAATCAATTTAACGTATGAAGCTTTTAGTCGATTAAGATCGATTAGAGATTGGGAGGATCCATTTGCCCAAGAGAGAAATCATTTCGCTTCTTTTAGAGAAGAGTTAGAAGAAACTGAATGGGACGTTACATTGAGCGATGGTCTAGATCATCTCGGCGATGATTGGGAAGATTTCGTTGACGAACAATAAACTTTTTATTTTTTTATCATATAATTTTACCGGGTCGTGGGTTTTTGTTATATTAGCCCTATAACCCAGCAAAAGAATATGGCAAAGAAAGCAAAAGCTAAACCAAAGGCAACGGTCACCAAACCAAAAATTGGCAACTGGTACACCTTCACGTTCGCAGGTGGACCTCTTCTAGGTATTTTAGATCAGAAGAACGACAAACTCACAAACCTTTATGGAGTTGCTTGGTTCTGGATGCGAGTTCCATCTAATAGGTCTTACAGTTCAGGAAGTCATACAGCACGTGACGTCAGATACCCCGTTTCAATCTATAACATAATAGCAGAACATAATGTACAGTAAAGATCAGATTAAAAATATGCTGTTTCTAGACATTGAGACAACATCAGCGTGCGATACTATTGAAGAATACAACGCTCAGTTTCCAGGTGTCCAGGGTCACTGGGAAAAGAAACTGGGCTATATCAGGAAGGATAAAGCAGAGTATGTTGACATGGAAGCCGGTGAGGTCTATCAATTAGATTCGGCCCTGTACCCGGAGTTTGGTAAAGTCATCGTGGTATCGATTGGTCAGGTTGTTTTCGATGACTTCGATAAGCCTCAATTCAAGGTTAAATCGTTCTATGGCGACAATGAGAAAGACGTTCTAGAGCAACTTATGGCTGCTCTATCGGCCTTATTCAGACGTGCTCCAGGGTTGAAGCTAGTTGGACATAATGTTAAAGGATTTGACGCTCCATTCTTGATTCGTCGATCTCTAATCAACAAGGTTACGGTTCCTCCTCAACTTCACCTTCAAAACGTTAAACCCTGGGAGAACTGTCTTCTCGATACGGCAGAGATTTGGAAGTTTGGTTCTTGGAACGGTGCTTCACTGGCTCTGATCTGTGATTTACTGGGTATCCCTTCACCTAAGGAGAACATGTATGGCGGTGAAGTTGCTCGAGCTTATTGGCAAGGTCGACTAGAAGAGATCAAGGACTACTGTGAAGGTGACGTTCGAGCCACTGCAAATGTCATTTTATCAATGGGTCAGTACGAATTAGTGTAATAGAAATGAGAATTACAGAAATTACTCCAAATGAAGAGATCATGTAAGTTTTTTTAGTCCGGGTTGAAAAAAGTTCAACCCGGATTTTTTTATCTCGGGTTTTTGTTGTATATTAGCCTTATAATTAAAAGAAGATCTATGAAGATGTTTAAAAAAGACGGTAAGACCGCGGTTTTAGTAAGCCCACCATTCGGCGCTGGATTTAGCACTTGGAATTCTCCAGAAATGGCAATTGACTTTGATTTGATTGACGCATTCCTCGCAGGTGATATTTCTCGATTTGAATACATTCTCACTGAAAAATACGATAATGAAGGTAGCTTATACTTTACAGGCTTTGAAAAACTTCATGTTGTGTGGGTTGAAGAAGGACAAAAGTTTCGAATTAACGAATACGATGGTTCCGAAAATGTAGAAGTGTTTAACGAAGCCGATTGGTTTGTAGCATGATCGAGATTGTAGGTTATATTGCAACGTTCTTGGTGATGATGTCTTTTGTAATGAAGGATGTCACTCGCCTTCGAATCATTAATGCAATTGGATGCACAGCGTGGATAGCGTATGGTGTAATGTTGGAATCCAATCCGGTTATCATCACTAACATTGGCATCCTAGCCATTAATGGCGGACATCTTTTAAGAACTTTTTTGAAAAACAGGGTATAATAAATTTAAACACAATAAAATGGGAAAAGGAACAATTGGCCAAAGCCACACCGATCGAGCAGCTGACAAGATGGACAAGTTCATGAGCAAGAACAAAACCAAAGCACCAAAGTTGCGCACCTTACTTGAACAATTCCAGGACATGTATCCTAATACATGGCGTCAAGAACTTGAAAAGACTCGTAATGAGCCAAAACCATGGGATCCTGACTTTAAAAAGAAAGGTCCATGGACATCTGAAAAATAAGTTGAAACTTTTTCATGGAAGAGTTTCGTTCTCACCTAGGAAAATTCAATATATAAGATATGTTTGAAGATCAAGACGATTTCGATTTTAACGACAGTGGTTCACAGAATATTGACCACATCATTCAAAACTGGCAGCGCATGATGATGCGTCGCCTGGTTGAAGAGAACTTTGAAAAGTTGTCAAACCAGGGTATTGATGGTGAGCAGGTAAAGATGTGGGACAAGATTCAGATTGAAACCCTGATTGAAACTTTTAACTACATGATTTCCGAGTTCGAAGAAGAGGAAGAGTACGAAAAGTGTGCTGTTCTAACTCAAGCTCGTCAAGCACTAATTGATCGACGAGCCTTTCAACCTCAGAATATATAAGGTATGAAACACCAAGACCCTCGTTTAGAAAGAATCCGCCTTTATCAGGGCTCAATCAAAGATCTTACTGATTTCATTAAATCAAAGGAAGCTGAAACAAAGGCCGCACAGGGATCTATAAATCCAAATAGCAACCTAAAAGATCAGCAATGAATGATGAAATGTTAATGATTCTAGAGCGAATTGCTTCAGCGCTAGAACGTCAAAATCAGTTGATGGAAAATCAAGAGTTGCGCCAGCGTAAGTTGGACCGTGCAACTTATGAGAACCTGAAAGTTGACGCCAAGAAAGTCATCAAGTCAAGTCCTATTATTAATAAAGAAGGATGACCCTATATGACGTTTTAGGGGTCACTCAGCATGCTGATAAGGAAACAATCAAAAAAGCGTATCGGGACCTTGCTAAAAAGTATCATCCTGATGCGAATCAAGGGGATACTACAGCTGAGGAAAAGTTTAAAGAAATTTCAACAGCTTATTCAACTCTCAGCGATGATACCGAACGCATCAAATACGATGCCAGTCTGGTTAATCCATTCATGGGCCAAAATGGATTTGGCGCAGATGGTAATTTCTCTGACTTATTCAATCAATTCTTTGGAGGTGATCCTCGCCAACGTCGAGGACAGGACATTCGAGTTACAATGACTCTACCGTTTGAAGATGCGTTCAAAGGAGGAATGAGAACCATTAACATTAATGGTCAAAACATTGACGTTCGATTGATTCCAGGTATTAAGACTGGCATGAAGTTCAAACTTCCTGGCAAAGGCCAAATCAATCCATATAACCCAACGGCTGGTCCTGGAGACCTGATTGTTGAGTTTGAAGTCCTAATGAATTCGCGCTTCATCCTACGAGGTGATGATATTTACATCGGTTATGACATACCATGGTGGGACCTTGTAGTTGGTACAAAAATTCAAGTTGACACCATGGATGGAAGATCTATTAAGGTTTCCGTTCCAGTCAATAGTTTTCACGGTAAGACTTTAAGAATTAAAGATCATGGGTGGCCAATATATAATACAAATCAACGCGGTTCCATGATGATTCAATTAAATGCTTCTTACCCGAATCTGAATCAACAACAAATCGAAGAGGTTCAAAAAATGAAGGATAAAATCAATGAATTGGAAGGACGGTGATAGTGCGGGTTTCTTTTCGTATTTGATGGACCTATCGACGGTCTCAAAAGATGCGATGTACCAAGCCCTATATAATACCCTGATTGAAAATCACGAGAAAATCCTAAATCAAAATAACGTTCCACGTCAAGAAGTTGAAAACGCTTTAGACAACTTAATCCAGTGGTTCGAACAAAAAGAAAGATACGAACAGTGTCAAAAAATAAAACAGATTAAAGAATGCTTAAGATAGACGTTAAAAACGGTAACATCGAACAAGCTCTTAAGAAATACAAGTCAAAGGTCATTAAGACCCGTCAGTTGAAAAGTCTTCGTGAAAAACAAGACTACATCAAGCCAACGACTGAAAGACGTATTAAGAAGCTTAAGATAAAGAAAACCCAACAGTGGTTAAAGAATAACGGACAATTGTAATATCTTATTTAAAGTTTGAATTTGGCAACCGTATCACTTGATACAAAATATATACCATAACACACAAATTCAAACAAAGAGGAGAACACAATGTCATTCGAGATTTCAAACGAGGAGAAAGACTCTCTGATGAGAGCAGCATATTATACCTTGACTCGTAATTTCACCAAGACAGTCAACAGGTTTGTTGTATTTAAGGACGGAGAGAATGTCGTTGAAATCCCTCATGGCATTGGTCAAAGATCTAAGTTTATCGATGTATTGGTGAATTATTTTGAAGATCTTGAAGAATATGAGAAATGTGACAAGCTTGTAAAACTGAAGGAACTGGTCATAATGGCCGGTGACTAAACAAAGTACATAAAATGGCAGAACGAAACGGTCAATCCAGCCGCAGAGTTTTTGACGGAACAAGCCTTAAGGGAGTTCAACTTCGTCAAACTCAGCAACAATACTTACATACCATTAACGATAATCAAATTACATTCTGTTACGGTCCAGCCGGAACATCAAAAACTTACACGGCATGTTATGCCGCTCTAAAAATGTTGGAAGCAAAGGAGATTGAAAGGGTCATTCTTTGTAAGCCAATTCAGGAAGCCGGCGAAAAGCTTGGTTTTCTTCCAGGTGAGGTAGACGAAAAGATCGCTCCTTACATTCAATCTTATAAGTCAAACATTGAAAAGATCATTGGGCCTGAAAAGACCAAGATCATGTTTGAAAAGAAAATCTTTGACTTTGAACCCTTAGCGTACATGAGAGGTAACACCTACGATAATGCGCTGATGATTCTAGATGAGGCCCAAAACGCCGATTACAAACAGTTGATGCTATTTGTTACTCGTATGGGTAAAGATTCTAAAGTTGTGGTTGCAGGCGATGTTTCTCAACATGACATTATTAAGTCAAAGGTTTCTCTACCTTCATTCATGGATATGCTAAGAGGAATCAAAGGTGTTGGTTTTCATGTGTTCGGCGAAAAAGATATTGTTCGCGCTAAAATTCTACAAGAGATCGTTAACAAGTACGACAAGTGGAAAGTCGACAATAACAAGTAAACTTTTTACATATACGTTGTATAAGATCTAAATTATCTTATATGACTACCGGTAAGCACATTCTTTTAAAGTCCACCTACCATGAATCTGGTGTAGAGGTTGGAGTTGATGAAGCTGGTCGTGGGGCTCTTGCTGGTCCAGTGACAGTTGCAGCGTGTATCATGCCTCCAGGCTTTCAACATGAATTGATTCGAGATTCAAAATTGCTTAATGAAGGTCAACGTGCCGAGGCACGTAAGATGGTCCTTGACAATGTCCTGGCGTATCATATCGAGCACATTTCAATCGAAGATATTGAGAACTATAACATCTTGAATGCTACCCTAAAAGGCATGGAAATCTGCCTGACAGAGGTTCACAAGAAGATTATGTTTGACTTTATCACCATTGACGGTGATCAGTTTCATGGTTTTCATGGAGTTCCTTTCGTTTGTGTAGTTGGCGGAGACAACAAATACGTTAACATTGCAGCTGCATCAATCTTGGCTAAAACTGAGCGAGACAACCTGATGCGTGAGCTGTCAAAGGAAGAGCCCGAATACGGTTGGGCTTCAAACAAGGGTTACGGTTCTGCTCAGCATCGTAATGCCATTGTATCTGAAGGTGCTAGCAAGCACCACCGTATGTCATTCATCAGTCACATGTTGACTACAACCTCTTCATTGTTTTGAAGCTGTTCTGGGGTTTCTTGTTGTTCATGTTAGGCCAATCGTTGATTTGGATTCAAACTAATGGTCAATTCATTTGGCCCTGGTTTAAGAAGCATCCAATTGCGGTTTCAATTATCACAGGTTCAGTCATTTCTTACATTGTCATTTACGCCACTCGAATGGTAGTTGAACACTTTGATGGAGTGTTGTGGCCTGGTCGATTCATTGGTTTTTCCAGCGGCATGATTGTGTTTGCACTAATGACATGGGCATTTATGGGAGAAGGTGTTAATGTTAAGACTGGCATTTCATTGGTGCTAGCATTAGCGCTAATATTCGTTCAAATCTTTGTTAAGGCGTGATAGATTTCCCTCAGAACTTCTTTTATGCTGGAGCACTTGCAACTGTAAGTAGATGGTTACGTCATCGCTCTAAAAAGAAGCATCCTGAAAAAGAACGAGTAGAGGTTCACCTACCCGAATGGTCTAAATTCCTGATCTATTGGGTTATTATGTACGTGTGGTGCGAATTTGTTGATGCTCTATTTTGGGTGCTGTTCCACGTAAAATGAAACAATTAAACCACAACAAATATAATCACCATGCCAGAGTTAGCAGAGCTTAAAATCACCGCCGATTACATCAATGAGATGTGCGAAGGTCTTACCTTTCAGAGGATTGAAAAGAATCCTCAACACAAGGGTGAGAAGGTTGAAGTTCCATTTCATAAGTTTACCGTATCTGCCAAGAGCAGGGGTAAAGAATTAATGCTAACTCTGTCAGATGGCCTTTCAAGGGGTAATTCAACCACATTGCTAATGACAATGGGAATGAGCGGATACTTTAAGCTGGTTCCTCTGAACGAGATCCCAAAACATGCACATCTAATCTTTTATGCACATGGTTCAGTTGCCTTGTGTTTTGTGGATGTTCGTCGATTTGGTAAGTGGAAGAAAACACTCAACTGGTCAGATAATCGAGGCCCAGATCCAACCGCAGATTACGAATCATTTTTTAAGAACATTGACCGTCACATCCTATCAAAGGAGTTTAAGAAGCCCATTCACGAGGTGATGATGAATCAAAAGTACTTTAATGGCATTGGTAACTATCTTCGAGCAGAGATCCTGTATCGAGCTGATGTGAATCCATTCCTTTCAACTAAGGATGCAATTGAACAGGGGCCCGAAATTCTGGAATTGTGTCGAAGAATACCCTTAGAAGCCTATAAACTCGGAGGAGGTTCAATCAAAGACTGGGAGAACCCTTACAACATTCAACCCCAAAACTGGGACGAGTTTATGCTATGTTATGGAAATCCAGCAATGGATAACATCATAGACAGGAACGGTCGTAGATTCTGGTTTAATCCAAAATGGTCAAAACAACATGAGCACATATCATAAATGGCGCACAGTCTTTGTGCAAATCCCAAAGAACGCCTCAACTTCAATTCATTCGGTTTTAAGCAATCCAACGGATTGCGATAACCATGAACATGAAATGTACATTGAAACTCTATCTAAGAACGATCCTGAGCTGATTGAAAGTTACTTTTCTTTTGCATGTGTTCGAAACCCATACGATCGATTTGTATCTAACTTTGAGTATTATCGAGATCCAGATAATGATTATAGATGGTCTGTTGAATTTGAAGATGTGGTTAAGATGTTTTATGAAAGAGGCAGATTCTTTTATACCACTGAAAATAGACACTGGTGGCCTCAAGCCCGTTTCATTGCCATCAAAAAGAACATATTAGTTGATAAAATTATTAGGTTTGAAACCCTAGATAAAGAATGGCCAGAAATAGTTGATGAAATTAAAAACAACATTCCTGAAGGATTTTCAACACCTGCTAGATCAATGTGCAAATCTAACATAACACTACATCGAGAAGGAAGACACTGGGAAGAGTATTACACACCAGAAACCAAGAAAATGGTTTACGAATTATACAAAAGAGATTTTGAAACGTTTAATTACGAAAAATGATAGAAGGAGATAAGAAATACGACATTGTAGTTGTAAGTGGTGGATTTGACCCAGTTCATAAGGGTCACGTCCGAATGTTTAACACTGCCAAAGAGATTGGTCATAAAGTAATTGCGGGAGCTAATTCAGACGGTTGGTTGGTTCGCAAGAAGGGTAAAGCTTTCATGAATTTTGCAGAACGAGCAGAGATCTTACGATCTTTTCGTTCGATCGATGAAGTGATGGCGTTTAACGACGATGATGATTCAGCAATCAATCTATTAGTTCGAGTTCAAACGATGTATCCTGAGTGTACGATTGCATTTGCAAACGGAGGTGATAGAGTTAAAAATAACACTCCAGAATCAGGATTCTGCTCGGCTTATAAGATCGATATGTTGTGGAACATTGGAGGTGAAAAGATTCAATCTTCATCTGACTTAATTAATGCAGCTAAAGATTAAACAAAACACCCATCAATGGGTATAATTTAAGATGAAAGTATTAGTAACAGGTGGTTCAGGTTTTGTGGGTTCAAACCTAATCAAGGCACTTTTAAAGAAGTATAAAGACATTCAGATTCAATCTGTAGACAACTATATGAGTGGATCTAAATCAAATGAAGTTAACGATTCTCGTGTAACATACTTTGATATTTCAACATATAGATTACTGAACGATAGAGAACGGCAGTATTGGTTAGATCAAAAGTTTGATGTGGTGTTTCACTTTGGTGAGTTTGCACGTATTGATGTATCTTTTGACCAACCTGAACAGGTGTGGGAATCTAACCTTGATGGAACCACTCAAATCCTTGAACTGTGTCGTCACTGGGGAGCTAAGTTGATCTATTCAGCTTCAAGCTCAAAGTTTGGTCGTAACGGTTCACTTGAAAACCTTTCACCTTACGCTTGGTCAAAGGCTAAGATGGTCGAACTAATCAAGAACTACGCCGAATGGTACGGTCTTCGATACGAGATCTGTTACTTCTTTAACGTATACGGCAAGGGTCAAATCGAGAAAGGTCCTTACGCTACCGTCGTTGGAATCTTTGAACGACTTCGCCGTGAAGGTAAAGAACTAACTGTAACTGAACCCGGAACTCAAACTCGAGATTTCACCCACATTGATGACATCGTATCAGGTTTGATCGCAGCTTATGAAAACGGTAATCAAGGAGAATGGTTCCTTCGCAGAGGTCAACCTTACACGATTGTTGAACTTGCACAGATGTTTGAATCTGACTGGAAGTTTATTCCTGAAAAAAGAGGTGAACGTAAGGAAGCGATTGAGATTCCGAACAATACAACCGAAACTTTAGGTTGGCAAGCAACACAAGATCTGAAACAATATATCCAAACTGAGGTATTAAATAAATGAAACTCGTTTTAGTAGGTAAAGCAGCTGCAGGTAAAGACCACCTTAGAAAGCGTTTGATTGAACGTGGATTTAAGTTTGGTGTTTCTTGTACCACTCGTCCTCCTCGAGTAGGAGAACAAAATGGTAAAGACTATTTCTTTTTGACTGAAGATCAGTTCTTAGGGCTGATTAACACAGGTGACATGATCGAGTACCAACAATTTAACGGTTGGTTTTACGGTTTAACTCGTGAAGAATTTGAGAATAGCGAGGTTATCATCCTAAACCGTGAAGCGGTCGATATGCTACCTGAAGAAATCAGACTTAAGTGTATGGTTATGTTTCTTGATATTGATAGGGACACCCGTCTTGAAAGAATGAAAGAACGAAACGATACAGTTGATAGCTTAGAGCGTAGAATTAATGCCGATGAGCAACAATATGTTGGTTTCGAAAATTTTGATGTCCGTGTAACAAATCCGGACTTTTGATATATAAAATCTAAATCACTTAACATGCAAGACTTAAAATCACAAATCCAAGAACTAGAGAAGAAGACAACTGATCTTCAGGTAGAAATTGCAAACCACGAGTTTGAACTAAATTTTGAAGATTATTCACACGTATCCAAAATTCTTCAACACATCGATAAAGATTACCAGTGGGAATCTAAAAACGCAGCTTTAGCAGTTTACGTATATGATAAACTGAAGGAGCAATACAAAGCATCAAAGGCAACTCAAACATCTGACGAAGATGCTTTTTCAATCATGATGAGATCAACTGAGTTGACAGGCCTTTACAATATCCTTCTAAACATTTCAGGAACGGGTGTTGAAAAAGCACGTTCTTTCACCCGTCTATTGACCAACGTCGGCCAGCAGGTCACATCGGCACTAGATCAATTGGCTGAAAGAAACGCAGAAGTTAGAGAACTTCACGCACAATTACAGGAACTTGAGCAACAATTGCAAGAGTCCGAATTTAATCTTTCAACCAATGAAGATAGCGAGCAAATCGAAGAAGAGGTTACAAATTCTTGATGCGCTGTGTGAGGGAATCACACATGACGAGATATTTGGAACTATCGACTACAAGAAACAGAACGAAGATAAGATCAAACAGTTCATGTATCCTCACATAGTTGAGGCCATGACTCAATACTTGATCGATAGCGAGGCCATTGGCCGCAATGAGGCCAAGGACAAGGTTAAGAAAGCTTTGAAATGGGAGGGTAACGTTAATACTACCGTTCACAACATCGTTTTCATGGGCACTCAAAACCGCCCAGACATGGTCTTTGAATTTGGCGATCTTCGCATCGCGATTGAAGTTAAGAGAGGAGCTTCAGGCTCGGATCTTAGATCTGGCATCGGTCAGTCAATGATCTATGCAACTCATTATGACTTCGTGATCTGTTTGTTTATTGATACATCAGAAGACAAAAGAGTTCATAACGCAAGATCTGGTTCGAATGAATACCATTTCATGGATACTTTGTGGAAGAATTATAACATCAAATTCATCACCATTTAATGGCAACATATCTGATTGGTAACTGCCAGTTTGGCAGGGCCACCATTATTAAGCAAAACAAGCGTCCTTTCGATAACGTTCAAGAAATGAACGAAGAAATGATTCAGCGCTGGAACTCAGTAGTTACTGATGAAGATGATGTCATTCATCTAGGTAACTTTGCATGGGATCCAAGTACCACTGAAGAAGTGTTAATGCAATTGAACGGTCGTAGAATCCTAATGGTTCCAGCTGAGTTTGATAGTGCAATCCTTGACATGCAGGGTAAGCAGGCTCTACCGACTAACGCTCAGATCATTAACCGTATCTTCGAGCAACCTCAGCTGAATGCTACATTTGCCTATTGGCCACTGATGGAATGGCCCCAGAAGTCAAAGGGACACTTCCTATACTATGGTTTCTATAGCCCTAAGTACAAACCTGACCATAAGAAGAAGATGATTAACATGGCTTGTGAGTTTTGGAATTACACACCAATGAAGATTGGTAACCTGATCAAGCTGTTTGAAGATAAAGACATTGAGTAAATTGTTAATAACTTTTTGCGCAATTGTTTCTCCGGGTCACCGGAATTTGTTATATTTACCTAGTAATTAGTTATTTAGATAGATGGAAGATCTTACCAAACTTGTCGGAGCCTCAGTAGTAGTGATTGTTTTAGTCGCTCTAGCTGCGGTCTTATTTGCATTGCCAGTAATGTTCCTTTGGAATTACTGTCTCGTTCCCGCAGTTGATGCGGTTAACCCGGTTTCTTTTTGGCAGGCCATGGGCATTAGTGTCCTTTTCAGCCTGTTGTTCAAGAACCACGGGGTCGTCTCTAAGAACCAAAAGTAAAAAAGTTTGAACTTTTTTCACTGAACTGTTTCACGGTTCAGATTTTTTTGTTATATTTACCCAGTAACCACCAAAAAACAAAGAATATGGCAACTTATCGCGAACTCACAGAAAATTACATTGCAACTCGTTCACACGAAGATTACACCGCTCTCTACCGTAAGGTAAAGCCAGGCCTTCAAAACTACGTCAAGAATATCATCAAAGATAGTGATATCGCTGAAGACATCGCAGTCAACACTTTAATTAAGATGTGGACTAAGATCGATCAGTATGATCCACAGTATCAGATCACCACTTGGTTATATCGCATTGCTTACAACGAATCTTTGTACTACATTCGCGAACGTAATCGTAAGACTTCAATCGATCGTCTTCGTGACGAATACGGAGTAGAAGTTACAAGCATGAATAATGTACGTGCTCTTGAAGAATTAATCGATGATGCAGCTTACAAATCTGAAATGGATTGGTACGAAGAAGAAAGTGAATTGAACGATACGTATGAAAATGCATTGAAAGCAATTCGCGAGCTCAAGCCTTTATACAAAGACATCTTAGTTGATCGTTTGATCGGTAACATGAAGTATGAAGACATTGCCAAGAAGCACGACCTTCCTCTTCAAACCATTAAGAATCGTATTCGTCGTGGCCGTACACTAATTGTTGAAGCAATCGGAGTAGAAGTAAACTTTTAATCATGAAACTAGAAGATCTTTTCACAACCGAATGGACTCCTCGAGTTAAAGAATACGCTGACAAGATGGTGCAGGGAGTTCGTCACATTGATGAACATGTTCACCATGATGACGTATTGTTCAAAACACAAACCCATGAAGATATTTTTCATGATTTGGTTTGTGAAGCCGCGACCGATAATCTAGTCAATTACGGAGACCTACAATTAGATGCTGAAGCATTCGATGACATTACAATTAAGATTGACATCTATGAATCGTTACTTCGTCTTCGTCAAGACGGTGTGATAGATTGGATTGATGACGAGAACGGTGAAGAAATCATTTTCAAGAAGAATGAAGATTGATAACATTTACCTGATTACCTTAGATCATAGTCAACAGAGTTATGACTCGTTAATTGATCGTTTAAACAGGCTAGGGGTTCCCACAGGAACACCTTATAAAATTATTGAAGGAGTTAATGGTCGCCAGTTATTTAAGACAGAGGAGGGTCGAAATGAATATGGAATCAAGTTCTATGATAATTGGGCTCAAGGCACTAACAACGAATGGTGGAATCGGCCAGTAACAACTGGTGAAGCCGGTGGAATCTGCTCCCACATTAAAATCTGGGAAGATGCATACCGAAATGGTTATGAAAACATCTTAATCATAGAAGATGACTTCAATCCAATCGAAACGATAGATTGGAGCGTCTTTACTGAATTACAGAACTATGATTGGGATCTCATCTTCTTATCGAGATTGTTGGTTAATCATCCAATGGTCAAAGATTTCAACGTAGGTTTAACTAACTTTATTCGTCCAGGTTACTCATATCAAACACATTGTTATGTATTGAATAAATCTGGAATCAGCAAGCTGGTTGAAACCAATCTACAGACGTTAAAGCAAAATATCATCGTATCAGACGAATTTTTGCCAGCAACGTATACTTGGCACCCACGACAAGATCTTCGCTCAATGTACAATCAAAACATGAGCGCGTTAGCATTAAAGTGGAATCCCGTAAGTCAGCTCCGGTTTGAAGCAGCTGGCAATTCTCAAACTCAGCCAGTAGAAGGCGTAGACTTTTAAAGACATGAACTCGTTAGCACAACTCGTAGACATTATCGCAGAACACCCATTCGCATCACTATTCTTGGTTATGTGTGTTGCATGGGTAGTTAATACAACCATCGCCACAATTAAACCATGTGACTGTGGTGAAACAAAGAAAGATTCAGATATATAAGTCTCAAACAAAGCTAAAACAATGCGTACACTAATTCAACATAACAATAAATTCTGCATCTGGTATCCAGGTGAGAATGAGGCCTATGTGAAAATGTAAGTACTGTTTTACTTAACGTTCTTGAAAGGCCTCATCGAAAGATTGAGGCCTTTCTTTTTTTGGTGAGTTGCTCGAGTGGCCTAAGGGAGCTGTTTGCAAAACAGACGTTCAGTGGTTCGAATCCACTACTCACCTCAATCGCAACCGTAAAAAAGTTTCGTAAAAGTTTTACCGGGTCAAGTTTTTGTTGTATATTAGCCCAGTAATCATCAGATAGTGGTTCAAATTTAACGGAGACAGTAAACCTTAATTAAATTTATGACTATGAAAACGATGATGACAAACGAAGAAACAGCTAAGCAAATGTTCGGCCACCTGGTTGATACTTGCGAAAGTTGCGAACAAAAGTTGGGAGTTTGGACTGAGAATCCTTTTGATGCAGATGTCCGTAACGAACACAACATGATGTTCCTTTGCAAAGAGTGCTTTCACGAATTGCAGATGGATGTCTGAGGTCTTTGACTTGGTGGTAATGATTCTTTAGCTCAGTTGGTAGAGCAGTACACTTTTAATGTACGGGTCCCGGGTTCTAGCCCCGGAGGGATCACAATGGGAGTATCGCATAGTGGCTATTGCAGTTGACTGTAAATCAATCGTCTAACGACATCGGAGGTTCGAGTCCTTCTACTCCCACAAGGAAGAGGCAGTGCAAGCTGTAATAGATGATGGTGTTAAAATGGTGAAAAAGGGTTTGGAGTAATCAGAGCGTAAACAAATCATCTATCAGAAACCCTGAAAGACCCAGAGCCTCTTCCCCATGGACTCGTAGCTCAGTTGGTAGAGCAATGGACTGAAAATCCATGTGTCGGCAGTTCGATTCTGCCCGAGTCCACTAACATTGCGGGTTGGACTGGAGGTGGTTCCAGCCTGGTCTCATAAGCCAAACGACGTGGGTTCGACTCCCACACCCGCTACTAAGATCTAACCCAATGTAAACAATATGTTAATACTGATATATAAGTTAATAACATTAAAATAACATTGGGACTATGAAACATCTTAAGAACTTTTTAGTGATGATTTTTTCAACACTATCTATCGCGTCAATTTCATTGGCAACACTAATGTTATCTACTTCATGCTCTTCTAATCATGATTTAGTTGACACTTCAACGTGGGCTTCTAAACAAACATGTCAGTTTGATCCACATTGTACAATTACATCTATTCACAGCCACGTTAGCTTTGAATAAATAATTAACACTGATCCATCGCTCGAAAGAGAGGAAACTCGGGACATCACTGCTTAAGGTGGAAGGTTATAACCTTTCCAAAACTAGTAAAAAAACAGAGTTTTGGAAAGGTTATAACCGTTATACCACCGAGGATGCAACACGTAATAGTCCATAGGGGTGAGCAGCCTGGGCAAGGTAGTGGCTTAGATTAATGGTGGAATAAAACAGAATCCCGGTTACTAGTGTTAATGTAAATGGTGGTTGTAGCTCAGTTGGTTAGAGCGCTTGATTGTGGTTCAAGAGGTCGTCGGTTCGATTCCGATCAGTCACCCCAGATATATAAATTGCGTATCAACAAGCCGATCGCAACGGCTTTTACGCGGTCCCCCGTCAAACCCGGTCTTTTTGACCGGGTTTTTTCATCTCGATGAAGTTTTACCGTCTTAAATGTGATATATACAGAAACAAAAAACATTTAAGTTAAAATGCCAAATCCATTATATTTTAGATCTTCTAATCCAGGTCTAGGCAGCGTTAACGCTAAAGCAAACAAACTTTACGAGTGGGACGGAACGGGTGCAATGCCAGCCGAACTTGCTCTAGGCAAAGGTGCTATGCCACCTGCTGAAATTTCAGGTGAAACGACAATTTGGTCGGATTCTTTCACACTAGGTTACACGAACGAAGCCGATGCTCACCCGATGTTCTGGTCAGACGGCGGAGCAGGTGATGCTAAAGTTCTTGAAATGATTAATCACTTTGCAGGTAGACTTGGTCAACCTCTTTTCTCTGACGTTGTTGCCGCAAAAGTATGGGCTGAAACCGCAGCTGGTCTTTATTCTTCATGGGCTGCAGCTGTTGCTCCAGGTCCTGCAGGATGGGACAACACAGTAGAATTCAGACCATGGTCTGACGGTGGATTCACAGCTTCAACTAATGATCTGGTCTCTAACATATGGGCTACTATGGCTTATCCAGCTGTGAATGGGGTTAACTCATTTAGCATCTTTTTTACTAAAAACGCAGCTACAGCTGCATTTGCTGATCTAAGAGCTGGCGATATTGTTAGACTTGAACAGCCTTCTGGTGATTATGCAGTATGTTGGATAGCCAGAGATATCTGGCACACTAATTTAAGTCTTACAGGTGGAGGCACTGGACAGGGCTACAATCCTATGTTAGTTGTGGTTGAAGCGTCAGGTGTACTTAATACATCTCTTCCTACAACACTTAAGTTCCAAACAGCTCCTGTAGAACCTACATATTCTTTGGGTGCAGCGGGTGGACACTCTCTTACAATCACTAACGCATCAGCAACTGAACCTATTGTAAAGGTGTGGATTGAAGATGCTGCGATTGGATCAGGAGCTGGTAAGGCATGGTTAGCGTCTTATGGCGTTCCTAGCGGTACTCCTTTGGGAAACGGCAATACTGCGGCTCCATGGCTTCCAATTAGACCTGGTCATTCAGTTACTCTAACTGACGTACCTTTGAGCGATATTAACAAATTCACTATGAACTTGGAGCTTGCAAATGCGTCAGGTAAATGGATTTATGCATCAACTAACAGAGCACAAAACAACATAAGCTTTATTTCAGCAGTTTCTGGAAATAATCTATTCACACTTGGCAATGCCACTGGCGGAATTGCGATTACATCGCCTGCGCATTTTGACGTTACACTTGTAAATGTATACAGACCAACTACTCTACCAGATCCAATGCCACCTGCGGGTTCAGTTGCAGGATCTTATTTCCCTACAACATATACTGAAGTTAACGTAGGAACAGGCCCTCACACTCTGATTGTACACAACCACACTGACATAAGCATTAAAGGTATTATGCCTGGATCCGGCGCAGGTACCTATAAAGCAGCGGGTGTCGGTGATATTCCTGGAGCTGTTCAAGCTGAATGGTTAAGCATTGCACCGGGAGGATACATTAAATTCACTGGAGTTAATCACCAATTTGACGGTTCTAAGAACATAGTACCTTACTCGGTGTATTTTACCGGTTACGGTGGGAAGTATTTTGAAACGATTGCAGATGGTGAAATTGTCGCTGGTAATTATTCTATTGACCCTACGAGGCATGCAGCTCTTACAGGTCCAATTGTTGCAGGTGTTGAGACTTCACTTAACGCTGCCGGAGCTACTGTTGAACTTAGAATTTACAAGTATATTCAATAATCTAACTTCATACTAACTATTTTTAAAGCCCGGTCTTTGACCGGGCTTTTTTATTATCAAATGAAACAACCCTTAGATCTAGTATATAAATACTGTTCTTCGGAATAACCACGGGATGTAGCGCAGGTGGTAGCGCATCTGGTTTGGGACCAGAGGGTCGCAGGTTCGAGCCCTGTCATCCCGACAAAAAAAGAGTTATATAATTTCTTTTAGTCTTGTAGCTCAGTTGGTTAGAGCATTCGCCTGATACGCGAAGGGTCACTGGTTCGAGTCCAGTCAGGACTACATATTACCCCGTCGTCTAATGGCAGGACAAGTGGTTTTGGTCCACTTAATGGTAGTTCGAATCTATCCGGGGTAACAGCATGCCATGCAAGAATTCCTTCTTAGCTCAGTTGGTTAGAGCATCTGACTGTTAATCAGAGGGTCGCTGGTTCAAGTCCAGCAGAGGGAGCAATCTAGAGTCCAGGTTTACTTAAATCTGGACTCTTTTTGTTTGAAACTTTTTACGATCTCATAGTATAATCAATACATTTAAAGGATTAACTGATGAGAGACTTAAAGACTTTGAACACCCTAATCGATCGCATTCGTAGCGATTATCAATTTGATTCAAGCTCAGAAGATTACATGGGCTTTTTGAACTTAGATCCATCCCAGGATTGGACAACTCAGGAATACGATGAAGTATCGTACATGGTTGAGAATGAGCCCGAATTATTGGATGATATTCTTGAAATGCGTGGTTTAGAGCTTCAAAGTTTTGGTCCAACTGAAGCTATCTTTGTCTTAATTGAAGAGCCTTTTGCTAATTGGAATCAAGGTCGCACTCCAAACCAAGTTCAATACTCAGAAATGGTAGTCAACGCTATCCTTTCTTTAGCTGCGGCCGCCGCAATCGTAACGGTTCTTTACTCATTCTTTAACATATAACATAATGAAAAGTCATAAGTTTTTAGAAGCGTACTTAAATGCTTACGCTCCTGTTGCACAGGAAACAGAAGGTCAAAAGATGTGGATGCGTTACATTTCAGACTTTTCACATTCACTTCACATGGACGCATACGGCACTGGTTATGGTGTTTACCGTTGCGGTAAAGAAGGAGCCAAGAAAGTTGTGATTGAAGCACACTGCGATGAGATCTCATGGATCATTACACACATTGAAAAAGACGGCTACATCCGCGTTCGTCACCATGGAGGTTCAGACAATATGATCGCCCCTTCTAAAACAGTTATCATTCATACGCACGACGGTCGACAGGTTAAAGGTGTGTTTGGTTGGCCTGCGATCCACACACGTACCGAACGTACTTCTAAAGGTTACGAACCGCATGAATTGTGGATTGATGTAGGTGTTTCTTCAGACGAGCAAGCTGCTGAATTGGGAGTTGAAGTTGGATGCTTGGCTACGTTCGATACACAATTCAGCATGATTGGAGATTACTACGTTGGCCGTTCGTTGGACAATAAGATTGGAGGTTATATTATTGCTGAGGTCCTAAAGCGCATGGCGCTTGATGGTGAGAAGTTGGATTTTGACCTGTACGTGGTTAACTCGGTTCAAGAAGAAGTTGGCTTGTACGGTGCAAAGAAGATTGCAAAAGAACTGCAAGCTGATTTGGCCCTAGTGCATGATGTTTGTCACAACGTGGCTCACCCAAAGATGGATAAAGCCAAGCACGGACCAGTTGAAGGTGGTAAAGGTCCTTCATTAGAGTACACTTCACAGAATCACCGTGGCATTCTAAACAAGCTGAAAGAGGTTGCTAAAGCCAATGAGCTGCCATTACAACATCATGTTGGATCTTACGGCAACGACACGATGGCTTTCTTTTTGGAAAACACTCCAACTGCAATCTTGGCCTCACCGCTGAAGTACATGCACACCACAGTCGAGATGGTTCATCGAGATGACGTTGAAAACTGTATCAAGTTGTACATCGCATTCTTGAAAGATATTGACGACGAGTGGATCGATAACATCAACAACCCCTTAAACACTGGTATCCTTGAACTCTAATTACTATTACACTACCACGACATTTGGAGATGTTCCATTCGTTTATGTATTGACCAATGACAAGAATTAATACTGGCATCAAACCTGAAGAATTGCCCGATAAACTGTTATTGGCAGAACTTCGCGAGATCAAGCGTATTCCAAACGTCATTCGTCAGGGTAAGTACAATATGAATGGTATTCCTGAAGAATTCACACTCGGCCAAGGTCACGTCAAATTCTTCTATAATAAATTAGAGTACCTGTTGAATCGTTACAACTCTCTTAGATGGGAGGCCCTGTACCGTGGATTTAACGTCAGTGATTGGACTGATGCCTGGAACGGTGTGCCAGATGAACTGATGAACGATTACGTTGAAACAAAGCGAGATCGAGAGATACTATTAGAAAGAATAGCCGAAAAGGGCTTTGAATTAAGAAAGTAATGGTCACAATCATGTTAATTGCCATCACGGCAACAGGAATCGCAATGTACGTTATTGCAACTCAGAATAGAATTGGTAAGCGTTTGTTTAGATTTGAATTTCATTGCCCTGAAACGGGTAGAAGGTCAGTCTATCATGTTCGTTCTGAAGGTTTTACAGCAGCGTATGAAGCAGCTAAAGAGGCTGTTAACCTTCAACACTCTGAAAACAATTTTGAGTGTAAGATCGCAGTGGAGTTGAACGCTGAAACTGAAGAGCCCATTTCGGCTAACATGGTTGACATTCTTCAGAGTTTAGAATCAGTCGAGCGAGTAGAGATTGAAGCATGAAAGAATTGAAAATAGTTGGCATCACTGCATCTACGTTTGACCTGTTTCATGCAGGGCACGTTAAAATGCTTGAAGAAGCTAAGCAGCATTGTGATTATCTGATCATTGCTCTTCAGACGGATCCTACGATTGACCGTCCTGAAAAGAATAAACCAGTGCAATCTATCGTTGAAAGGTATATTCAAGTAGATGGTTGTAAGTGGGTTAACGAGATCATTCCTTATGCAACCGAAAAAGATCTTGAAGACATTCTAGCAAGCTTTAAAATTGATGTTAGAATTTTAGGTGAAGAATATCGCGAAAAAGAATTCACAGGCCGACAGATTTGTAACAATCGCGGTATTGAATTAATTTTTAACAAAAGAGATCACTCTTTTTCATCATCCGAATTACGTAAAAGAGTTGCTGAAAGGGAAGGTTGATAAATAATCTATGAACTTAAACTTTTCTCAATTTCTAAAACATCCGTTCAAAGAAGTTCTATTGAACATGGTTAAATTGTTTAGGGCTGAAAGGCACTATTCAAATTACAAAGGTGAAGAACGTAAGGTTCAAGCACCTGAAGGTTATGATAAAGTGTTTTCAGATTACTTCTTAACACGCTTGAACAAAGATGAGTGGCGTTATGCAATGCCATGGGGAGACTTTCACCCGGGTTCTTTACACCAATACTATGATAACGATGGAACGCTAAGTTACATTGATACTCGAGGTCTGGTGTTGGCCCTTAAAAACACTCCTAAGACTTGGAAAAAGTCTGATCTTCCAAGTTGGAGACAGAATGAGTCGATGCCAGAAGAATTTACAATTCCAACTGGCGTTGGTTTTGTTTCTTCAAAGCAGGTTTGGCAATACGGTTGGTTTGAAGCATGGATTCAACTTCCAGAAGGACAGTCATATTGGCCTGCATTCTGGTTTTCAGGTTATGATACATGGCCACCTGAAATTGATGTCTTTGAAGGATACTCTCACATGGGCCCAAAATACGATTCATACACTCTATTAGATCGTTGGTTTAAAAGGCCTAATAGAAGAATTAGGCCTAACATTCATTATGGTCAAATAGAACAAAATAACAAAGAAGATTATTCATCTTACGATGTTCCAGTTGCAGATGCAACCAAAAGATTGGTCCAATATGTTTGTCACTGGGAAAAGGATTTTATTAGAATTTACTACGATGGTCTATTGATTTTTGAAACAAAATCACATAACGTACTACAATGGTTCAATAGAGCTGACGCAAGACAGTATGTTATTTTCAATCACGGTCTTCACATGGACTATCCTGAAAACCCTGATGAAAGTGAAATGATCATTCGTAGCTTTAACGTATATCAAAAACAAGATTAAAATGCAAGTAAGCGCAATAGTTGTCGACGATTTTTATAATGACGTAGATGCCGTTAGAGAAATGGCTCTAGGTATGGAATTTGGTGTTCGAGGTAATTACCCAGGCCAACGCACCGTACAGGTTTATAACGAAGGAGTTAAAAACTTAATTCAGGCTATCATTTCTCCTTACGCTGGTAAAATCACAGCATGGGAACAGTATGAATATACTGGTGCGTTTCAATACACCACACAAAGGGATCGTTCGTGGATTCACGCCGATCAAACCACTAAATGGGCAGGAGTTTGTTACTTAACACCCGATGCTCCACTTTCAGGTGGAACGGGTCTTTTCCGCCATAAGGCGACGGGTTGGACAACCGCCCCTCGAAAAGATGACGGATCTTATAACGAAGAAGGTTTAGCCCTAATTGGCCAAGATTCACAGGACATGACGAAGTGGGAAATGACCAACTTCGTTGGTAACGTATACAATCGATTGATCCTTTACCCGGGAGATTTATTTCATACTTCGCTTGACTACTTCGGTAAGGATATGTATGATGGTCGTCTGTTCCAAACATTCTTCTTCGACACTCAGCACTAAATGGGACTTGTTGAAAACGTAGGTAACACTCCAATGATCAAATTGGAGGAGGCTGATTTGACCGTATGGGGCAAAGCAGAATTCATGAACCCTGGTGGATCAGTTAAAGATCGTCCAGTTCTTCATATTATTCAACAAGCCGAGAAATCAGGGCAATTGAAGAAAGGTGATACAATTTGCGAGGCAACTTCAGGTAACACTGGCATTGCATTTGCAATGTTTGCAGCCCACCTCGGATACAAGTGCGTGATTGTGATGCCAAGTAACATGAGCGAAGAACGTAAGAAAATGTTCCAGGTTTATGGCGCTAAACTGATTGAAGTTGACGCAGGTAATTTTGACCTGGCGATTCAAACCCGAAACGAGTTGTGCGAAAAGAATGGATGGTTTAATGGTAACCAATTTCATTCTGAATGGAACATTGAAGCGCATTACAACACTACTGGTTTAGAAATAGTTGAGCAGCTAAAAGCCGAGGGTGTAACACCTGACGTATTCATTCTTGGAACTGGAACCGGTGGAACTCTGATGGGAGCAAGTAAGCGTATCAAAGAGACTTTTCCAAACATCAAGATTGTGGCAATTGAACCCGCTGAATCTCCAGTTATGAGTGGTGGTCAACCAGGTTTACATGGAATTCAAGGCATTGGCGACGGTTCAAAATTCTTGGTTGATCTAAATGAAGTTGACCAAGTTGTCACTGTTCCAACCGATTGTGCAATTCAGCATGCAATGTACTTAGCAAAAACACAAGGTCTTTTCTTAGGCATTTCAGCTGGTGCAAACGTTAGAGGAGCTTTTGAATGGCTCCGAGATAATGATTACAAGAATGCAGTTACCATTCTTTGTGATCGAGGCGAAAGGTACTTTAGTAATTTTATATGATATATTGGTTCACTGGACAACCATCACACGGTAAGACCGTACTAGCAGACAGATTAAAGAAATTCATTATCGATCACGGAACTCCTGAAGATCAGGTTTTCAGAATTGATGGTGATGAAATGAGAGATTTGTTTACAAACAAAGACTATTCTATGAATGGTCGAATTAAGAACATCGATGCAGCTCAAAAGATTGCTCATTACCTGCATAATCAAGGTAAGATTGTGATCGTATCATTAGTATCTCCATACCTAGATCAACGAGAAGAGTTTAAGCAGGTGATTGGAGATGGAATGATTGAATTCTACGTCCACACTACTGAATCTCGAGAAAGAGATCACTTTGCGGTCAAGGGTTACCAACCGCCCCAACAAAACTTCGTAGATGTCGACACAACTGACGACATACCTTCACAAACTCTAACTAAAATCTTAGAGGCCATTAGATAGGATTGTAAATCCATTAGATAGACACACAGGATTTAATTTTATAATATGAAATACATTACAAAAGCAGACAAGCCCTCAAAAGATGGATGGGCACTTTACATTGGTCGTTGGCAGCCATGGCATGGAGGTCACAGATGGTTAATTGACCAACAGTTGGGACAAGGTAACAAAGTTTGGATCGCCATTCGAGATATGGAACCAGACGAGAAGAACCCATTCGCTGCATCACAGGTTCAAATGAACATTGAAACCGAATTGTATGATCTAATGGAACAGGGCAAAGTGATTGTGACGGTTATTCCAGATATTTCATCGATCAATTTCGGTCGAGGTGTGGGATACGATGTAGTTGAACACGTTCCACCGACAGAAGTTGGTGAAATATCTGCCACCAAGATCAGACAGGAAATGAAGAAACGAGGAGAGTTATGAGCAAAGATAAAATTAGACACATACTGAAGACAATCTCATGGAGAATCATCGGTACCTTAGATACCATTTTTCTGAGTTGGTTGGTCACCGGAGAGTTTAGTACAGGTTTAGCCATCGGTATGATCGAAATAGTTACGAAATCCATATTATACTATGCACATGAAAGAGCGTGGTACAATTGGATTCGTTTGTAAACTCTTTCAAAGTGCGGTATATAAAATAAAAAGCGTTGGAAAAATGTATCGCGAAAGAATTGATGTCAGAACGGGTGCAGCACCATGGGTCTTAAAAATTGAATTTGGAGATGGAGAGATTATGGCTCTTCGTTATCAAGATTTCAATAGATGTCTTGAATTCATGAATTTGGTAGATGATTATTTTGGCAAGGAAGTTCGTCTTTGCCTAATGTCTAATATTGAATTCAAAACTCAAGCCCTTGAGAGAGGACATGAGGAATGGATTGACTTAATTGAGGACGTAGAAGATGCCGAAATGGAATTTTGAAGATATTGGAAACGAGACCCACTGTTCAAAATGTGGATCTTCTGATTATCATGAAACACATTCAGGTGTTCTAAAATGTGATGTTTGCGGATCAGTTATCTTAGAGCAAGGTAAGGTTCGTAGTCGCAAGGGAAAGAACATCAAGAAGGCCCGGTTTCGTGAATAAATACCTTGCATTTCACCCTAGAGGGGAAATAACATTGGAGTCGAAAGCCGAGTGGGTGGGAGCCCCTAACAATGTCCCCTCTAATCTAAACTTTTCAGTTTTTTGTAGTATAACCCTGTAAATAGATTCAATATGATCAAAGTAGGGTTACCCTCTGCACTTATTTATGGTTGGGATCGAGTTGGTGAGCATCGTTTATTGACATCACTCTATCATGAAGAAAACCTTCAGGAGAATGTTCTGTGTTATTCGTATCCAGACTCTTCTTCATTTGCTGAGGATTTTGCTCGCCATCGACCTGATGTTATTGTTACCATCGGCGGTAATCGACAGGATTGGACACAACTTGTGTCTCGCATCAATGAAACTTTTATCACCACTAAGTGGTGTCATTATAGTCAACTACCTGTTGATTTTCAACTTGCAAACGATATTGTTTCACATGCAACTAATTGGGCTTGCTTTTCATTAGACAAGGTTTTTGATGATCCAAATCGACCTTATTTTTCAGTTTTCACAGGTGCTTATAAGACGGGAGATAGATTGTATCGAACTTACGAAGGTATTAAAAATCAAACCTATCCCAATTGGGAATGGATCGTAATTGATGATTCTCCAGAAGATCACACTGAAACATGGACCATTCTACAAGAATTGGCCAAAAAAGACTATCGAGTTAGACCTTATAAGATAACTCCAATTTCTGGCGGTAATATCGGTGAAGTTAAAAATAGAGCATGTTCAATGGCCAATGGAAACTGGTTCGCTGAACTAGATCATGATGACTTTTTCTTACCAGAATTGTTTGCTGAAACCATAAAGGCCATCAATCAATATCCTGACGCTGGTTTTGTCTACACTGACGTCGCAGAACCATTTGAAGACGGTGAAATGAGAAAGTACACTAGCACCATTGGACCTGAAGAGTATTGGTATGCACACCCTGAAAACGGATTTGTATGGGGATATGGTGGTCACGAATGGGTTGAATGGAATGGTACTGAATACCTGTGTCACTCATATCCTGACATCAATCCCAGAACTATTCGATTCAACATTGGTATGCCAAACCATGCTCGAATCTGGCGTAAAGACGTGTACAATAAAATTGGAAAGCATAATCGATTCATTTCTGTGGCTGATGATTTTGAGTTAATCATTAGAACGTTTCTAGAAACAAAAATGATTCACATCAAGAAAATGTTGTACTTACAGTACAATAATCGTAACTCAACGGTTGATAACAATGCAACTGACATTAATAGAAAATCACGTTTGATTCGAGACCATTATAACCAACAGATTCACAATCGAATCGAACAACTCGGCTGTGTAGATTGGGATTGGAACGAAGAAACCAAAACTTCAACTCTATTTCAAATCGTCACGCCTAATCAAAAGTATTTTGAAGAAGAACAAAAGCTTAATTACATTTACAAATGAATAACATAGTAATGGGAATCTCGATTGGTCACAATCGAGGAGCTGCAATCACAATCAACGGAGATCTTAAAGTTGCAATCAGCAATGAAAGAGTTACTCGCATTAAAACTGATCATTCCGATAGTTTACCACTAGAATCAATGAGATATTGTCTAGAGGCATTAAACCTGGAGTATAAAGACATAGATGCGTTTATCTATAACACCACCGAAGACATCAATAGGGCTCCAGAAGAGTTTGAGATTGAAACCGGTATGTCAAGAGACAGATTAAACTTTGTTCCTCACCATCTGGCTCATGCCTATTCAACTTTCTGTGCTTCTGACTTTGATGAGGCTGCAGTTGTAGTTGCAGACGCAATGGGATCAGTTTATAATGACGAAACCCCAATTAAAGATTGGTTTAAGGTCGATGAATCAGGGTTGAATCCAGGAGAACATTTAGCAGAAGGTTACTCAATTTATCATTTTTCAAGAAAAGATCAAACCATCAATCAATCATATTGTAAGTGGGTGGTTTATCCTTTTAGAGAAGGAGATCCTGAAGCTGAAACATCAATTGGTCATAAATATGGAATGGGTTCAAAGCAACTTGTATATAACCCCGTTCACAATACGTGGCAAGCTGGAAAGTTAATGGGGCTTGCATCTTATGCTAATAAGGAGTGGGTTGATTCCCACCCGATTCAAACGAGATTTGAAGATGAAGATATGTACGTTATGGTGCAGACCTTTTATCCCGAAGTAACATGGCAATCAAACTTTCAACAAAAGGCTAACGTTGCAGGCCTCTATCAGCGTGAACAGGAATTGTCGTCCCTTCACCTTGCAAAGATGGCAAAGAAAATAACCAATTCAAATAACATTTGTGTAGCTGGCGGATCTTTCTTAAATTGTAACACTAATGAGCTTATTATTAGAGAAGGTATTTACGATAATGCATACTTCATGCCTCCTGCTGATGACAGTGGTATTCCCATCGGCTGTGCATATTACGGTTCGCATGTATTGATGGGTAAAATTCCAACTTCTGAAGGATGGATGACAGCGTATCTTGGAAAAACATATACTGAACAAGAAATCAATGATGCAATTGACCTTTATTCTTCTTCAATTAATGTAATAAAACTTGAAGAAGATGAAATGGTAGATACTGTTGCTAATTTATTGAATGAAAATAGAGTCATCGGATGGTTTCAGAAGGGTTCCGAAATGGGTCCACGTGCTCTAGGTTGTCGTTCAATCTTGGCCTCACCAAAACAGGCTTGGATGCCACAGTACATTAATAGTGAAATCAAACTCAGGGAATGGTATCGCCCATTTGCGCCTTCGGTGCTATATGAAAAACAGGCCGAAATCTTCGAACTTGATACGTATTCTCCATACATGCTGGTTACCACTGAAGTTAAACCAGAATGGAGAAGCAAGATTCCAGCAGTTACTCACATTGACGGAACTGCCCGCTATCAATCAGTTACACCAGATAACAATCCAAAATATCACAAGCTAATCAGTAAATTCAATGAAGTGTCAGGCGTTCCAGTCGTGTTGAACACTTCATTCAATGGACCTGAAGAACCTATCGTTGAAACTCCTACCAATGCAATAAATACGTTCCTAAAAAGAAACTTATACGCATTGGTGCTTAATAATTATCTAATTACTCGAAAATGAAAAAGCCAAAGAACGTAAAAATCTGTTTAAATGCGATGGTGGGCAATGAAGAAGCCACTATCACCAGAATGTTAAAATCCGTTGTAGGTTACGTTGACTATTACGTAATTCAATGTAACGGTAAAATCGATAACACCAAACAAATCATTGATGATTTCTTTGCTCAAAATGGAGTTCCAGGATTTACCTATGAAATTGATTGGGATTATCCAGGTTGGAACCGAGATCACACTCTTCAAACTGCTCTAGAGGCGGATCATGGATGCGATTGGATCTTACGTATGGATGCCGACGAGCAGCTTTCGGTTGATGAAAATTTCGATTGGAGTCCATTTAACGATACGATGATCGATTCATTTAACATTGTTGCCGATCCAGGAGATGCAATGTATTATCGTACATGGATGTGGAACGCTCACCGTCCATGGTTCTTTGCTCACGATAAGCGCCACGAAACAATTCACCTACCCGTGATCGGTGAAGGATTTAATCGAGTTAATCTTGAAACTGGATTCCGTCAGGTTATTACCAATGATGGTGAAACCTGGTTCGCTCCAATGAAGTTTTTGAAAGATGCTCTCGAATTAGAAAGCGATAAAGTACCTTCAAACAAGGTTCTTGAAGATGATTATCATTTATGGTACATTGGTAAATCTTATAGTGATTCTTATGGTAATCCTGATGAATTTCCATTTGGCATAGATCACGCAAGAGAATATGCCCGTCGCTGTATCTTCTATTTTAATATGTACTTGAACAAGCTTCATAATTATTCTCAAACCCAAAAGCCAGCCAATATCGATGACATGGGTTACTATGCAATGTTCTTAATTGGTAATGCGTATAAATTCATGGGAAAATATGACATGGCTCTTGAAACTTATGAAAAGGCGCTTGAATTTAATCCCGCTCGAAATGAGGCAATGATGGCTCAAACCGAATTATTAGAGCAATTAGGTAGGCATGAAGAGATGATGAAGCTATCATTCAAAATGCTAAGGGACAGTAAGAGAAAGAATCCCTTCCCAACATATACGTTCTTGATTCATAACTCTGCGTATTATAATACGTCTGCCCACCCATTCTGGCTTCACATCAAATCTCTACGATACTTGGGCAAATCTTACGATCATGAGATCGAATGGATGAAGAGAGTTCACGATCAGATTCCTCAATACATCATTGATGATCTTGAAGGCACAACACCTCCAGTTGTTCAATCAACGCCAGAAAAATCAGTTGACTTCGTTTTGTCTAACGGTGAAACAACACCAAATCCAATTACTTTAACAGGTGTCTTCGGTATCTCAAGATAAGTATGATTTCCTAATCGTTGGAGCCGGACTGTATGGTTCGATATGTGCCCACGAGTTAACCAAACAAGGTTATCGAGTTTTGGTGATTGATAAAAGGGCACATATCGGCGGAAACTGTTACACTGAAAACGTTGAAGGCGTGCATGTACATCGGTATGGAGCTCATATCTTTCACACTAATGATAAACGGGTCTGGGATTATGTCAATAATTTCGCCGAGTTTAGACAGTACAGTCATAACGTAATTGCAAATTATAAGAATAGTATCTACAATTTGCCATTCAATATGACCACATTCAATCAGATCTGGGGCGTATCCTCTCCGGAAGAGGCAAAAGATATGATTGAAAAACAACGATTCACGGGTAAAATTACTAATCTCGAAGAACAAGCCCTGTCATTGGTAGGAAAAGATGTATACGAAAGATTGATTAAGGGTTACACTGCCAAACAATGGCGCAAAGATCCTACAGAACTTCCAGCTGCAATCATCAAACGTCTACCTGTAAGATTCACATACGATAACAACTACTTTAATGATCGTTATCAGGGAATGCCAATTGGAGGGTACACTCAGATCTTTGAAAAATTATTAAATGGTATTGACGTTCGATTAAACGAAGACTATCTTTCAGAAAAAGACTATTGGAACGCCAAAGCGCTGAAAGTCATCTACACCGGTCCCATCGATAAGTTTTTCAATTATAAACACGGTTTATTGGAATACAAATCAGTTAAGTGGCACAATGAATTGATGGATCAAGATAATTATCAAGGGTGCGCAGTCATGAATTATACGGACGAAGAAACTCCACATACTCGTATCATTGAACATAAGTGGTTTGATGACCATGGTCAAAAGAAAACGTATGTTAGCTGGGAATTCCCCCAAGAATACACACAAGATGTTGAACCCTTTTATCCAGTGAATGATGACACCAATGGTCAAATCTATCAAAAATACAAGGCTTCAGCTGAAGGAATGTCAACTGTTCACTTTGGAGGAAGATTAGGAACGTATCGTTATTACGATATGCATCAGGTTGTCGCAGCAGCCCTTCATCAACTTGAAACAAACTCATTCTTTAAGGTATAACTATCATGGAAATTATGTTTATTATTACAATGATTTGCGCTGCCCTTGTCGCCTTATTGGCCGCTAAGATGCACAGTAAAATCGAAGCACTCGACGAAGCCCTTGAGGTTTTGGAAGATCTTCAAGATCATGTTCTAGAGCTTGAAGCAATCTCTATAACTCTTGAAGGACAGATGGAAGCGTGTAATGCAGATCGAAAAAATTCATCAAAAGATGAAGAACTGTCTAAACACGTTGATTCGCTTGAAAAGAATGTGATTGCTAACATTCAGGAATTAAGCGATTTGCGAGCGATGATGGCTAATCTAAACCAAAACATCGCCGAGGTAGCTGCATTTGCAGATCGAGTTAGTGGAAAGGTGGATCAAATTCAAAATCAAATCAACGATGACCGGCCAGAATCGTTCTAACGCAGATAAGTTTCTTCATGTGTTTCGTCGTCGAACCCAGTATTGGGGTTTGAAGGTGGCCAAGATGGTCAATCCAGAGAAATTGTATACTGAAAGAAACACAGATTACTACAGAGAAACATTTGGAATCTGTCATAAATTAATTTCAAATCCATTATCAACTCTATTAATGTCCCCTATTTCGGGTAAACGATACATTAAGAGCGAAGATAATCAAATCTTTATTGTTATCAATAAAGACACCATTGACATTATCAATCACACCTACAGCTATAACATTAAAGTTAACGGTACTAATCTATTTGATAAAATCACTAGGGTTTTTGACAATGAAGTTGAGCGTCGTCGAGAGGAGATGGAAGCTGAAATCAAGAATAACGTTGAGCACTCATTAAAGTCAATCTATAATAATTTGGTCAATGAAAGGTAAAGTATTTGGTGATCTATTTTGGGCAGGTGCAGTCCTAATAATTTTATTATCTTCTGTCATCTTTGGCCTAACTTACGGTGTTTCTTCATATTTTGAAAGTCAAGAAAGAATCGAAGTTGTTCACGATACCATCGTTATAGAAGTTATCAAAGAAATTCCAATTGAATGTGTTCTTCCACACGTTCAACCAAAATCAACACCCGTTCAAAAGCCGATTGAGCAGGTTGTTTCAACAGTTGAAATCGTTGAACCTAAAGATTCTACCTTTAATATATAGAAAGGTTGAAACTTTTCGGCATAATTAAATATAATTACTCTAAATACACATTAAAATGGATATGGATATTTTTAATCAACTAAAAGAAGTGATTGATTCAGTAGAAGCTGATGCGATCAAGTTTTACGACAAAAAGAATAAGGCAGCTGGAACTCGTGTTCGCAAGGCCATGCAAGACCTTAAAAAGATCGCTCAGGATGTTCGTTTGGACATCTCTGAAAAGTCTAAAGCTGAGTAATCAGCTTCTGGTGCGGTAGTTCAGTTGGTCAGAATATCGGCCTGTCACGCCGAGGGTCGCGGGTTCAAGTCCCGTCCGCACCGCAATGGGTTCGTTGGACGCCCTAAGTTCAACGGTTAAAAATAGGACCGCCCCTCCCACGATACTAGTGTGGGATAAGGCCGGGTAAATGACGGAAAATGGCTGGAAGTCGACCTCTGCGGAACCCTACCGCATGCCACCGTCCCCCCACCGCATGCTGTAAAGAGCGGTTAGAGCACAGTAGGTGCCGACGGCGGTCCTTCTTTTTTACTTTGAAACTTTTTGTGGATCTAGTGTATAATCTATAGTTAACTTATGACTATGGTAAAATATACAAATCGTTACAACGACGTCCACACCTTCACCAAGGTAGATGAAACCAAAATTCTGTGGCAAGGCAACTTTGATCACAGTCGATTCAGTTGGCCTAATGTTTATAAAGAGGCTTACGAACAATACCGCAAAGATGGCGGTGATCTTCATATTGAGGACTTTAAGAAGGAAGTACACCACTATGACAATGTCACATTTGAATTTTCTGAAATCTCTAAGAAGTACCGATCACTAGTCTATTCAGATACAAAAACCATCAGTATGGTTGATCCATCTGGCGGTCCTTATGTTACTGCTGGCATGGACATGAAGTACTTTGGCGAAGAATTAAAGGGTTTGATCGTTCGATCTTTTACCCCAGCCGAAGAAGGTTATATCGTTAATGTTTATAACGAGTTTGACCACCTAGCTGACACCGAAATCATCGGTGGAATTATCAATACCTCAAAATAATGAAGAACTACATTCTCACCCTCATGGCTTTTATGGCTGTGAACTTTGCAGGGCTTTGGCTCGGTGGTCTTGCAACAGGCCCTGGTGTAACTAGCGACTGGTACACTTCTTTGAATCAAGCGCCTTGGACTCCACCGGGTTGGGTCTTTGGCTTGGCTTGGACCATTATTGGTGTAACGTTCTCAGTCTTTATGGCCAATGAATGGAGAGATGAAGAGAATCCTCTTCCTTATGCCCTTTTTCCTGAAGCTCTGCTACTAAACATCTTTTGGAATTACGTGTTCTTTGGCCAACATGTGCTCGGTGCAGCAATCATGATTTCAATACTATCGATCATTATTTTTGTAATGGCACACTTTACACGAATCATCAACGGTTGGGGTCGAATGATCTGGATCATGCCGTATCTAATTTGGTTGATGATCGCATCTTCTCTTAACTGGTATATTGTAATCATGAACTAAAATGAAAAAGCTACTTTTAACCCTGCTCGTAGTCCTAACTACAAACCTCTCTGCTCAAATTACTGGGCGAATGATCACCGACCATACTTCAACTCAAGACATGGTTTGGTCTGAAGTTGAAAGTAAATACATGTTCTTTAATAAGCTTGCGCGATATGAAGAATACAATATGATTGAAACTAATGTCAATCAATCTAACACAGGAAAGATTGTTATTACTGACATTAAGACAAAGGTTACATACACTTTTACGGTTTATCAGGTTAATTACGATAAAACCGAAGAAGGAACTGAATTTGTTCGATGCGAATGTATTGAAGTTCAGACTGGCGATCAATGTACTTTTATTTTCACTAAGTATGGTGATCATCGAATGGTATCGATTATGATGCCATCTTCTCGATTAGCAGTATTTATGGATGATTTTGGTGACGAAGAATGAAAAAGATTTTACTAGCCCTTTTATTAGCAGTAAATAGTACTGCTTTTGCGTCACACATCTTAGGTGGAATGTTGGCCATGACTCATGATCCAACTTCTCAACCTAACAATCAGTCAGTTGCTCTATATCTTATTACGGACCCGCAGGGAATCTTACCCGCAAGCCAAACAGTCGCAGTTTATATTGAGAACAATAGCTTCTATCTGTTCTCAGAGAACGTAACAGTCACTCTAACAAGTACTGACACAATGGCGGATGGTAATCTATTGTCAACCTACGTCAGTGGATACAAGCAGTTTTACATGAGTAAGTACCGCTTCATCTATTCACATTGTTGCCGAGGCATGACTGTTAATGCATCAAATTCTTTTACTAGTGATTTCTTGATTGCTCTTGATGTTGATCGTTTGAATGCAGTGAATAATAACACTCCGATGCCAAACTATCTACCAACATGTAGGATGCCACAGAACTTTACCAGTGTGATTGACTTAAAAGCTTTGATCAACGATAACCTGTTTGAGAATGATTCTATTCAATATGAAATGTGGGATGCTTTAGGTCAACATGCAAACAACACCTTTGTGCCATTAGCGCCATTCAACCAATTAACAAGTTATGGTATTTACACAATGGGTGGTGGTATGATTAATTGGACACCATCAACCGTTGGTAACTTTGTTACAGGTTATAAACTAACAGAATGGAGAAGTGGTGGTATTAAAGCATCACAGTGCTACGTTCAAATGACGTACACCATCACACCGTCTTCGATTGGTATTACTGAGTTTGAAAGAGAAAAGAAGGTTCTAGGCGTTTATGATATGCTTGGGCGTTATATTCAAAAGGATATGGAATATCTTCCAAGCGGTCAATTATATCTAGTTGAATATAATACCGGATTTGAAAAAATCTTTGTCCAGTGATAAGTATGAAAAAGTTCTTATTGGGTCTCTTTATGATCCTCGGTCTAATGACCCAAGCAAGTCACCTTTCAGGCGGTGACATTCAATACCGCTATATTGGCGATTCAACTGGCGTGGCCAGACAGTACAAGGTAATCCTGCGAGTTTATAGAGATGTCACAGGAATCGGCATGCCTACGACCGAAACGGTTACAGTTTCATCAAACTGTTATGCAAACATTAACGTTCCTATGACTCTACAAGCGGGTTCAGGATTGGTTGCTCCAACATTGTTTGATTGTGTAACAGTAGGTAGCGCTGGAACCAAAACACTTGAAATTTATACTTATAAAGGGTATGTAACACTACCAGGCGCTTGTTCCACATTTAAGTTTTGGTACTCTAATTGCTGTAGACCAGGTGGTATAACAAACATTAATACCTCAAATGGATTTGGTAATGATGGCTTTTTCTTCGATGCAAACCTAGATAACATGTTAGGTGAGAATTCTTCACCAATCTTTATATCTGAACCTGTTCGTGCATTTTGTGTGGGTAATGCATTTAATTGGGCACAGAAGAGCGTTGAGTATGATGGCGACAGCGTTCATTATGAAATGATAAACTGTAGAGAGAATGCGTATCCTAATCAAACTAACATTCCATTTGATGCAGGTTGGTCAGCAACTCAGCCAGTAACTTCAACCTATTTTAATCTGAATCCAAAGACTGGAACCATTTCATTCTTGCCAACTCAGCAAGAGATTGATGTGATGAGCATTAAGATTACTGAATACAGGTATGATTCACTCTATTATATCTGGTATCAAGTCGGTTCAGCGTCAAGAGATATGATGATCTCTATTTCAGCTAACTGTTCACCGGCAGCATCTCAAGGCGTAGTGTTGGATTACAACTATCCAGGACAATACATTGATTCAGTTACGATGTTACCTGCGATTGATTATGATTGTGGAGATTCAGTGATTGATTTGAACTTCTTGGTTAAATTAGATTGTGAATCTATTTCAGAGGATGGAACTGATTTCCGATTAACTAATCCATTGGGTCAACCAATTCCAATCAGTAAACTTTCTGCAACATGTGATGTGAACGGCGAAACTCAAGCCATTCGAGTTCATCTATTCAAACCATTGTTGGTAAATGGCAGATACTTCCTCTATTCAAAGACCGGTAACGATGGAAACACCCTAACCAATAAGTGTGGATTCCCAATGAACGAGTTCGACACGTTGGTTATCATTGTAGATGATTGTTTTGAACCAGTGTGGGATTTTAAGAATGTGAGCGTGGTAAATGATAACCACACTACTCTACAATGGACAAGAGATTCTACATCATTCGATACAACATATTTTGACGGATACGGTATTTGGAGATGGGATGGAACTCAGTATCAATTCCGCCAGTTGGTTACTAATTGGAAGAAAAAGCACTACGATGATCTAACTGCCACTAATGTTGGCAATCAAACATATTCGTATAAGATTGACTTTAGATACAGTGGATTTACATTCGGACCTTCAGATTCAATTCATTCTATTTGGCTAAGAGGTAGCGGTGAATGTGATTCATTGTATTTGATTTGGAATCAATACAACGGTTGGCCAACTCCACAATATGATGTTTACATAAACTATCAAAACCAGTGGATCAAGTGGAACGATATTGCAATCACCGACACAACATACTGCATGAAATCCGATACTTTGGAGGTGGGCAATTATGATGTGAAAGTTGTTACCACAAATGGAGGATACACTTCAGAGAGTAACTATGTCAGATGTGTTCAACCCGAACCTCCTTATGTCGTAATTCCTAACGTCATTACTCCAAACGGAGATGGTATAAATGATATGCTTACAATTCAAAATCTAATGAATTGGGACAATAGAGCATTAACCATCTTTAATCGATGGGGAGGTATTGTCTTCAAGACTGAGGACTATCGAAACGACTGGAACGGTAGTGGAGTATCAGATGGAGTGTATTTTGGAGTTCTAGTAATATCCGACAGTGGAAGATTAGAAACATACAACTTCATAGTAACCGTTCTGAGCGAATAGACGGATGAAACTTTACGTTCTATTATAGTATAACCATCCTAAGCGAATAGGATATGAAATTAGAATTCTTCAACATCTGGAGTCAAACGTATTTGACTCCAACGGTCAAGATCACTCATGACCGACTACTAAATGGTTTTCACGAAGTGCAATTGATCTGGTTGAAGTGGGGCGTGTCACTAATGTTTAACGAAAAGGGCAATAACGATAAAAGCTGGTTTATATGAGCATTATTAATCCTGATTTATGGTACAAGATAAAGGGCAAATCGACCAAGATCGAGAGCAAGTTCAAGCATATTGACACTCGTAGTCGAAGCCAAAAGTTGAAGGACTTTGGTCAATCTCTTCTATTTTGGAAAGGCCGCAAACGCGTTCTGATCCACACTCGCGATTTGGAATGGTCCGATCTTCGTTACATCTTCTTTCCATCTAAGTTGGAACGTTATGGTTACATGAACATTACGTTCTATCAAGAAGATAGTCCATACTATCGAGCTCTGATGCCACTGGTATTAGCAATGGATTATGAAGCAAAACCAAAGTGGTGCCCTAGATGGTTCTTACGTTTCTTACACGTGTTTGGAGATGATAAATCAGTGGTTCGAGTTCGTAATCATAGATTGAGCAATTTGCATCGTAAACTGACTAAGGGTATTCAGTTCTGGGATTGGAAGACTAAATGGTATAATTATGACCTTCGTATTTCTATTAGTGGGCCAAACCACTTACAGGATCTTGCTGATGATATTGAACACGGATATTATTCTCGTGGAAGACAAAAAGAGTTAGTTGAACAAATCTTAAAATTAGATCCGAATGCTTCAATCATCTGGGGTAGTATTGAACGATTTGAAGAACAGTTAGAAAAATTAGAACAAGCCGTTAACACCATCAAGGAATGAAAAACATCTGGGTAGTAACTGCACATCGTACCACTTTAAGTGAACATTCTTATGTGGTTGGTGTGTATGAGGATTTTGAAGATGCTAAAAAAGCAGCTAACATTGAACAATACAACCGAGGCGACAAATACGATATGGACATTAATGGATATGGTCTTAACAAACTTCCAGAAGAAATTATTGATAACGAGATATGAAAGCAGTTTTAGAATTTGATTTTAACGGTGATAACTTTGACCGCACTGAATTTGAAGATGCCATTAATGGTGGTAAATGGAAAATGGCAATGTGGGAATTGGATCAAGATTTACGAGCTCGAAGCAAGTACTCATCGGATAAAGATGACCCAAAGGTAGTGGAAGCCTATTACAAACTTCGCGATGACATTCGAGAAATTATGCACAATCACAATTTAACATTTAACGATTAATGAAAAGATTAGGTCTTTTATTACTGTCACTGATTGCGCTTCAAGGCTGTGCGCAACAGTACACTGATTACAACGGAGTAGAATGGTATTCAACCTATATGGATGGGTTGTATTCTCAAGAGCTTGAGCAACCCTTGGTGGTTAATTACATTATCCTATGTACAGAGGGTGATGCAACACGAAACGGTTTGGATTTCTATAAACCAGATTACATCCATACTTCTGATGATGCAGATTATTATAAGAACGAATGGGACAAAGGTCATTTAGCTCCTGCGGCTGATTACAAATGTGATCAAGATGCAATGGATGCAACCTTTACGTACTTAAATTGTGCTCTACAACAGGAGAAGCTGAATAGAACCACCTGGAAGTATTTAGAAGAGTTTGAGAGAGATCTTACAGAGTTTGGAGATGTTACCGTTACTATCGAAGTTGACTTCTCAGATTCACCTAAAAGAGTTCTAGCAGGTGCCGCGATTCCAGAAGGTTTTTACAAGCAGATCATGGTAGGAGATACAATGATGTGTTTTTGGTTCCCTAATAAAGTTCCAACCAGTTCAGATTTTCGTGATTATGAATGTGATTGCCGATAACGGAATGCAGCTACTTACTTCACAGTTAATTAAAAAGGGTGACCTTGGGTTTCACGGCAATTTGTTTGGTGGAATTCTAATGGCGTGGATCGATACCGCGGCCGCTGCTTATGCAATGGAAGTGTGTCGAAATCGTCGAATGGTTACCATCTGCATCGATGAGTGTGTGTTCAAGAAACCAGCCAAAGAGGGTTCAATGTTGAAAATCTACGGTAAGGTTATGAATATCGGTTCAACCTCAATCAAAATGATGTTAGAAGCTAGAGCGTATAACGTTTACACTCAAGACGAAGACATTATTCTATCAACATCAATTACATTCGTTCGAATCGACGAAGACGGTAACCCAATTCCAATCGCTGAAAAAGTTAAACAGCGATGGTTGGATGGAGAATTTGAAACAAAATAAAATCGGGCTATATAATCTATAATCTTTAAAATAGAGAGCATGCAACTTACACTTGAACGTCTTAATGGTGAATATCTTTCATGGGCTGTTGAATTCGGTGAGGGTAGAAACAACAATGACATTCGATTCGGTCAAATGATTCATAACAAGTATGATCTACCCGGTAAGGTTGACGTATTCTATATTGAAGGAACTGAAAGAGCTTATACAAGTCTTCTAGCTTACGTTGAAGAAGACAAAATTCAGAACACATTATGAGAGATCAATACGCATTACAAACAAATCAAAAACAAATGGGATATACCAAAACACCAGTAGGTATCATTGGCCAAGGCTTTGTTGGCACGGCCGTTCGAGTTGGATTAGATAATGAATTCAATGTCATGACATACGATAAGTATGAGACAAATAAAACAACTCACCAACCTGCTGAAATTCTTCGCAAGTGTGAGGTTGTATTTGTTTGCGTTCCAACTCCGATGGATCTTGAAACCGGTGAATGTCACACTGGAATCGTTGAATCAGTGGTTGCAGAACTAGATGCGCTTGCAACTCTTCTCCATGATGCAGGTGAATTGAACCACCCAATCACTTTAGTGGTAAAATCAACCGTACCTCCGGGTACAACAAAATTCTTGAACGATCATCGTTCAGAGTACGTTAACGTAACATTTAATCCTGAGTTCTTGACTGAAGCTAACGCTATTCAAGATTTTATGAATCAGGATCGAATCATCCTTGGTGGCGAGCCGGCAGCCCTCGAACCAGTGGTTGACGTATTTCAAACAGCATTTCCAGGCGTGCCAATTCAAACGACCGATTCAACTACAGCTGAAATGGTCAAATACACCACCAACACCTTTCTATCGGTCAAGGTCAGTTTTGCAAACGAGATCTATGATCTATGTAAAGCCAGTCACGTTGACTACAGTAAAATGATTGAACTAGCTAAACTTGACAAGCGTCTTGGAGGTTCACATTGGATGGTTCCAGGTCCTGACGGTGACCGTGGCTTCGGAGGCCATTGTTTCCCTAAGGACCTTACCGCCCTTCGATATGTAGCATCACAATTTGAAGTTCAAACGCCTGTTCTTGACGGTGCAAATGAAACAAACAACCGAGTTCGTGCTAATAGAGACTGGGAAGAGCAAGAAGGTCGTGCGGTGATAAATAAATTACAAGTTAAATGAAAAAGTTACTAAGGAATCCAGAAAAAGGCAGCATCGCAGGTGTTTGTCAAGGTCTTGGATTTTATTTTAATACAGATCCAATCCTAGTAAGAGCAGCGTTTGTTCTTTCAGGATTACTATTCCCTCCGGGAGCAATCATAACTTACGTTGCTCTTTGGGTCTTAACACCAAAGTTTTCAACTAAAAGAAAATGAGAAATTTACTAGCATATTGGTCAGAGTTCTTTTCAGAGATAAAAATCTGGTGGAGATTCCGTAAAGCCGCTCAACAGAGCGAAAAGTTGCTTAATGATAACGGTATGCGGGTTGATTGGTTAGGGCGAATTTACACCATCGTTAACATGCCTGAAGAGGTTCAAACTAACATGGAAGTCGTTCAACAGGGTTGGGTCATTGGTCAATTAAAACCAATGAATACCGTTCTATTCCAAATCGGTATTGCTGATTACGCATACCCTTCAATTTCAAAGGTTCCTGATTCAGCTTCATTCTTAGTTGTGATGTGGCCCGAATTAGACAATCTAAATATTTGGAAATTCTTATGGCAGTCCATGGTTACTTCTTTAATCGTAACCTCGATTTATTGGGCCATACAAGGACTTATCTGGTTAGATATTCCTACAATTGTAAATAATTTGAAGGGTGCATAGTATTCGACGCAAACAGGTCAATGGCCGTAGATATTACGAAGTAAAGGAGAATGAGACTGGTAAAATCATCGGTCTCTTTCCTTCTATCACCACCGTTCTTGGTGAAACTTCAGATAAGTCAGGTCTTGATGAATGGAGAAAGAGAGTTGGAGAAGAAGAGGCCAACCGTATCTCGTCACTGTCGTTAGGTCGAGGTAACATCTTACATCGATTACTTGAGTTATATAAGCCCTTAGAAGGGGAGCCTGAGGAGCGTCTAGAACTCTTGAAGGCACTAATGCATAAGGACAAAGAGATCAAGAAACACATTGATTACGTTCAAGATGGTTGGGATTTCTTTATGAAGTTCTGGCATAATCATTCTCGATACTTTGATCGAGTAAAACGAGTGATTGAGGCTGAAACCTTTCTTTGGTCTGCAAAGGGCGGAGGTTATGCTGGAACCACTGATAACGTCTCTGAAATGATTGATGGTAAAATCCTGATCATTGATTATAAGAACTCTCGCAAACCTAAGAGAGATGAATGGATTCAAGATTACTTTATGCAGGCTGCAGCGTATTGGGTTGCATATTGGGAGCGAAGCGGCGTAAAACCTGATGGAGCTGAAATTTGGATCGCTAACGAGATTGACAATATGCCTCAAACGTTCACTCTAACGAATGAAGACATTAAGTATTACTTTACCCTTTTCACTGAAAGGTTGAAGGCTTATAAAGAAACAGTGAATATATAATCAAGTGTAAATTAAAAACATCACTATTATGGATAAATTAAATCAATTCCTAGCCAAGCATGGCACTAAAGTAATCATTGCACTATTGCTTTTGACTTACATGAAATCATGCAGCGTAGACTCTGAACTTACTCTTGTTAAAAAGGAGTTTAGAGCTCAAAAAGAAATCATTGACGCACTTCCAACTCGAAATGACGTTCAAATCGAAGCCCTAAAAGCTGAGAAGAGAATGATTCAAGCGACTGATCGTAAGATGTTGGACGTTCAACGTCAAAATGCGATTGAAAAGGAAATCATCTCCCTTCAGGAGCAAAAGTAATTCAATCGTTCAAATTATAGCGAATACTTATGAACGAAAAATTAGTAAGTAGATTTGTAATCAGTACGTTTGTGGTTCTATATGCAATCGTATCTATTATCTCTACTATTCACGTAATTGACTTCTTCGAACTGTCAAATCCTTACTGGTTAGCAGTTTCTTTGGCGATTGCGTTCGAGTTTGGTGCAGCAGCTTCTTTAGCTTCGTTAGTGGCACTGGATAAAATGAATAAGACCATCGTGTGGTTACTATTCTTTGCGATCACTGCAATGCAGATGCAAGGTAACATGTATTATGCATTTACTAATCTACATGATTATCAATCTTGGATTGAACTTTTCAATCTAGTTGAATGGGAGCCTTTAGCTCAAAAGAGAGTGCTTGCCTTTGTTTCGGGAGCAATCCTACCTCTTGTAGCGCTTGGTTTCATTAAATCTCTAGTTGATTACATCAAACCTGCAGAAACCCAAGTCACTCTAGTTGAAGATAAAATTGAAGCTGAAGTTTTTAATCAAGAGATTGAAGATTATGAATCAATGAGATCTGAAGAAGTTGAATCTAAAGATTGGACTGAAGATCTTCCTGAAGAGGTAATCGATGAAATTTTAGCTGGTGAAGTATTCACAGTCGATAATGAAGATGAGGGTGAAGACGTATTCGACGCTCCAGTCGAAGAACCTGTAAAAAAGGAAGAGATTGATTCAGCGTATGAAGCTGGTCGTAAAATGTTTGCAGAAAGCATTTCTTCTTTGAATAAAGGACTTAAAAGTAAAGAAGTAGAACCACAACCACAACCCGGTTTAATCAATCGTAGAGAAGAATCTCAACGAGTTATTAAGAGAGGTGGACCAGGTGCAATGGGTGCAATTGATTAAGTTCTAGTTAATGCTTTTAGAGTTTCAGAACAATCACATTCCAGACAAGCTTTACTTAACTAAAAAGTTGGAGCCTAAGACCGTTCAAAAGGTTTTGGGCTCCAACGTTTTTACGGTCGATCGATTGTATCAAATAGCAAACGATCAATTGACCAAGATCGATATTGTGGATCAAAGAGCAGACGGTATTCTATATCGAATTTACGTTCGTATGCAACATGCGTACGCTGGAGAAGCCAGAATTCAAGTTGGTAACATCAAGCCCTGGAAATCTCTGTTAAGAAAGAAACCCTATTGGACTCTAAGGGCTATCGTCGAAACACAGGATCATAACGTGATCTATACCTTCGAGCACAAATACACTAACATCAATCATTTACACCGTGACATCATGGATCAGTATGAACATCTTCATGCGTTCATCATCCGATTGAAACAAAATTAAAGAAAGTTATATAATCTATACATTTAATCAATTTAATTATGTCACAAGAAACAACAACTCAAGAAAACTTGAATCAAGCTAATGAAGAGCAATTGAAAGCTCAATTCGCTCCAGTGTTTGAAGAAGCAAAGAACATCGATGCTGATTCAGCTCTAAACATTTTGATTCAGGCTGCGATGGCAGCACAACAGACTGGCGCTCTAAGCGTTCGTGATTCTGTTCTGCTTGCTTCTGCAATCAGCGTAGTTCGTCCAGGTACCATCTAATAAAAATTAGAGGATGCAAGTAGCGTTATGGATTGATACTCCTGCGCTGGGCGATACAATTGCAGCTATTCCAACGCTTCGTAAACTGTCACAGGTCTATAATCAGCCTGTGACAGTTTTTACGAGCTTACCTTCAATCTTTGAAGGACATCCTTGCGTTAAGGAAGCGTTTCACTCAGATGCGGACAAATCAGATTACAAAGTTTATCGTACTTTTGCGCCTTTAGTTGGTGCAACTTATGACTTGAAAGGCGAGAAGGTTGAGTTTCGTCACTCAAACTCTGAAATTCGTCAGTTTCACGCAATGAGTTTAGGTTTCAATCTCACACCTGATGAGATGGAAACGGACTTGTACATTGAAGAGGAACTTGAATTACCTGTAAAAGATTACGTCATCATTCACCCTACTCACACTTGGGCCACTAGAACCTGGGATCAGGCTAATTGGCAAGAGTTAGTGGACAGGTTGAATGATCGTGGTATTCCAGTGGTTGCCATTGGTCATGATTCAAAGGAAGTTGGGTTCTATAGCGTACAAAAGCCTGTAATGGACATTAACATCAAACATGGTGTTAATTTGCTAAACAATCCTATTACTACAATTCCAGCTTTACGTTGGATGATGAATCACCGAGCTAAAGCAGTGGTAACAATGGATTCTGGCATTCTTCACATTGCTGGAACCACGGATGTTGAAATCATTCAACTAGGATCTTCAATCGATCCAAAGCTAAGAGCACCTTATCGAAAGGGCTCACAAGATTACAAATACAAATACATTGCCGGTGGTTGTGGACTATTTTGTAGTTCAAACATGGCTTATAATGTCAGAGTTCATGGCAGCCTCCACGGTGTACCTCCACAGATTCACTGTTTGGAAAATAAGCCAACTATGGAATGTCACCCAGGAGTGAATCCAGTGTTCGAGGCAGTATGTCAAAGATACGATGTTAGACCAAAGATCAGATTGGTTCATTTGCTTTTAAAGGATGATCATTCGCCTGAACGTCAACAAAGATCAATCGATAGTATTTCTCAACTTGCAGATCGAGGTATTGAATACATTCAAATTTGGAATGAACGCTGGAAGGACGCTCCTCCTCGTGAAACCTTTGAGTACCCTGATCAGTTTGACAAGGTTCCCATCGGTCCAGGTCATTATGGCAATTATCGTGCATTCGTTGATTCTGGTTTAGAACATTTCACAGAAGACATAGATGCTTTAATCTTTGCCGAAGGAGATTCTTTCTTGACCAAACCAATCGACGAGGTCGTGGAAGATATTAATCGTGCTTATGAAGCTTGTGAATTACATAACATTTCATATTTTTCATTCGGTTCACGCTATTCTCTGCATGATTTTAACGATCTAATTTCATCTACACGATATAAGATTGGAGATATTCACGTGGTAAATAAAGTTATCGGAGCACAATTGGTAATGTTACACAATAGAGTTCAATACTATTGTTCAGACAGGTTTATTCATCAAAAGTGGACTGCAGCTGACATTTATCTAAACAACATCATGATGGGCAAGTTCAACATTGGTATTTTTGACCAACCTGTTGCACTGCAAGCCGACGGTTTTTCTGCTATTGATTCTTATAACAAGATTCACGCCGATGAAAGATCTCGTAACTCTAAGAAAAGAATTCTATTCTTGGCCCCTCACCTTTCAACGGGTGGCATGCCAGAATTCCTATTGGGTCGACTAAAGGCCCTGATTGACGAGCCTTCTGTTGAGCTTCATGTCGTCGAGTTCACATGTTACGCTACAACATACGTTGTTCAAAGGGACCAGATTCGCCAAATGTTAGGTGATAGATTCCATGAAATTGGTCACCTAGGTTCAATGGAAGATTCAGAACGTGAAGAGCGTCTAAAGCAAATCATTAGTCAGATTCAACCTGACGTTATTCACATCGAGGAAAGTCCAGAGGCCTTTGATGGTTTCAACAAAATGTCAGAAGAGTGCCAATCATGGATCTACCAGTCATCGCATCCTTGGAGGATTGTGGAAACTTGTCACAACATTTGGTTCAATCCGAGAGAAAACAAACGCATCTCTCCTGATGCCTATTTGTTTGTCACTCCTCACCACACGCTTGAGACATTCTCCGAGGAACCATCCGAGAAGTTTGAAGCCTTCTATCCAATCATTCCTCAGACTAAGTCCGAGTTGCAAAGGAGAAAATCTTTGGAAATTTTAGAATTGGAGCATTTATCCGATGCAAAACATCTAATCAATATCGGTCTCTGGACCCAAGGCAAAAACCAAGGAGAAGCCGTTGAATGGGCCCGCACCCTGGAACAGCAATACCCCGGTCAATACCAGTTCCACTTCATAGGCAACCAGGCTGAAAACTTCGAAAGCTACTGGGGCCCCATCATGCAGGACTTGCCTCCGAACGTCCACATCCACGGCGAGCGTAACGACATCAACACATTCTACCAACTGGCAGATGGAGTGGTCTTTAACTCTACCTGGGAGTGTAACCCCTTGGCCCTTCGTCAGGCCCTAGGCTACCCAATCCCAGTGATGGCTCGTAACCTGTCGCAGTACCACTCAATGTATACAGGGCAGCTCACAGAAATCCAAGGAGACACCACCGATCCCCTCCGATTGGTTGAAGCCTTAAAATCTCCAATTCATAGAAAACAAAACGACCAAGCCATGGCTAAATTCAAGCAAGAACACTTACAAGCTTACATGAAAACCCTTAAAGGCCCAGTGATCAGAACCGCTCAAATCAGAGATGGGTACACAATCCAGTGGAACAACGGCCCAACTGTCCGATCAAAGGCCGGCCGCCCACTTGATGTAGAATTTTGGGCTGATGGTGAATTGGTATACAAAAGTACCTTACAAGCTGAGGGCTATTGGTGCAGGCCGGCCGACGAATGGTTCCGAGATTGGACCGTTAAGATTGACGGCAAGGAGCACAAGATGGAACTCGAAGACAAAGTGGCTCACATTCAATTTAATTCAGGTTCTCTAGGAGACACTCTAAGTTGGGTTGAAGCAGCGGTTGAATTTAAGTTCAAACATGGCCTTAGCAAGTTGTACCTTAGTACCCACAAGAACTGGTTGTTTGACCAGGACCACTACCACCTACGAGGTGTCGAGTTTATCGCTCCAGGCGATTCACCCGAAGACACGTACGCTCGATGGGAGGTTGGAGTTTACATGGAAGATCCTCCAGGAACTCCATGGTTCCCTAATAGGAATAAAAGAGATTGGCGTAAGATCTACTTAGGTGACATCGCAACTGATCACTTGGGCCTACCATCGATTAGAAAAGCTCCTAAACTACAATACACTAGCAAGCACCAACAAGATCGGCCCTACATTTGTATCGCTACACAATCGACCGCACAAGCCAAATACTGGAACAATCCTACCGGTTGGCAAGACCTGATTGACCACTATACGGCTAAAGGTTACGATGTGTATCATGTATCTAAAGAGGGTAACAACGATTTGAAAGGTTTCATTCAAGGACCTGAAGACATGGGCGAAACTTTTGCCCTCATCAATGGTGCTGAAGTGTTCTACGGAATTTCTTCTGGCCTATCTTGGTTGGCATGGTGTACTGAAACCCCAGTAGTGATGATCTCTGGCTTCACACCTGAGGAGTGCGAGTTCATGGACGATAAGACCCTTCGTATCATTAACAAAGATGTGTGTAACTCTTGCTGGGCTTGGGACCACTTTAACCGTGGAGACTGGAACTGGTGTCCAACTGGTAAGGGCAATGAACGCCACTTTGAGTGTACAAAAACCATTTCTGCATCGTCAGTAATTGAACAAGTTAACAATTGGAATTATGGAAAAAGTATCGTTACAGAAGAAAGTACACACATCTGATAGGGGTATTATACCTGAGATGCTGACCACTATTGGCGCCAAGAAAGGAGTTGAAATTGGAGTCTTTAAAGGCGAATGGAGTCGACACGTACTTCAGAGATGGAATGGTACACTATACATGATCGATCCTTGGAGACCCTTGGGAAAAGAGTATGAGGATGCATCAAATCATGCAAATCACATGGATGCGTATGAAAGAACGATGGAATCGATTCGTGGATTTGAAGATCGTGCTTTTATGCTACGTGGACTTGGTGAACAATTGGTTGAAATCTTTGAAGATGAATCCTTAGATTACGTATACATTGATGGTAACCACACATACGATTACGTCAAACAGGACATGGAGTTGTGGTGGCCTAAATTGAAAAAGGGTGGCTTGTTCGCTGGACACGACTATCTTGACTTTGATTGGTCTTACAAACCTGAGCTTGATCATCCTAACATGAAAGACAAGTACATGTGGACCAGTGATGGGACACCGGGTGCAGAATTGAAGTATGCAGGTGTTTTTGGAGTTAATCCAGCCGTCGATGAATTTTGTGAAACCAACAACATTGAAGTCTTAAATCTAACTAACGAATGGGCCAAAAGCTGGTTCTTTATCAAATAAAAACTAAATTATGGAAACAACCTTTTATAACATTGAAGAACAAAAGTTCTGGAATGACGAATCAATTTGGGTTAATGGAGGACATGAGTGGTCCGGGTCATTTGGCACCACTGAAAACCTATGGAATAAATACATCTTTGATGATTTGAAACCTTTTAGAGGCGCTAACATCACTGAAATTGCGCCTGGATTTGGTCGCATCACTCAATTTTTAGCTATTGTTGCGGGTAGATTGTCTGTCGTCGATATGAATCCGATATGCATTCAAAAGACCAAAGAAAAGCTAGGAGCTCATGTAGCAAGTTACGGAGTTGGAGATGGAAAAAGTCTAGTTGGAGTTGAAGATCTATCACAGGACTTGGTTTTTTCTTTTGATTCATTTGTTCACATGCACAAGAATGTAATTAATGAATACGTAAAAGAAATGCAACGTGTGTTGGTTCCTGGTGGTTACGGTTGGATTCATCACTCTAATCTAATGGGAGGATCTGAACTTTCATTTAATAACGTCGCGGGTAGATCTAATATGACTCCTGAAGAAATGAAAGATATGGTTGAAGCTCAAGGATTTAAAGTTATAAGTCAAAAGCCAATTCAATTCGCTCCAGTTGATCAGTGGAATGGAATTGATTTCATTACCTTCTTTCAAAAGTTATAATTATGAAAGCTCTTGTAACAGGAGGTGCCGGCTTTATTGGTCATCATCTAGTTAAGTCTCTTTTAGAAAAAGGTTATGAAGTTGAGGTTTGGGACAATCTATCAACCGGTAAACTTGATAGATTGTTAAAATCAATTCCACAATCCAAATCAGTTGAGTTTAAGAAATTAGACTTAACTTATGATCTTCTACCAGAGGTTGAAGGTGTTGACGTAGTTTTCCACTTAGCAGCTACAACTTCTGTTCAAGAGTCATTAGAGAACCCTCAGAAATACGAGCAACATTGTTATATGACAACCAAACGGATGTTAGATTGGTGCTTGAATAACAGGGTGAAAAGATTTGTATTTGCATCAACAGCTGCGGTATATGGCGAACCGATTGAAGTTCCAGTCATGGAATCAATTGAATTGAATCCAATGTCACCGTATGCACAGTGGAAGTTAAAGTCTGAGCACTTGATGGCCGCATATCAGAATAATTTTGGTATGAATTGTACTGCTCTGAGATTGTTTAACGTCTATGGCGAAGGCCAGCCTTCTTCAGGTTCTTATGCTCCAGCCGTTGCACTATTCTTAAAACAGTTTGAGGCATTTGAACCTATAACAGTAACCGGAGACGGTCTTCAAACTAGAGATTACATTTACGTTAACGATGTAGCTCGAGCCTTTGTTACTGCTGCAGAAAAACCAAGCCCAGTATTTAGAGTTATGAACGTTGGAACAGGTGAAGAGTTAACTATTCTTGAGATTGCAGAAGCTTTTGGCGGCGAAATAAAGCACATTCCGGCCAGAAAAGAGCCCAGAAGATCATGTGCTAATACTGATAAGATTAAAAAAGAGCTTGGATGGTCTTCTTCTGAAACTGTTTTGAGCTTTATAAATAAAATAAAGTAAAAGTATATGTGTGGAATCGTAGGATACATTGGTAAGGACCTCGTAGGACCTGGCGTAGTTATTAAAGGTCTTCAAAGACTAGAATATAGAGGATATGATTCTGCGGGTATTGCAATTAAAGACGGATTAGGTATCAGAGTTCACCGTTCAGTCGGTGGTGTCGATAATCTATATGAAGCCATCCCCGAAGATCAAAGTTGGGAAGTAGATTGTGCAATTGGTCACACTCGATGGGCAACCCATGGTGAACCGGCTGTTAGAAATGCACACCCACACACTTCAATGCAGGGTAAAGTAACCCTAGTTCACAACGGTATCATTGAAAACTATGAGACCCTAAAGAAAAAGCTGATTCAAGAGGGCTTTACGTTCCAATCTGATACCGATACTGAGGTTTTAGCCAACTGGATTGAGTACATTTGGACTACATCTACTTGCGATTTTGCAAATGCAGTACGTTTTGCATTACAAGATGTTGTTGGTGCTTATGCGATCTTAGTTATTAGTGTTGATTCAACTGACATGGTAATGGCTCGAAAGTCATCTCCCCTTGCAATTGGCATCGGAGAAGGCGAATTTATCATCGCGTCTGATGCTACACCAATTGTAGAGTACACTAAGGACATAATTTACCTTAATGATGAGCAAATTGCAGTCGTCGAAGACAAAAAGACACTTCGAATCATCAATTTGGACGCTTCGGAAGTAGATCCAGTGATCGAAAAGGTAGAATTAGAGCTTGATACGATCGAAAAGGGTGGTTATGACTCATTCATGTTAAAAGAGATCTACGAACAGCCAGATTCAGTGTGGAATTGTCTTCGTGGACGTTTGACAGAAGGTGAAGAACCCTTGATGATGGGTGGAGTTGAAAATGTGCTGCCTCAATTGCTTCGAGCTAACAAAATCTTCATCATTGCATGCGGAACTTCATGGCATGCAGGTCTAATTGGTAAAAATATGATTGAAAAGCTGACTCGAATCCCAGTTGAGGTTGATTATGCGTCAGAATTCAGGTACAAAGACCCAATTATTCGTCCAGGTGATGTAGTAATCTCAATTTCTCAGTCTGGTGAGACCGCAGATACAAAGGCGGCGATGGAAATGGCTCGTGAAAGAGGTGCCACTCTATTTGGAATCGTTAATGTTGTAGGTTCTTCTATTTCTCGATTGGCTGATGCAGGCATTTACACACACTCTGGAATTGAAATTGGAGTAGCTTCGACTAAAGCATTTACTGGTCAAGTTGCAGCTCTTTCTCTGCTGGCGATCAAAATGGCTCGTCAATTGAATTCAATCACCGATAATGATTACATTAAGCTAAAATTAGCCCTCAAGCACATCCCAGGCAAGATTAGAACGATCCTGGATGACACGAATCACATATTTGAAGTAGCAAATAAGTACGCAATTGATGAATACCAGGACTTTCTATACCTCGCCAGAGGCATTAACTTCCCGGTTGCTTTGGAAGGCTCTTTGAAGCTAAAAGAGATCTCATACATTCACGCTGAAGGTTATCCAGCTGGTGAAATGAAACATGGACCAATTGCATTAATTGACGAACAGTGTCCATCAGTTTTTATCGTTCCAAATGATTCATCATACGGTAAAGTGGTGTCAAACATGCAAGAGGTTAAAGCTCGTAAAGGTAAAGTTATCGCAATTGTGACAAAAGGAGATGAGTTGATTCGAGGGATCGCTGACGATGTCATTGAGATACCTGAGACAGAAGAATTGCTAACTCCTTTATTGACAGTTATTCCACTACAGTTGCTCTCCTATCAGATTGCGGTGCAACGTGGATGCAATGTTGATAAGCCAAGAAATTTGGCAAAATCTGTCACCGTAGAGTAAACAATTCCTTTCATCGATATATAACTAGTAAATATATTTTACACATTATGAAAATTGAAGTATCTAATGGCGAGATCTTGGATAAGTACAGTATCCTAGAAATCAAATTACAAGAGATTAAAGACGAGGCCAAATTGGCTAATGTACAAAACGAGTACGATTCTTTGACTCAGGCAGTGGAATCAATTAAATCATTGAATCCATTGACAGTTGCAACCCTTTACAAAGACCTTCTTAATATTAACAAAACTCTTTGGAATGTTGAAGATTTGATTCGCGATTGTGAACGCGATAATAATTTTGGTCAAGATTTCATTGAGTTAGCACGTTCAGTTTATTACACGAACGACGAAAGAGCCGAGATTAAAAAGAACATCAATTTGGCTACAGGTTCAGACCTAGTCGAAGAAAAGTCGTATCAAAAGTACGCTTAAAAATAACTCTATTGCGCCATGTCTATGGATAACGCTGATAAGTTTTGTAGCCTATTCAGCAATTTCTGTTTAGTTGTTAGACCTAAGAGCGAAGCTCGTCAAAAAGCAACCAAAGAGGACTTACACGAGAGTGTTGATTATAAGACCAAGTCTCAAATCAAGAATATGCTCAAAAAGGCCACTGAAGAATATAATCATGCTAAAAAGCTATTTAAGCATGGTAAGATTTCAAAAGAGGAATTGTATGATTATGAATGGCGAGTCTTTGAATTAAAAGACGAATTAGATAAGTTTAATGATAAAGGGGTCGCTTAAGACCCCTTTCTTTTTGTCAGATAAATAATAGATGGACAAAAGGATTCTCGAAAGCTACGACAACTGGTCTTTAGACAGGGCTGTTTTTTCTAAACAGCCTAAACCTAGGCACGTCGAGAGGATGGAAAATCCAATTGAAAACGGATTGATTCACACTAAAGCTGAAAACGCTCCAGTCCAAGTTCCACCTTCTAATTCCTCTTCGCAAACTCGTCAAGAGTTGTTGCAGATGGCAAGAGATATTGAGGCGGTTGGTAAGAAAAAGCAACAAAAGATTGTTAGCAAGTACGATTCTGGTTTTGAATGGAAATTTGAAAAGATTTGTAAAGATCTTGGAATTAAATGGAACAAAGAATACGTTGACAGATTGATTGAAGAGTCAGGTGACATCATTTTACAATTGAAGTATAAATGGAATCGTCCAAGACCCTTTCAATTGGCACCAATGTTAGGTATCAAAATGAATGTGGGTAAAGCTTACACGGCTGGAACACCTTCATTTCCTTCTGGTCATTCGGCACAATCACAATTAATAGCAGATGTTTTATCAAAAGTTTATCCCCTACATCGAGATGCTTTTCAAACTGTTCCAGAAAAAGTCAGCTACTCGCGTTACATCGGTGGTCTCCACTTCCCGAGTGACATCGAATACGGAAAGCAAATCGGACACTGGCTCGCAAGCCACACCAACACCGATTCCTACTGAACCGAGTGTAGAAACTACAACACAACCGACAATGGACAAAGAATTCATTAAATCAATTCATCAGCTTCCTCTAAACTCAGATGAGTACATTCAAGAGGAATGCGCAAAGTATCAGATCTACCTACACCACACTGCTGGTAACGCCTCGGGTAGAGCTACAATGAGAAACTGGGATGCCGATAAAAGAGGTAGAATCGCAACATGTGTTACAATCTCTAACACTGGTGCTAAAGATTCACCAGACGGTGAGATCGTACAGGGTTTCTCTTCAAAGTATTGGGCCTATCACTTAGGCTTAAAGCAGGATCATTTCAAGGTGTTTAATGCACCCTATAAGCAATTAGATAAGTATTCAATCGGTATTGAAATCTGTGCTTGGGGTCCTCTAACTCTAAAGGATGGTAAGTTCTACACTTACGTTAATACTGTGGTTCCAGCTGACCAAGTTTGTGAATTAGAAGAACCTTTTAAGGGTCACAAGTACTATCACAAGTATTCTGACGCACAGATTGAGTCAGTTAAGAACCTTCTTCTATACTGGAATGACGTGTACGATATTCCATTGGATTACAATGAAGATATTTGGGGTCTAACTGAAAGAGCTTTCACAATGGAACCAGGCGTTTACACCCACAATTCAGTTAGAAAGGACAAATCAGATGTATTCCCACAACCTGAATTAATCGCAATGTTAAAGTCACTATCATAATGGAAGAACTAATTCAACGTTACTTCGGTGAGTGGGGAGCATGGGTTATCACTGGTTTGTTAATCCTAGCCGCAAAGGATGCAATCTCGCAAACTTGGAGTGGGTTGAAGTTTATGATGGGTAACGATTTCAACAATGATGATATCGTTTACATTAATGGTAATAAAAAAGCTCGAATCGTACGTCAAGGAATATATAAGACTACCTTCTATCTGTACGATCATCAGCGTAAGTTTATTGTTCCAAATGATAGATTATGGTCACTAAACATCGAGAAAGAAATTCCACAAGGAGAAGATGAAAAGAATTAAACTGTTTGAAGACTTCGTTAACGAAGGGTATTACGATCCAGGAATCTTAAAGGCCTTTTTCATGGCCGGTGGGCCTGGTTCAGGTAAATCATTTGTAGCAACTGAGTTGTTTGACTTTCCAAAGAGAGCACAATCATCAGTATCTTACGCAACAGGCCTAAAATTGGTTAACTCAGACAATCAGTTTGAGAAGATGCTAAAAGATGCTGGTTACGACGCAGGTAAGCTTCACCAATATGCACAGGACGAAGAAACATGGGCTGAGATCATGGGTCTTAGAAATAAGGCCAAGGGTACGACCAAGAGAATGCAAGATAATTACATCACTGGTAGGTTAGGTCAAGTGATCGACGGCACGGGTAAAGATTACAATAGGATTAAAGGTCATAGACAACTCTATCAGGATCTGGGTTATGATACTTATATGATTTTTGTTAACACTTCACTTGAAGTTGCACTGGAAAGAAACCAAATGAGAGAGCGTAAGCTTGAAGATTCAATGGTTAAAGATATGTGGCAAGAAGTACAAAATAACTTAGGTAAATTTCAAAAGATATTTGGAGTTGGTAAGATGTTGATCGTTGACAACTCTTCAACTGACGGTGAATTGTTAGATCAGATTGAAAAGCAGGTTATTAGACACTTGAATACGCCTGTTCAGAATCCGCTAGGTAAAAGATGGTTAAAGGACAACGATCCTAAAAATAGAAATAGAAACCAACCTGCGTAATGAAACGTGTTAAGTTATTCGAAGAGTTTATCCAAGACGAAAAGTCCAGAGAAGTTAATGAGGCCGGAAACATACTAGGCACTTTGATAGCGGCTGTACTAGCGTATGGTATAAACGTATTCATAGATGTGTTGTGGCCAACGCTTGAAAGAGCCTGGAAACTGATTTCACCGCAAAAACACCACAAGGTTATTAGAGCGCTAGGTAAAGACAAAACTTTTAACAAAGAAATGTTTGAAGTGATCACTAGCACTGGTAAATACAAAGGCAAACTGTATTTTAACAAATTTGTTCTGAGGGATGTGATCGCTGAAGTTCCAGCATTCAAAGAGGTTGTTCAAAAGTTTGGTGCTGAAGAAGATGTCAATAATATTGCAGAACAAATAGCAGATGTCATTGTTAATCATAGAAGCTGGATTAAAGATAGACTTGCAGAGGTACAGAACGAAGCTTTCGAATACGGAGATCAATTGTTAACTGATCCAGAAGGTGTTCAATTTAAAGATAGATTAAAAGTACTAAAATTACCAGAAGAACCTAACACATACGATGAGCAACGTTTCATCGAAATGTTAAAAGATTGGTTCAATAACGAATATGCAGAATCCGCACTGGGTAGCATCCTATGGCAGCTCTTACCATTAAAGAAGAAGTTTCCTAAAGTATTAGAACCATCAAAGGGCCGAAACCTTTATGAAGGCAATACGTTATATAGAGGTACAATGATTCCGCTGGCTACTGTCCTAAATCTCAAAGGGCAATGGAAGAGATATAAGGGTGTAGGTCTATTGGGTGATGCCATTGAAATGGACACTAAATTTAATTGGAGCTTTAAGAGCGATAAAGGATTCACGTCATTTACACCCGCTAGCGAAACTGCAGAAGAGTTTGCAGATCAAATTAGTTACGAAGAATTCAAGCCATACAGACCGGGTTATGGCATCGTCAAGAGATTATCACAAAATTCTATAGGCGGTAAAATTCCAGTCATCTTAAAGATTAAAGATACACATCCACAGGCACTTTTTAATCCACAATTTACAACTTCTATCTCAGCGTTTACAACTGAGTATGAGATCTTTGTGGTTGGAGCCAGTGTGCAAGTTGATGGCATTATAATTCCAAGATGGAATGATTACGAGAATGCAGCTGCAACAGAAGGCTTTGAAGATTTAGACAAATATTTTAATATTAAATGAAAAAGGTAAAATTGTTTGAAGAGTTTACCAAAGGGTATGAGTTTTCAATGAAGCACATTGACGACAACGAGTACGCAGTGATTGCGACTAAATCTGGCAAACAGGTCGGTCGTTTAGATTTTATTAAGAGTAAATTCAAGCCGGTTTTAAGAGCGTCGATCGTTGCTGTAGATCCATCTTATCGTCGACAAGGGATTGCCACATCAATGTATCAGTTTGCAGAAACTGAGTTTGGTATGAAGTTTGAAAGGAATGATGACGTTTTAACAGCGGACGGTAAGTCCCTATGGAACAGTCAAAACAGAAAGTTTGGCAAATAATAAAAAAGATTACTGTAAACTGTTTCACGGGTCAGATTTATTTGTTATATTAGCCTAGTAATTATGAAGCAGCTTAAAACCTACACCACCTTCGTGAACGAGAAAAAGAGACCGTTTAGTGAAACGTCAATCTCAATCTTTGATTTAGATGATACGATCGTTATTACTGACGCAAAGATTAAAGTTTGCAACATCGTAACGGGTGATTGTCACGAACTAACTCCTGAAGAGTTTAACGAATACGAAAAGCATCCTGACCACCAATTAGACTTTGATGACTTCAAATCACTTGAAATCATGAAGGCAGGTCAACTTATTCACTACTACTTAAAGATCCTAGCAGATGCCTATAAAGTTAAGAGAGCTGTTGGTATCGTAACTGCAAGGGACGATAGAGAAATGATCTACAAATGGATGAAAGAACACGTTGGCTTTCATATCACAAGAGACCTAATTTACGCAGTTAATGATCCTATTCACGGGTTTACAGGTTCAGTTGCTCAAAAGAAACAACAAGCTTTTAGAGAGATCATTGAAATGGGTTATAAAAAGATCCAATTCTTTGACGATGATCAGGCAAATTTGAACCTGGTTAATGATTTACGATCAGAATATCCTAACATTGAGCTGTCAACTTATAAAGCTGACAAGAAAATGTTTAAGTCTATTGAAAAAAAGTAAAAAAAGTCATCCCGGTGTGAAACCAGGACACCTTTTTTTGATATATAGATAGAAGAATAATCTTCAAAACCAAAAACTTTTTAGCAATGGCTGATTACATTTCAGAGGCGTCCGCTAGCCCTGAAACTGTACCAGCTAAAACGGTACTCAATTATGAGTCTGGTGAATATACGCTTGATCAAGCGATATATGCTCTAGATGTAGTTGAAGATTGTATGAATTGGGCATTTTTCGGTGTCGGTGGGCCAGCCTAAAAGGAACCAGATGGGGACAGTAGTCCCCATCGTCGTATTATCAGAATATATAGTTTATGAAACACGTTAAGCTTTTTGAAGAGTTCTTGAATGAAGAAAGACCTGAGTGGCACGATTCGGATGCTCCGGACGCTGAAGGTCGATTTGCAGAACTGTCTCCGAAGGATCTTGCGGCTTGGTTGATTAAGACCCGCAATAAAGATCTAAGAAAGATCACAGGATCTTTAAATCAACAAATCGTCTTCAATAGAGGAGAAGATAAGGCCTATGCCGATAAGATGGAAAAGACACGTAAAGAGGTTTACAAACAGCTTGGCAGAGAAGATCTTCTAGAATCTCATGAAATGTTTGAAGCTGAAAAGGCTAAAGGAGATAGAGGACCAATTGACAATCCAGATATTGAAACAGCCCTAAAAACAAAAGCTAAAGAAAGCGGTATTGATATTGGTCTATTAAGAATTGTGATGAGAAGAGGCATGGATGCATGGAACAGATCTCATTACGCAGGAACTACACAGGAACAGTGGGGTTACGCAAGAGTAAATGGATTCATTAAAAAAGAAAAAGGAACTTGGGGTGGAGCAGATGCTGACGTTGCCAAGGAAGTTAAGTAATCATGAAACATAAAAATCATACACTTCTATCTAAAAAGGAAACTAATAGATTGAAGCACGTCGGTGGCCCGAGAAGCCAAAAATCTAACAAAAAACAACTTGTAAGAATGCAAAGAAATGAAGCAATCTTACAATTAACTGCACAATAAGATGAAAATTGTTAAATCACTTGACCAATTCGTAAGTGAGTTGAACGATCAGATTCCAGGTGGAATTTCTGATAAGTTAACTCCTCAATACATCGCTGACAAGCACGGCGTGTCTCTAGAAGAGATCGAAGCTGCATTAGATAAAGGCCAAAAGGTAGAAATGGAACACACTGACGATGCTGAGAAAGCACGTGAGATCGCCAAAGATCACCTACTTGAAGACCCTCAATACTATGAAAAGCTTGCTAAGATGGAAGGTGAACCGACTAACGAAGCGGCAAAAGTAGAAACTGAAAGATATTTCAGATCTCACATGAAACAACCTAAGGGTTACGGTAAGTGGATGTTCTCTTACAATAAGAACGGAGATGATCCATTTGAGATTCCGGGTTCAATGTCATACGCTGACGCTACAAAATGGGTTAAAGCCAAGGCTAAAGAAGACGGTAAAGATTACATTTACGTAATGGAGGGTATTAATGATTTCTCTCCTCTTTCTTACGCTAAGAAAGTAGCTAACAAGATCATTTCGCTTGCTGATGCTGCAAAAGAGGCTGATATGCCACAGACAGAACTGTTAAAGCTTGTTAGAAAGTTTGACAAGAACTTTAAAATGACGTATGAAGCTAACGATCATGAGGTTGGAATGGCACAAGGTCAATTGGATGCTATTCACAAGGATGCAGCTGAATTACAAGAAAAGATTGGCGCCGAAGAAAGAGATCTTCCAGGTTGGATTCAATCTCACATTACATCAGCTTACGAATACTTAAAGCAAGCTAATGATAACTTCCACGAATTAAAGGAAGAAGAGAAGGTTGATGAAGCTCTAAAGATGCTGATGGATCCTTTGATGCTAAAGATCATGAAGCAGTTTGGTTTTAACACAAACCCTGGTATCAAAGCTGAGCTAAGAGCTGAAATTAAAGCAGCAGTTGAAGAAGTTCTAAAGAAGCATGACATTATCGTTGAAGGTACTTTCAATGATGGTGAAATCGCGATCTATACTGATCCACGTGGAGATGCTGGCGAAACTCAAATTTGGAAAAGAGGTAAGGGCTACTACGGACAGAATGACTCATTTGACTTTGAAGCTAAAGATAAGAAAGAGCTTGAAATGAAGCTTAAAAGATGGGGTTATGAACTTATAGCGGGTTCAATCGATGAAGCTTTTCAAGCTGAAGCTGAAGAGCCATTAGCAAAACTAGCTCTATCTCTTCTTGCAATTAGAGATCAAGCTCACATGTTCCATTGGCAAACTCAATCTTATGAGCAACACATGGCCTTTGGTGAATTCTACGAAGACTTCGTTGGTAAAATGGACGAATTGATGGAAAACATCATGGGTAAATCAGAGAGACCTGCGTTTGTATCAGGTACCATCACTCTAGCAGGTTACTCAGATTCTGAGGTTATTGAGTTCATCAATACTGCTAAGAACGTATTTGATCTACAACTACCAACCGTTGTTCCAACTGAAGGTAACTCAGAAATCTACAACTTAGTAGAAGAAATTCTATCAATGTTAAACAAGCTACAGTACTTGTTGTCATTGAAATAATTGGCGGGCACACTGGGTGCCCACCTTAGGACTCCGGAGGCCGCCTTCCGGGCAGTGAGAGCCAGACATCGCTACGTCTGGCTCTCTTTTTTTTGAAAAAAGTTCACTTTTTTTCACCAAAAGTTTTTTCGGGTCAGATTTTTTGGTTATATTTACTTATAACAATTGGTAATAGACATTATGAAAGTTAAAGTAAACATCATCGCTCAATTATGGTATAACGCCGCTTGGTATGAAGGCGGAGAGGCATGGAAGCCTAAAGGTGATACCACCTTCCAGGTCGACGGAGTCGATTCCGATGATCTGTTCTATGCAGACAAGGAAGTCTTAATGAAGACCTTCCAGGAGTTGTTGGACAAGCAGTCCACTGATGTTGAACGTTTTGAGTACATTGAATACTCAATTCAGGCTGACGAACCTACCGTCATCGCCGGTGTTGATTTCGAAGATTCATTAAACAAGATGTTGAATTTGGGTTTGTAAACCAAATTCAATTTCTTGGTATAATACTTTGATTTGTTGAACTAATAGGATCTATATGATTTATATCTACGACAAAAAGAATCTCATTCACCGTCGAGTTAGCATGTTAAAGCTGACTGGCGGTATTTTAGCAGCAACAGCTCTAATCTCTTCAGTAACCTATTATACTGGTGTTACTCATGGTTTTGAAAACTTAACTGAAGTTGAAAAGGCTATCGTCATCAAGAAGACTGACGAGTTTGAAAAGGCAAAACTCGTTCAAATGTTGAAAGATTTGAACGTTAAGTTCCCTTACATTGTAATGGCACAATCAATTCAAGAAACAGGGCATTGGAGGAGTGGAATCTTCTTGGAGAATCATAACCTGTTTGGAATGAAAGAAGCTCAGCGTCGAATCACAACCGCTGAAGGTACGAACCGTAATCATGCATATTACAACCACTGGAGAGAATCAGTCTATGATTACGCCTTCTATCAATGTCGTTATTTGAACGGTATTAAATCAGAATCAGAATACTTTCAATACCTATCGGCCAGCTATGCTGAGGATAGCGGTTACGTTAATGCTTTGAAAAACGTCATTCAGCGAGAAGGATTGAAAGAATTATTTGACTAATATATAGTGTATGGAATTTGATTTTAACATTGACGTTAATCTTACTGATCACGAAGTGTTTTGTGATCTAATGCAAGGTAGGGACTAATGGCACGCTGGGAACAATACGATTTTTATCCTAAGAGTGGTGTGAATTGGCTAAAACCTGCACATAATCCAACAGGTCTTTTAATTCAAGAGCTTCTTAAAATGAAGTTTTGCTTGAAAAAGCGTAAGTAAGATATATAAGTTATGAAACACCTTCGTACATTCGAACAATTTAACCATTCACTTGGTCATTTTGAGAACGATTTTATTGCTCAACAAGCGGAAAAGTTAGGTATGTCAAGAGAAGAGTATGTTGCTCACTATGCTAGCCCAACTATCGGTTCTGGCATCGATGAGTCTAATGACGCCACATCTGACGTAAAATAACAGACTGCCTTTACTTTAAGAGCAATTTTAGGGCCCAATTGGGCCCTTTTTTAGTTTGATATATAGACTAAAATAAAGCCCAATTACGTTTTATGGAAAACGGTTTCAACGAAGACAATTTCTCTAATCGAGAGCTGGTAATGCAGCTTTTATCTGCATTTAATTCTTTCAAGCAAAAGTTGGAAGATCCTAACTATGTGCAGCTTGAAATGGCAGTCCGTCAGATGATGGAAGGTCAGAAAGACATGCGTGAGGATATTTCAGAGTTAAAGAAACAATTGTTAAATCCATACGATGGCGTAATTGTAGAAACACAAAAGAACACTGAGTTCAGAAAGGAATCTATTCAAACCGAAGCTGAGAGATTGAAGATGATCGAAGAGCACAAGGCTCTTATCAGATGGAAAGCAAACATCCAAAAGGTGGGTGTTGCAATCCTAACTTCAGCCGGTGCAGTTGTTGCATGGATTTTATCTGAATTTGTGTTTAAAGGTAAAGGATGATTGTAGAAAGAATTACGCTAATAGCGATCTACAGGACGCTAAAGCAGTTGGAAACTAACGAAGGAAGATTGTATGACATTGTTCTAAATCGTAAGACAACCAACTCAATCATTAGCCCAGAGGCATTCAAAGATTTGAATGCCCTGTTGTCGTTTATACAGAAAACATATCCCTATGCGATAGAAACCAAGCAACTTGAAGTTTGTCACTGGTACCCTTATGGAGTTGTTAAATTTTGGGTTGAAAAGAATAACGGTACCTTGGTTGAATTTAAGGCTGAGTTAACCGAAAAGAAAGGTTCACTAAACAACATTTCAAAAAAGAGATTGCGTGAATTAAGCACGTACTTGAATAACATTCAAAAGTCAATTAAAGGTCTAGTTATAGACCCTTACGTTGCACCTACCACTCCAACGTATGTTGAATGTGTTTACATTGACGATTTAGTAAAAAATGATGCCTACACCACTCTAATAGGCGAATACAACAAATACATTAAACCATAAAGATGTTTGAAGATCTAAACTTAAACCCGGGTTCAAACGGTGGTAAATTGCCACTAGAAAGAAAAGTCCTAAAGCGTCCTCTAAGTCATGAGGAAATGGACTATAACATGCGCCTTATCAACAATATCGTTGATGATTATCCTATTAAAGGTTCTGGTACTGAAGGAGAATTGACTTCAGCTGACTTGAACAAGGCTCTGATCCTTACTGAGATTGATGGTAATTGGTTTTGGGTTCCGGGTGAAGCCGGAGGAGGTGGTGGAAGTGGTACTTCAGGTTCTTCCGGTACTTCAGGTTCTTCAGGAACTAGTGGTTCATCTGGCGCTGATGGTACATCTGGTTCAAGTGGTTCATCCGGTACAGATGGTACGAGTGGTTCATCTGGTTCTTCTGGTACGAGTGGTTCTTCTGGTACAAGCGGTTCATCTGGTACAGATGGTACTTCAGGTTCGAGTGGTTTAACTCCGACTTCATCATCTTTAATGAGCTATGACTATGAAATCGATAATCCAACTGGATCTCCACAAGCTAATCCTACAGCAGACAGAATTTCTTTTAACACTTTTTCAGGTGAACTTTGGATTCCATATCTTGACGTAAATGGTATTGATCATTCTGGCAGATTACAACACCTTCTTTCACAGGACACATTTGATCTGGATATTACCAATCCGGCGAATGGACAAATATATGATCACCTTGAAGTTATTGGTGCATACGTAGACACTGTGAATTTTGGAGGTACAGATTTCTTTGTTATTTTAGTTGAAAACATCAATGGTACCCTTGTTTCAAATCTTCAACCTAACGCGATCGGCGACATTAATTTTACAGGTACTCACGCTACGAACCAGTATCACGTTTCTCGCAGAGTAGAATTAGATAAGTGGGGAGCTAGCACAGGTGCAGGTGGTGAAGGAACTTCGGGTTCTTCAGGTACTTCAGGTACCGATGGTTTAGCAGGTGATCCTGGTACTTCGGGCTCTTCAGGTACCGATGGTACTTCAGGTTCTTCAGGTACAGATGGTACTTCGGGTTCTTCTGGTACAGACGGTTTAGCAGGTGATCCTGGTACTTCAGGCTCTTCAGGTACAGATGGTACTTCGGGTTCTTCTGGTACAGACGGTTTAGCAGGTGATCCTGGTACTTCGGGCTCTTCAGGTACAGACGGTACTTCGGGTTCTTCGGGTACAGACGGTTTAGCAGGTGATCCTGGTACTTCGGGCTCTTCAGGTACAGACGGTACTTCGGGTTCTTCGGGTACAGACGGTTTAGCAGGTGATCCTGGTACTTCAGGTTCTTCAGGTACAGACGGTTTAGCAGGTGATCCTGGTACTTCGGGCTCTTCAGGTACAGACGGTTTAGCAGGTGATCCTGGTACTTCGGGCTCTTCAGGTACCGATGGTACTTCAGGTTCTTCAGGTACCGATGGTACTTCAGGTTCTTCAGGTACAGACGGTACTTCGGGTTCTTCTGGTACAGACGGTTTAGCAGGTGATCCTGGTACTTCGGGCTCTTCAGGTACAGACGGTACTTCGGGTTCTTCGGGTACAGACGGTTTAGCAGGTGATCCTGGTACTTCAGGCTCTTCAGGTACAGACGGTACATCTGGTTCTTCAGGTACTGATGGTACTTCTGGTTCTTCGGGTACTGATGGTACATCTGGTTCTTCGGGTACAGACGGTTTAGCAGGTGATCCTGGTACTTCTGGTTCTTCAGGTACAGACGGTACATCTGGTTCTTCGGGTACAGATGGTACTTCAGGTTCATCAGGTACGGACGGTACATCGGGTTCATCAGGTACTGATGGTACATCTGGTTCTTCGGGTACAGACGGTTTAGTAGGTGATCCTGGTACTTCGGGTTCTTCAGGCACAGATGGTACTTCAGGTTCATCTGGCACGGACGGTACAGACGGTTTAGCAGGTGATCCTGGTACTTCTGGTTCTTCAGGTACAGACGGTACATCTGGTTCTTCGGGTACAGATGGTACTTCAGGTTCATCAGGTACTGATGGTACATCTGGTTCTTCGGGTACAGACGGTTTAGTAGGTGATCCTGGTACTTCGGGTTCTTCAGGTACAGACGGTACATCTGGTTCTTCAGGTACTGATGGTACTTCTGGTTCTTCAGGTACTGACGGTACTTCTGGTTCTTCAGGTACTTCAGGTGACAATGGTACTTCTGGTTCTTCAGGTACTGACGGTACATCTGGTTCTTCGGGTACAGACGGTTTAGTAGGTGATCCTGGTACTTCGGGTTCATCGGGTACTGATGGTACTTCTGGTTCTTCAGGTACAGATGGTACTTCAGGTTCTTCAGGTACTTCAGGTGACAATGGTACTTCTGGTTCTTCAGGTACTTCAGGTGACAATGGTACTTCGGGTTCTTCAGGTACTGACGGTACATCTGGTTCTTCTGGTACAGACGGTACATCAGGTATAAACGGTACTTCAGGCTCGTCTGGTACTTCAGGAGATAATGGTTCTTCTGGTTCTTCAGGTACTGATGGTACTTCTGGTTCTTCAGGTACTGACGGTACATCTGGTTCTTCGGGTACAGACGGTACATCTGGTTCTTCGGGTACAGATGGTACTTCAGGTTCTTCAGGTACTTCAGGTGACAATGGTACTTCTGGTTCTTCAGGTACAGACGGTACTTCTGGTTCTTCAGGTACTGATGGTACTTCGGGTTCTTCAGGTACAGACGGTTCTTCAGGTACTGATGGCACTTCTGGTTCTTCAGGTACTGACGGTACTTCTGGTTCTTCAGGTACTGATGGTACATCTGGTTCTTCGGGTACAGATGGTACTTCAGGTTCTTCAGGTACAGATGGTACTTCTGGTTCTTCGGGCACAGATGGTTTAGCAGGTGATCCTGGTACTTCGGGTTCTTCAGGTACTGATGGTACTTCGGGTTCTTCAGGTACAGACGGTACTTCGGGTTCTTCAGGTACAGACGGTACTTCGGGTTCTTCAGGTACAGACGGTACTTCGGGTTCTTCAGGTACAGACGGTACTT